GAGATCGTGGAGGAGCCTGTAGAGATCGTGGAGGAGCCTGTAGAGATCGTGGAGGAGCCTGTAGAGATCGTGGAGGAGCCTGTAGAGATCGTGGAGGAGTCTGTAGAGGAGCCCGTGGTGGAGCCCATGGAGGAGCCCGTGGAGGAGCCCGTGGTGGAGTCTGTAGAGGAGCCCATGGAGGAGCTCGTGGAGATTGTAGAGGAGATTGTGGAGGAGCCCGTAGAGGAGCCTGTGGAGGAGCCCATGAAGATCGTAGAGGAGATTGTAGAACCTGTAGAGGAGCCTGTGGAGGTAGAAGAGCCCGTGGTAGCAGAGCTCCACGAACTAACCTCCCCCCTTCTCTTGGCCGTTCGTTCCTCCGCGCCTGAACCCCTACCTGAACCATCCGTATGCCCTCACCTCTTCACACGAGAGCTCGCCTTCAAAGAGACCTACGATTCCGCTATGGCACGCCTCACGCTGTTTCATGCATCCCATGCATCTGATCCTGCACTAATAACCTTCATTCTTCCCACAATTCAACGGCCCAGCCTCCAGCGCGCTCTTACCTCCCTGTTTCAGCAAACGTGCCCCAAATGGAAAGCCATCATTTTATTCGACGGATGCCAACCCATGGTAAAGGCCCTTCCCTCCCTTAAGGATCCTCGCATCATGTTTGCCTCCATTGTTAAGACAGGCACCGTCTCTGCCGTCCATAGCAAAGCAGGGCATGTTCGCAACGTGGGCCTTCATTGGGTTCAGACTCCATGGGTCGGATTCCTAGATGACGATGATCGTCTCACTCCTGACTATGTAGAACGACTCCAAGAGGAGTGCAACATCACGCCTACCGCAGACCTCATCGTCTTTAAAATGAATGACAAGACACTTATTCTCCCACCCCCCTCCTCTACACAGCTCGTTAAGAATGAGGTCGGTATTAGTTTTGCCTATCGTTCTTCCCTTATCCAAGAGGGATTTCGTTTCTTATCTTCTGAGCATGAAGATTACCATTTGGTTCATGCGATCTATCGAGCAGGGAAACAAGTTGTCTTCTCTCCCTATGTGACCTATGTGGTGCGAAATGCGACCTATCGTCAACCTGATACAATGGATCGCGTGCGTCTGTTGTGAGTTTACTTCATGTGAATAAAGAGCTGTCCAGAATGATTCTGAACAGAGGCAATGACGCCATCATAGATCGGAAGAGCACGCTGAATCACATTCACAACATCAGGACACTGAAGATCATCCATGATGATCCATCCTCCCTTCTTCACTCGCTTCATGCTGAACACAAGATCCTCCAGAATATAACGAAGAGTATGATTCCCGTCAATGTAAATCATATCATACGCACCTGGAGGAAGAAACTGATCCGCATCAGCAGAGAAGCCACGATACAAATAGACTTTATGGAGATCGGGAGGAGAGAGTTTGGAGATGTTCTGAACCATCGTATGATAAATGATATTCTGTTGGTTATGATATTCATCATATCCATCATAGTCAATCCACGGATCCACGCAATGAACCACTGACCCCTCTGGAGTGGCATACGTCTTTAACAAACTGCAGAGGTTGGCTCCATGATAGGTTCCAATCTCCAAGATCTTCATGGGCTCTGTGGGAAGTGGAATGATAGGAATCCATCCACTCGAAATGCGGCAGACCTCTCCTTGGTAACCTACAGGCAAATACTTCCGCGTCTCTTCTGATGCCTTGCGAACATCATACTCATATTCCATTCTATATCATTCTTTGTGATCCCCTTTAAATAAGGGTGCACATGGAAGAGCCAGCGGATCTACCTCAGGAAGAAGAATGGCGCGAGATCGATAGGTCATCGAAATCTCAGACATCTCAGGGAGCTCATATCGTTCGGATTCTGGAAGGGCAAAGGGATCTACCTCCTGAAGCACACACTGCTCTCGGTCACGCCGCTCTTTGTCACGCCGCTCTTGAGCGATCCGACGATGGTTTTCTTCTAGCATCATCTGTTGACAGGCCTCTCTTCCCGCAGGAGGATCGAGTGTAGGAAGGCGGTCCATGAGATCACGGAGTCTCTCTTCGTAGAGCACACTTGGTGTATAACGCGAGGTATACCACTCTCTGATGTGTTCGATCTTCCCCATGACCAGGTAGGCATACATTGTGGAGGCATGAAGCGTCTTCTTTTCAGAAAGAGGGATTCTCTTGCGGTTCGATTCTTGCTCTACCTCCTCCCTGATCGCGAGGAGGGCATCGTGGGAGAGGGCATGACGAATTTCATTCATCGCCGATAAGAATTCAGGTGTTCTATTTTCTCGACACCACTCAATAAAATGAGGATAGGATCCGTTGGTCATAATCTCATAGATGTTGGCGACGCTATACGATCTTCCACGAAAAGGTCGAAGAGGAGTCACCTGAATCTCTTCGAATCGGGTGCGATCACAATGGGGTGCGATCCTCTTCAGAAATTCCAGAGGAGCATCCGTGCCTTTCATGGTGAGACATGTGGAACAGCTAGGCAAGAAATGAGACAGAAGATATCCCTTCGTAGGATCGGTGCGATCGATCGTGTTCGAAGGCGTGCCACAATAGACACAGGGCTGACCGAAAAGGTCCTCTGAAAAGGGAATCATAAAGAATAATCCCTTCTCATAGGCGTCTTGTTGAAGAGCTCTCCATCTGTCCTTTGTTGTAAGAGGCTTTTCTGAAGGATGACACCGTGAATACATCGGATGCTTTTTACAATAGCGCTGCTCTTCTGTGGGGATGGTGGAAGGGCATCCAGTAGCCTGGCAAGGAAATCCTTTCCTACGCTTTTTTTGGCGACACGTGATACAGTGAATATACCCTTGTGCGCGTTCCTCTTCTGTTGTTTCTTGCTCACATCCACGAAAAAACATCCCACATGGGTGTTTTCCTTCTTGGATCCACTGATCATAATCATAGTTTCGCTGATGATGGAGACAATAGTCGTGTTGGAGAGGGGGGAATAGACATGGTAGGCCTTTGCGGGGACCTTGTTGGACAGTGGCGCGGCAGAGTGCCATACTCTTCTCTACAGGGGATTACCTTGTAGAGGAGATTATGATTTATATAGGGTTGCGTGGTGTCTTTGAATTATACAAATCGCTTTTCTCCCAGACTATTGAAATACCATTCTTTATAGAGGATGGGGTGATCTAGCACTTTGGCGAGGGACTTCTGACTGATTCCTGCCTTTACAGTGCACTCAAACCGACTCGTGAATTCAGTGATCAGTGTATGATGCGAGTCGTATTGTCCGATTCCATCGTGATAGAGGACAATTGTTCCATGCTTTTCCTGAAATCGGTTCTTCAAGAGTGCGTCGCATTCTTCATAGAGCTGATAATAGTGTCCGTCTTTGATCGTGTGATTCTTCACCGCATTGTCGAGCGATGCAATGGAGGGATATTCATTGCATTGTGCGGCAGTTTTACGGTCCAAGTAGACGTGAAGGATCTCGGTTTGTTCTTGGTTCACTTTTGCCACGTAGCCATTCTTTTGAGGTTTTGTTGCTTTCGTGGGGGCAAGCGTTTGGGCGGCGTTGGGATCCAATTCACGATCGATAAGTTGCCAACGAAATCCGCGATAGATCGTATTCTCACGAACCGCCTTGTTAATGCTGGGTCGTTTCATCGCATGATCCTCTTTCATGCATTCGGTTACTGTTTCATAGACGTGGAGAATCTGTAGGGTTTCAGGATGGATCTTCTGAAGGCGAGGGCCAAGATGCGGATCGGGTTGAGAGCATGCGGTGGTTGTCTTGGTTTGCATCGCATTCATCCGATTGCTCATGTCTTTTACGGTTGATTCGAGAGTCTGGACTTTTTGAAGGAGTAATTGGTTTGTTTTGAGGATCTCTTGGAGAATGGTGTGATCCATGGGAATCGATATAGTTGGTTGGTTGCGTAATTGTTCAACTTCTAGTTTAAGACGCTCGTTTTCTGCAATCGGGTTATTGAACTGCGATTGACAGGTGTCAATGATATCCAGGAGGCGCTGATAGGTGAGCACACCACCCATCAGAAACAATTCTTGTTCCGTTTCATGGCCCTCCAGATTCTTCACTTGATGGGGATGAATCTCAGGATGATGATGGAGATGCTTTTCCAGACCCGCTGAATCATGAACGGGAAAGCAATCCAAAATCAGAACCTGATTTCCATATTTTTGCTTGAACTCTGTCAGACGATTCTTGATTCCCTTTCGCGATTCACCAATTTTGATGATGTAGGTCCCATTGTCGCCCTCTTTGATTCGCACAATGTAGACAAGCGATCCTGTGATTTGTCCATATTTGCGCAAGAGAAGTTTGTGGCGTTCTAGTTCGGGCGCCTTGGTGAGTGCTTCGTCCTTCTGATCCAGTTGGAACTTTTGATCTTCGATTTTTTGTTTAAACTCCATACTTTCTTCTCCAATCACTTCATGGAGTAGTTCTTCCATCTTCAGATAATACTCATGAATTTCAGATGCTTTCTTGGTTTGGGCTTTGAGACAAATAGACTTGAAGCATTTAATGGTCATCATGATTTTTTTGATGTTGTGGCCACCACGACCTTTCTGCTCTCGTGGATGTGAAGGTAAAGATTTTTCTTCTCCGATTAGAGGAGCAATCATTGTATAATCCGTTCCTATTACAAAATGCCGTTCTAATACGGTTACCATGTTATATTTCTGTTGAAATCCTAACCACTTCCATACATCATCCAGATCAATCACAAAGTCCTTTTTTGTATCATAGTTCAAATAACAATAAAAACTTGCGATAAATAGTTGCTGATCATCATCTGAAAATGTTGTTTTAATTTTATCTAATAGCTTTACATTATACGTGCTTGTAAGTTTACAAATCGGATGATTTTCAATCAGCTCTACAATATTAAGTTCTGACATCGTGTTCCTAGATATAGATGTTGCGATGTCTTTAAGTCGTATACTTTTACTTTTTAAAAGCAAAATCATGTGACCGATCATTATGGTTAAGCAAAATGTTTGCTCCTGCGATTGCGGGAGCAAACAAGGTTATCATGTTTGCTTAACCACGTGGTTAAGCAAAGTTGCTTACGCAATTGCGTAAGCAAACATCTCGCTCCTGCGATCGCGGTAGCGAGATTTGCTTTATTATATGAGAAAGCAATCTATGATAACCCCTTTACGTATTTTTATGAACCGATCGTCGGAAAATAAAAATACGCTTTATTTTTATAAATGTAACACAATAAACGACAAAATATTTCTTAGTTGCTATAAGCCAGACCGCCCATACCTGACATAACGCGGAGAACGTTGAAGTTGGTGGCATAGACGCGGACCGCCGACGACAGGTTGGTGCCAACAGCGTTGTTGGACACGGTCAGGAGCAGCGTGGTGTTGTCGATACGCGACAAGTTGCACGTGCCGCTTGGCTGGTGCTGCTCAGGCTGCAGGGCAAACGAGTAAACGTTGATGCCGACCGCGGGGATGTTGGTGTGGTGCTGATACGGCTGAACCAAGTTGAAGTAGTTGCCGTCGCGAACCTGGAAGCGGTCGTGGCCGTTGAGCTGGAGGAGCGCGGTGATGGTCGGGTTCTTGCCGGCCATGCCCTCGACGCGGGTAACCGAGTAACCCGACTCGAGCACCGAGCGATCCCACCAGTCCGAGTAGTTGAACGGCTGCTGGCCCTTCCACTGGTTGATGATGGCATCATCGCACGACACGTAAGAGTCACGCTGGACGACCCAGACAAGCTCCTTGCACGGGTGGTTGAAGTTCAGCTTCAGCTTGTTGGCCGACGAGGTGATCGACTCCTGACCAGTATACTGGAGGACGTCGATCAGATACTCGTGCGAGACCTGGGCGAACTTGCGGCGCTCATCAGTGTCGAGGTAGATGTAATCGACATAGAGCGACGCAGCGGCAAGGCCGCACTGGCCGACACGGTTGCGGATCGCGTGCGGGTCCGAGGAGTTCGAGTAGTCCCAGCACAGGTTGTTAAGGGAGTTGAACTCGAGGTTGATGCGCACCTCGTGATACTGGAGGGCGATCAGCGGCAGAGCCAGACCCGGGTTGCGGCAGAACCAGAACTGCAGCGGGATGTAGAGGGTGTACATCGGGGCGCACGAGGTGATGACCTCGGAGGTGAGCGGCTCACCACCGTAGCAATCGTTGTCGCACGACGAGCCGCCCTGGTAGAGGAGGTTCGTGAGCTCGGGCACGTTGCCGACCATCTTGGCATAGCCAGCCTGCTTACCAGGCTCCTGGGTGAGCTCGTTCCAGATGTGAAGCCAATCACCGTAGTGCTTGTCGATGCGCTGGCCACCAATCTCGATCTCGACGTAGTCGATGAGGTTGTGACCGATCCAGTTGAGCCAACGGAACTGGGCGCCTGAGCCGTCCGATGACTGGAGGGCGACCTGCGGCAGGGTGGCCTGGAGATACATGCGATGGATGAGATCACCGTTGCGCTGGATAGTGCAGGTGACTTTCTTTCCGAAGTTCGGAGCGCCGTTAAACGGGTTCTCGATGGACTCCATGGCAAAGTTGGTATGGCGCCTGTAAACCACCTTGAAAAAAGTGATCTGCGGGTTACCAGTCAAATAAACGTCTTGGGCGCCATAGGCGACGAGCTGCATCAAACCACCTCCAGTCATTTTCTATACCTTCAGAACACAAAATAATTTTGGCCAATCGCACTATTTTTAATTTTTAAGCCTCGTGCCGTAGAGAACACTTTTTCTAAAAAATCACTCTGCCGGACATATGCCCCTTAAAATTGAAAGTATGATGTTTCTTTCGAAACATCAAATCCAACCATGGCAGCCATGGCCGAAGTGAAACCCAAACGAATCCGTGCGAAGTGTGAGCATGGTAAAGAACCATACAACTGTATCTCATGTGGCGGAAAGGGAATCTGTGAGCATCAACGGCGAAAGACAACATGCCTCCAGTGTAAAGGATCAGGCGTGTGTGAGCATGATCGGATTCGCTCTCAATGCATTCCATGCAAAGGTAGTCGAATTTGTGAACATGAACGGATCAAATCGGCATGTAAGGAGTGCAAAGGAAGTCGGATTTGTGAACATGGACGGAAGCGAGATGTCTGTAAAGAATGTGGAGGACGTTCCATCTGCGAACATGACCGATATCGATATACCTGCACAGAATGTCATGGAGCCGGAATCTGCGAACATGGAAAACGAAAAGCTTGCTGTGGCGATTGTGGAGGAGCGTCCCTATGCGAACATGGTCGCCAACGATCCCAATGCAAACCCTGTGGCGGATCATCGTATTGCGAACATGACCTCTTTCGGACTACTTGTATCATCTGCACACCAGAAGTAGCATGCCAGCACTGTCGTATGGTCTATGTGGGAGGCACTCGTTCCCAATGGAAACCCTACTGCTTTCGGTGCTATTGCGTGCTTCATCCAGACGAAGAGATTCCACGACGGTTTCGCTTGAAAGAACATGTGATTGTGGACGCCATCAAAGAACGCCATGGATCTACCCTCACGATCGTATGCGACAAGAAGATTGAAGGAGGGTGCTCTCGGCGCCGACCAGACCTCTTCATTGACTTAGGAACCCATTGTATCGTTATTGAAGTGGATGAGAATCAGCATCGTCAATATGAATGTGAAGAGAAACGGATGATCGATCTGTATGAAGATACTGGATTTCGTAAAATGGTGTTTCTACGATTCAATCCTGACTCTTATGTGGGGACACTTCGTTTCCCCACACCCCTCTCCATAGGAACACGACACCCCTCACCATTTTCCTTTACCGAAGCAGGGACCCTTTCAGTAGATCAAAAAGAGTTCGATCATCGCATGCAACTCTTGAATGAACGCATACAGGTATGGAAAGAGACAGAACCTGAAGAGCAATGGACGGTGGAATATCTCTTCTACAATGTGGGCGGGGGACACTTCGAACACTTCGTAAACCCCGTGCCCCCTCTCCATTAGCAAACAGTGTGTCTCCACGGGAGGGGGGTATGGGGGCGCTCCGCGCCTCCATAAGGGTTTAAAAACCCCCTTCTGTTACCGTGTAACGGTCATGAGTGATAGCGCATTTTTTAAGGTGAAAAATTCAAAGCGAAGTAATCCCGAAGCGCGAACCACATTGGATGCTATCCATCATCAGCGTATTCAGCAGATGGCCGAACAAAAGGATAACATCGGTGAATTCAAAGAAGAGCTCGCACAACTCAATGAAAAGATCACGCGTGCCACCACCGATATGGAATTGTGGAAACTAGAGCGAGACAAGGAGAGACTCGAGAAGCGAATCAAAACCATCGAAGACGGAACAGATGTCATGGACTATTACCTGAGAACAGGTGACATCCTATATAATTACTATGACATCCAGGACCAAATTCAACAAGGCACGCAAACCTATTCTGCGAACAAGGCCAAACCAGGATCCATTTTGGCGATTCTAGAAGAGGTGGCGTTGGAAGAAGGAAAGTCTACCGTCGTGGCAGATTCGGGAAAGAAGGGATTCCAACGGAATCAATTGCTCAACGATTATCTACAGTTAGAGGACCCTTCGATGGCCCGTATGACAGTAGAAGAATACGATGATCCATGGACACAATGTGAACACTGCGGAAGTGAAATGATCATGTGTTTGAATGAAGCCAATCTAACATGCTCCACGTGTGGAAAGCAGGAATTTATCCTCGTCGATAGTGATAAGCCCTCTTACAAGGATCCGCCGCGTGAAGTTTGTTATTATGCTTATAAGAAGATTAATCATTTTAATGAGTGGTTGGCGCAATTTCAGGCCAAGGAGAGCACGGAGATTCCCTCGGATGTCTATGATGCCATTTTAGTTCAATTGAAGAAAGAGCGAATGACCAACATGGGAACTCTGAAGCCTACCAAACTTCGCGAGATTCTGCGAAAGATGAAATGCTCCAAATATTATGAGCACATCCCCCATATTATTAATCGCCTGAATGGCCAACATGCCCCTTTTATGTCACGGGAAGACGAGGAGAAACTGCGTCATATGTTTCGTGAGATTCAGCCGTCGTTTAAAAAGCATTGTCCGAAGGGTCGTCGCAATTTCTTATCGTATGGGTATGTGCTCTATAAATTCTGCGAGTTGCTGGAGATGGATGAATATTTGGCGTGCTTTCCGCTGTTGAAAAATCGAGATAAACTGTATTTGCAGGATAAGACGTGGCAGCTTATCTGTGGCGATCAGCGTTGGGCGTATATAAAGACTGCATAGTCATATTTTAAAGAAATATATTTGCTAATTACAATATAAAACTATAAAATTGAATGAAATATGGAATGTAAAGAAACACCAGAAAAACCATCGACTTAAAGATTGGTGAAGTGAGATAGGTAGGAACCATGGCAGAAGAAAACGTGCGCATCTATCGTCTTCTGTGTGAAGATGGTCATTATTACATAGGAGCAACCACTCAGCCCCTCTTATTGCGGTTAAAGAATCACAAGTTTCTTTCCAAGACCACTCTGAACAAAATCTATATCCATTTGAACAACATTGGATGGGATCAGATCACTATCGAATTGGTAGAGGAATGTCTTTCTACCGAGAAAAAGGGGCGCTTACAGCACCACATTGATTCTCACAAGGACGACCCTCTTTGTTTGAATTACCTGATGTTGAACATCTATCAGCGCGGTAAGATCTACTCCATGACAGGTGATGATGGTCACTATTACATTGGCTCTACTACCATGAGCCTCACGGACCGCTTTCATCATCACAAAGAGTTTTCAAAAACACATGACACTCGCGTGTATGAATATTGTAAACGAGTGGGGTGGAAGAACATCACGATGGAATTACTCGAGGACTATCCATGCGATTCCCCACAAGAACTCCATGAGCGAGAGGAATACCATCTTGCCCCCGTGCGAGAAGATCCCTTATGTCTCAATATGAACAGAGCATTTCTTACTAAAGAGGCACGAAAGATTGCAAGTAAACAATACTACGAAGAGAACCGAGAACAGCTGGTATCTTATCAGGAGGTCTATCGCGAAGAGCACCCCGATCGAGTTGCTGCCTACCAAGCATCCTACAAAGCCTCCCGCCGCAAAGAGCTTGCTGAAAAACAGCGTGCGTATGCGAAGGAACATCCAGAGAAAATCAGTATCAAACAGAAAGAATATCGCGACTCCCACAAGGAGAAACTACAGGAATATTTCAAGACCTATGCCGAGAACAACAAAGAGGCAGTTGCAGCCAAAAAGAAAGCATGGGCACAACGAAAGAAGGAAGAGACAAAAGAGGAGAGAGAGGAGGAAAGTCGCATCAAACGTGAAGAACGGGAACAAAAGACGCAACAACGAATCACACATGAAAATACCATTGTCACGTGTGAGTGCGGAGGGACCTATCAGAATTATCGCAAAAAGAGACATGATTCGTCTGGGCTGCATATGCGATTTATGGAGACACAAGATCGCCTTCGGCTCGGTGTCCCCATACCCCTCCCTCTCGTGTAGTAGAAACGTATACTTCACACATTCCACTATGGAATTGTAAGCGTAATGCCATTGCATTATATTTGTCTATTTTTTAAAATCATCAAGAATCATCTCGCGACCATTTTCAAATGTTCACCAGATAGATGGCATCCCTTCCCGCCCAAGTGCTCTACCAATTTGTCATCAATCACATGGCGCCTCTTCTGGCCTCCAGTGTGGCTGGTCTTTCCTCCTCTTATTTTTCACGCAACGCTCCTACCCCTACCCTGGTTCGCCACGATGTGGATGAGGAGCGTGAATTAGACATGCTTCATATGGATCGACTTCTTCCATGGATGCGTATTATGTTTGATGAGCCTCAAGAAACGGTCACAATGGAAGCCCGACAGGCCTATAAAAAAGAGCTGTATAGTGTCTACACTACGATTCGCTCGGATTATACCCAGTATCAGCAATGGAAACAGTATAATAGTAGTGTGTGGGTCTTTTCCTCGTATCGCAAGAAGAACACGGCTGCGCTAGCAAAGAAGATTCTAGCGGACATCCGACTGTTTCAGGAGGGACTAAAGATGTTTTCTATGTGGAAGGACTAGATTCCCCAGTCCTCTATGTGATTCCCAGCAAGAATCGTAGGACGTTGATTCCGAATGAACAATTCATGTTTTCGCATGAGTTCCACTTGTTGTCGGTCCGTCCACCATAGTGGTGCCGTGCTAGAGTAATCAAAGTTGATCATGCGTTCTTTCGGATACAAAAAAGTTTGGGTCTGCGCGCTACAAAATGCATTCATGTTCAACAGTCGTTCTTCCAAGGCGTCAATCGATCCCGCGTCCCATCCATAGAGAGTAGGCATCAAATCGCTCGCAAAAATGCATGGGTGCGAGAGTGTTCCATCGGCACAATAAAATAAAACCTTCCCCTTTGTTGTATTTTCTAGAAGGGGGATGGTAGCATCAAATGCGTCTTTTTGGATACAGAGGGGAGAGGATAAGATCTCCTGAACAATCGGTTCAATATCGGCTTGATGGACCCGATCATTGAAATCCACGCGAAGATGAATGAGAAGAAAGGGTGAATCAGGATATTGTGCCATGTAGTTCGCAATCTCTTCCATGATCGATGCTAGGGTATGTTCCATGAGATAGGTATGGGACAAATAAACGTGTCCCTTGTAAAAAGAGAGGCGAAAATCAAGCCATCGTATACCTCGTTCTAATTGTTCTGTGATGGTGAGGGACTGATTTCGGACCCATGGGAGAACAACACATGAACAACTGTTCAACAGGGATCCGTATGTGCAGCTGTTGTGGGTTCCGTAGAGAGGCATGTTATGGTGTAAGATTTTCTATGGAGAAAACTCATTTTGTCTCTGCAGAAAATTAGCCCCCAGACCAAATAAAATTGACAACACGCATGTTTTAAAAAACACACTAGAAATGAACTGCTCAGAGACTCAAAAAGTCCTCTGTGGAGAAGAGACATGTGTCACGTGTCTAGAGAGATCCTTTGCAAAGCATCCTCGGGCCTCCTGCTGGAGTCAAAAGAATGACAAGGAGCCGCACGAAGTGCTCCGTTCTAGCAACAAGAAGTTTTGGTTGGATTGTGGAGACTGTGGACATGAGCTTCATGTATCACTGAATAACTTGCATGGTGGACATTGGTGCGTCTATTGTTCTGGTGGAAAGTTATGCACAGGGCCTTCTTGTGATATATGTCATGAACGATCCTTCGCCTCTCATCCAATGGCGATTCACTGGTCTTTCCAAAATGAGAAGACGGCTCGACAACTATGCAAACGATCGGACAAGAAGTGCTGGTTTGATTGCAGAGACTGTGGTCACACGTTCCAAGCAGCTTTGTTCAGCATCCAAAAAGACAAACATTGTGCCTTCTGTTCCAATCAACGTTTATGTTCTGAAGTGGACTGTCAGATATGCCTGGATAAGTCATGTGCCTCCCATGAACGCATGAAAGCATCATGGTCTCCTGAGAACCCTCTTACGCCGCGAGATGTATTTCTGCAATCCAATAAAAAGATCCTCTTTGATTGCATCGTGTGCCATCATAGACATACCACGACTCCAAATGGCTATTGTGAACGAACGGGATCATGTGTATATTGTGCGAATCAACGTCTCTGTGAGGAGGATTGTGCTACTTGCTTTCAGAAATCATTTGCATCGCATCCCAAGGTTCTCTGTTGGAGTCCAACCAATCCCATGACGCCACGAAGCGTCTTCCAAGGATCCGATCAACGGGCGCATTTTGATTGCGAGAAGTGCTATTCTTCCTTTGACAGTAAACTATGCAATGTGCTTACAGGATACTGGTGCCCTTTCTGTAAGAAGAAAACAGAGGCCATTCTTAATGAGTTCTTAGAAGAGGAATTCCCTATCAAGAAACAGGCCCGATTTGACTGGTGTCGCTTTTCGGAAACGAACAATATCATGCCCTTTGATGTCATGAGAAAGGATCATCCTATTCTCATTGAGCTCGATGGGAATCAACACTTTATCCAGGTCTCCAATTGGGGCACCCCTGAGATTGTTCAAAAGAAAGACGTCGAGAAGATCCAAAAGAGTATCCAGAATGGTTATTCTATCATTCATCTTCCCCAAGAAGATGTGTGGCATGATCGGTATAATTGGAGAGCCGCCCTTCGCGAAGTGATGGCGTCATTGGAAACGGCTGATCCTCAATGCATTTTCCTCTGTTCGGATCCATCAGTGTATGATGCGCATCTTCAGCTTCTTGGGGACAGTGTTCCACTGCGTATGGTGATTCAAGAACGTGTAGGCTCCCTGAGAGGGGGTCGCACGATGTTGGGTGTTTCATCTGAGGCGTCAAAATGACTTAAAATATAGAAAACGAGTCCGGAGGGGGTCGACCTATTTTTTAAGTCATACAAAATTACAAAATTGTAAATATTTTGTCTCCATTATTGTATTAGGCAACGCGAGGGAAGCCAACGAGACTTGCCCCGAGCCCAAATCCTGCGCCTTGGCGGGCTGTTACAGCAACAGACGGGGAAACCGCATCGAGCATCGCAAAAACGACGGCAGCAAGGACCGCCAGGGTGGCGACCTCGTCCATCGGCAGAGCGCGCTTCGGGATAAAGATGGCCGCGGCAGCGATCACGAGACCCTCGATCAAATACTTGATAATGCGGTTGATAATTTCAGCAAATCCGTAGCCCATCATGTTCTATATTCCATCCGTAGAAAAAAAGACGCGCGTCGGAGAATCTCATACGCATCGCAACATATACGCATCGCGCACGTAACGCAACGAGTTTAAAGCATCCCTCTCTTCCTCCTCTAGACATGAGCACACCCGACGTCATCGAAGATTTTTTGGAGGAGGACACTGAGATTCCTGGCCAGCGCTACGTTCTTCTGAGCTTCATCAGCCCGGAGAAAGTTCTGGAGAAGAAGGACATCTTCTTTTTCGAGTCCTTCCTGAAAACCTATGAGGTGGATTGGAAGCTGAAGAACCTGGAGGGATTTCTTGTGGACACTGTGAAGCGTATCAACACGGAGCTGGAGGAGAAGTCAAAGGAGCTGGACAAGAAGGATTTGCAGGAGGCCGCTGAGATCTGCCGTAAGAACCGTCTTCGAGTCGATGATGTGATGAGCCAGTATAGCTCCTATGTCCAGAAGAATCAGGAGAAGGTGACCTCTTCTACGCTAGTCACGGCGTATGATGACTTTATGTTTGCGAAGAAGACCGCGTTGGAGGAGGAGTTCTATGCGAAGAATGAGTTTCGCACGAGCATCCGTGGTGTGAAGATCCGCGGTGTCTTTGCAAACCAGAAGGAGGCCGAGATCAAGGCCAAGAAGCTTCAGGGCAAGGACAAGTATCACAATATCTTTATGGGTGATGTGGGCAAGTGGACGCCGTGGGACCCGTCTCCGAATGAGGTCAAGGATCAGGAGTATAACAATGATCAGCTCAATACACTGATGAAGAAATACAAGGAGAACGAGGATTCGCGTGAGCAGGCATTTGAGGAGCGTAGCAAGGGCTCCAAGCAAGTCTTTGGCTCGTCTACGAAAGGCGCCTCCGATGCGATGGATGGCATGTTTGGCGGCTCGGATCTTGCTCTTCAGCGAAAGATGGAGAAGCCTGTGGTGACCATCGAGCGCGTGGATGATTCGAAGGAAGAGCCCTCAGAAACTGCTAAGAATGTCACGGTTACGCCGTAATCGCAGTCCATAGACCACGAGATACAAAATACTTTTTTATAAAAAAAAAGAGTTTCTTATCTTTTTTACCGTCTACATATGATATAGGCATTACGCGTAATATCCATCGGACGGGACATTTCCGCCTACATAGTTCGGGACGCAAGATTTGGAGTGATTGTCACAGAAGCTCCCTTCAGGGCAGGCCTTGCGACAAAAGGGGTCCGCTTGTCCCGTAGCGAGATTCATTCCTCGTGCAGCGGAAGGGACGTCAATAAAGGCCTGATCATGGTCTACAAAGGCACTCTCTTCGTGCTGCTCTTGCTGCGCATGCGCCTTCTCTTCCACCATGTCCTCGAAGCCAGACACGATATAATGGACTTCTACTTCTCCAATATAGCGGATCAGAGCAGGCAAAAACGCAACAACAAGGACAAGAAAAACAAGCATTGCACCAATGCCCATCGCTTTCGGGTTTGCCATCTAGCCGTAGGAGAGGTTTTTACTGTGCGTTGCAAGGCGTCGCAAAGCGTTACCATTTCTTCTGAACATTGATGGCCGGTCCTCGGAGTTTCATATTGGCCCTTGGATCGAAATCATTTACCTGCTCCTCCTCTTTGATACGAGCGAGCATTTCGGATTGTCTCCACAATTCAGGCGCACCCATCTTGAACTCACCGTGCACTTCTGCCTTATACCAAAAGATCGTATCCTCCAGTTTATTACTCTGCGTATTGTTATTAATGACCAAACATTCATAATTCTGTGTGCACTGGTCCATCATTTGACAGAAGAACTCGAAGGAGGGGAAGGCGGAACCGTAGTTTTGATAGAGACGCTGTCGGTTATTCATATAGGGCTCTCGCAAAATGAAGACATAATCTACGTTGGTTCGAAGAGCGGGCTGAATACCGAGGGGGAACTGCATGGTAATGATGAAGAAGACCTTGAGCCATCGACCGTTCATAAACAGATAGCGAATATTCTTATCGTGAGTCCATGAGTCGTCATACATACAGTCATCCAGAATAAGAAAGGCACGGGGATCGATGGCGGCTTTAATGCCCTTCTCTTCGTTTTGTTGAATCTTCTGCATGACCAGTTTCTGACGCTTCACAAAGTTGGCCAGAATGACCGCATTGTATTCACCGTGAATGAACATGGGTGGCACGATCTTTTTAAAGAAACCGTTTGACTCTTCTGTTCCTGAAATGACGCATCCCATAGGAAGATCTTGGTGATGAAACAATAAATCGCGAACGAGAGTGGACTTACCGGTACGTCGGCGACCAATGAACACGGCAACCGCATCTTGTGGAATAGATTTCATCACAAACTTCCGGAGACTGACATTGACTCCTCCTTGTGATGCCATCTTGATTTCTAGACTACCCCCTGTTTTAAGGTGCGCCATAGAAACACATTCATAAGTCTTTGACGGAAGGAGATGAAGGCTGTCCGCAAGACGCTCCTCCAACAGCCCTGCCGAAGTCGTCCCTTGACCGAGAATGACCGCACCACTTTTTCCGACTACTCCCATCTTCAACGATACTTTCCCGCGATGGACTACTTTTCCGTGCCTGAGATGAATGCGAAGGATGCCGAACTCCCCAGTCAGTATTGGATTGAAGAATGGGAGAAAGAGGATCGTCCGAAATTCTGGAAGGCTCGTCGCCGATCAGCCACTACCGAATTAGAATCATGCGACGTCTTTACTAAAATCGTTCACCTGTTGAATCCCATCGACCTCATTAAAGAAAAATACGTCTGCCCCGAACATCCGCTTCTTCCCCAAAGTGAAAAGGCATGGAAACAGACCCTTCACGCCCTTCATCGGCATAACAATCAGGCCTATGTGGATGCAGTAGCGAATTTCGTGCTGAGTCGGTTTCGTGAAACAAACATGACGCCACACTGCGTGCTATCCTATGGAGCCATGACAGGAATCAGTAACAAGTATCAATACAACATCACACCCGAATACGATTCGTATCGCCAATGCAGATGGTTTTGGAAGGGAATGGAGTCGTATCGTGCCTTTCTCACAGTGCTCAAGGGGGATTGTTCGCACCCCGATCTAGAGGAGATTTGTCGTGAACTCGTGACGTGTCCGTTTGATGACGAGGAGATGGTGACGATCTCTCCTTTAGATGGTGTGGACAATACGGATGTGGAGTCGGTTCATTCGTTTACGTTTGATACGATCGAGGAAGATACGGACAATGCCGACACGATTTATGAACTTCATCAAAAGGTGACGGGGCTGACGATTGGTTCTCGCTCTTCCTCGTCGACTCCTTCCCACTCGTCTCATTCGTCTCGGTCTCGATCCTCAGGTTCGTCTCGATCGTCTCGGTCGTCTGGTTCTGAATCTGAATCTGGATCTTCAGGGTCGTCTGGTTCTGAGGAAGTCGATTTGGACATTTGCCTAACGATTCCCAATATGCCCGTGATCTTTATTAATCAAGAGGCGCAAGAGGGTGTGATGGATGACCTGTTGAATGAAGAATCATTGGATGGCCACACACGTGGTTCGCCAGAATGGGAATCACAGTGGTCAGCCTGGTTGTTCCAAGTGGTTGCGGTGTTAACCTTTTTACAGAAGGCCATCTGTTTTACTCATAACGATCTTCACTCTAATAATATCGTATGGAGACGAACCGATCAACCGTTTTTGTATTACAAGGAGCGCGATGGGACGGTATGGAAAGTGCCGACCTTTGGAAAGATCTTTAGCATCATTGATTTTGGTCGTTCCATTTTCCGTCTTGGACGTCGCCTATGGGTCTCGGATGATCATTGGCCCGATCAGGATGCGGGGGATCAATACAATTTCGGACCGTTCTTTGATCACAAGAAGGCAAAGCACCCACCAAACCCCTCGTTTGATTTGTGCCGACTGGCGGTGAGTTTGATGGACGGTATGTTTGATGACATCCCCCCGAAAAAGAAGGGAAAGGGCGTTTCAGTAATGAGCCAAGAGGGATCCTGGAAGGTGTATGAAACCAAGTCGCCGCTCTACAATCTTCTCTGGAGCTGGATGGTGGACGATAAGGGTCGCACGATTTATGAGGATGAAGACGGAAATGAGAAATACGAGGGATTTGATCTCTATATTCGGATTGCACAGGATGTTCACGGAGCGATTCCGAAGGAGCAGCTTCGTCGCCCGATCTTTCAGTCCTTTATTACACGTGAATCAGTCGATGCGGAGATGGTGTATGCGCTGGGTATCTAAGTGGAGACGCAAGCGTCCCCACACCCCTCTCTCGTGGAGATGACGCGACATTACACCATTCTCGTGGGGACACTTAACCCACACCCCTCTCTTGTGGAGATGACGCGTATCTTTACATCTCTCGTGGAGGGTGTGGGTTTCCTCCACAGGTATACAATAAAGCGTATTCACACCGATCTCCATGGGAGAAGGGTGTGAGCACATAATTCTATGAAATGTGGATGGAGTCACTTATTGGGGCGGGCACGGGCATCCATTCATCACCGTGGTCACACCATTCGCCTTTCGAAAGAACGGCATGTTCCCCACCTTCACATCCGTCACGATCGACTGATCATAGATGCCAAGGGCCAGCGCATAACCAGGTTGGGGCTGGGTCGGATTCTGAATCCGATTCAAAAAAGATCCCGCTTTCGCATTGTCGCGGCGACGCTGTGTCAGAAGCGAACTATCAAAGATGGTGGTTGGCATGTCTATCCGTAGAGAAGAAATACTCTTAGCGTCTCATCAGCCGAGGAGGTCCCACCTGAACCATTTCCATTTCATCAAACGCATCGTGTGTCGGGAGAGACAAGGCAGACAGTGTAGACAGTGCAGGGAATGCAGGAAACACATCAGGGATCAGAACACCAGTAAAGGCAATTAAAATGGAGCCACTGATAAAGTCCTGTAGATACTGGATCGATCGGTATTCTTTTTCTTTGTATTTGGCTCCAATAAAGCTAAGAACAATAAAGAGAATCCCTCCTACGAACATCCACGGGAACCATACTGGTGTCATTATGTAGGAGGTGCGAGAAAAACGCGCGTGTCTTTGCCGCGTTGCTTTGCCGCGTCTTAGAGCTCCTCATAATCATCCACGCTTTCTGGAGCAGCAGAGAGATCAAAAGAATCCAGATCATCCTCCAATGACACGGCGATTCCCTGATCCGGAACATCAGACACATCCCCTTCATCATATACGAGTTCAGATTGCTCTCCATCTTGGGAATCAAACATAGCATGAAACTGTCCAAACCGGACATTGGGTTTATCATTTACCACAATGGTAGGAGGGTCGGTAGCCTCTGTGGACTCTTCAAACGGATCAGAGGATTCTAGCACATTCGATTCTTTCTCTTTCTCCTTCTCTGCTTTCTCTACTTGTGCCTTCTCGGCTTTCTCTACTTGTGCCTTCTCGGCTTTCTCTACTTGTGCCTTCTCCGCTTTCTCTGCTTTCTCTTTTTCCACCTTCTCTGCTTTCTCCTTCTCTGCTTTCTCCTTCTCTGCTTTCTCTGTCTGCTCTTTCTGCTCTTTCTGCTCCTGAGGGTCTTCCTCTTCTTTGTCCTCTTTGTCCTCTTCCTCCTCTTGGCCCTGGTGAACAAAGTCCTTCAGAATGGATTTCACAGGAACCAGACTGCGCACCGCCTGTAGCATTCCCTCATGAAGAAGTTGTTCTACCTGACGATAATTCTGTTGCTTCTCCATGCCCGAAATGTTATCGCGAAACAGATACGTAGAACTCCACAAGAGTTTGGAAGTCTCGCACAGGACCTTAAAGAGAAAGTGGTCGATCTTGGGAATATGAATCTCCACTTTCTTTTGATTGGTGGAGAGACGAATGGCTGTCAGGACCTTTGTATGGGCAATAAAGACGGCCGTCAGAAGATCCTCTAGATAGTCGCATCCACAGTGGCTCTGAATGGTCTGAATCTCATGCCGAACCTTCTCCATGTTCCAATCATGGATCTCGTTCAGATAGGTTTGGAACTGCCAGAGGGCACGTTTGGGCTCAGCGGCCATCGTTTCACGGGATGTTTTCAGTAGATCGACATAGAATTGGAAGTAGGCGGGGACAAGAAACACACTGAGCTGTTTGGTATACTCGGTGCGCGCATCGGAATAGACGGACAAGACGGAGTCTCCTCGGCTCATTCTTCTTCCCTCCCCGTTGTTGTCCGAAGCAGATAGAACGCATATCCCAAAAACGCCCACAGGGATCCCGATGCTTCCGTGCAGGCACCGTAGTCTGTAAGCAGGCGATCATGAGGCATGAAAGACCGAATGAGCCTTTCAGGGTGATACCCTTCTTTTACATAGGTCATGAGCTGATCTGATTGCTCTTGTGATTGCTCTTGCGATTGCTCTTGTGACAGATCCAGTATGATGTCTTGTTCCTTTTTACGGTGAATGAGAAGCCCTTGCCATGTATCAGAATGAAGGAGCTGAAGAGTGGCGCACTGGATGGCTCGACGATAAGAATATTCGGAGGACAAGAGATATGTCTGGATTTCCTGGGGGCGAGAGGTGGGGAAGGAGCGCAGAAGGAAGGCCTCTAGATCGGACCATGTCGGGGAGAGCATTTTCTTGACACGGCATCGGGAGCGAATGGGCTCTTGGAGACGACCAGGATCGCGGCATTCTAGAACGAAGAGAACATCAGAGGCGTGCGTTTCCAGAATGCGTCGGAGAAACGCCTGAGCTTCAGGGGTGAGATCATCGGCGCCCTCGAGCCAGAGAATGGCGGGTTCGGTGCGACGGGCCCACACGTGGAGTTTCTGACGACCGTCTCGTAGGGTGCGATCTTTGCGGCACGGACAGACAAAGAGTTGTTTTTGTGTTTGTTCTGCATACTTCTGAATCCAGTAACTTTTACCGCATCCAGGAGGACCTGTGAGAATAAGAGGGTCCATTACATAAAGATGGATGGATGGGGTTTAGATCACTTGCGATGGGTTCGCTTTCGGTGCTTACGATTGCGTCTGGAACGGCGACCGCCTGCCATGCTCTCTTGTGCCAACTTACGCTCTGCACTTGCCACATTGCCTCTGGCCTCAGGCACTGTTCTCTGTAGATCATCATACTTACGTAGTAACTCTTGTCGTTTGTCTCTTAATGCTTCGATCTCATCTTCTATCTTTTCAAGTTGTTGCCCTACGTTGGTTTGTATCTCAATCGCGAACGCCAACCGGTCTTTTGCCTTATCTAGAAGATCCTGTGCTGCTTTTACCCGTAGCGCGTGTTCCGATTGATCTGACATCTATTCTATCTTTTGAATAATAATTACGCGGCGATTCTTTCAGAATCACTTGCGATGGGTTCGTCGTTTGCGATGCTTGGCACGATGCTTACGATTACGCTTGGTGCGGCGTCCACCTGCTATAACAGTAGCGGCTTTTGTCTTAGCTGCTTCGATCATCTCACTCGTTGCATTCATGGCCTCCCATGCGGCATCGGTTGCTATCTTTGCCGCAGATAAGGCATCTTCCACATCAACAATGGCACCCATGATATTATTATCCTTTACCTTTTTATCGGCATCGATTGTATGTTGCCGTGTTCTATCTGCTGCACGGACCGCCTCGAAGGCGGCCTTTTTTACACTCTCTATCTTATTTATGTCAGATGTGTTTCCCTTTACAGCAAGTGCTACCGCCATATTTGCAGCATCTGCAACCATATTTGCAGCATCTCTAAGAGAGGATGACCGATCCATCCACAATGTATTGTCGTTATGTCTTCCCGTATTTTCCGTCATCTCTTTTTTGACATTTTCTACAATAGCAATGGCCTCCTCTAGAAGGGGTCCCCATCGTGTTAGCATTTGTTCTTCCATCATCTTTACATCATCCACTGTAAGGGAGGGCGCCTGCGGCATCTTTGGTAGTGCTCGCTGCGGCATCGGTGGCATCTTTGGCATCTTTGGCGGTGCTCGTCGCGGCATCGGTGGGTTAATAGGATGCGACATCTATTCTATCATTTGAAAATAATACACCTATGCACTAGTTTCAGATGAATCTGTGAGATTCTATGGCCGGAAAATGGACGACTTGCGATGGGTTCGTCGTTTGCGATGGGTTTGTCGTTTGCGATGGGTTCGCTTTCGGTATGTGCGTTTGCGTCGTTTACGAGTGGAGAGGCTACCACCCATTGCACTTGCACTCGCATTTGCACTCGTATGTGCACTCGCATTTGCACTCGCATTCGCAGCCATACTCTCTTGTATGACCTCTATGACGGTTTTTGTTACGGCAGATGCAGCCGTAATCGCCGTATGTGCCTCTTTTATTGCAGCGGATAATGCCTTATATATGTCTAGCGCACTCGCTCTTACAGGAATGGTCGCATGTGTCCGTGCTTCTGTTGCCGCTTCACGTGCCCCATTCAGTTGTGCGCGCACGTTTTCTATTCTGTCATTTGCAACCATGCTCTCCGTGATAAGTGCACCCGTTTTATGGGCTTCCTGAAATGCCTGATCGGCCACTGTTGCAGCATGGTCTGCTCGCAATTTGGTATTCTGCAATGCGGGTGCAAGCGCCCATTCCGATCCTACCTGTGGTTTGTGAGCCTCTCTCTCGATCTTGTCTAGTATCCCACGGGCCTCTGTCACCCTTGCATCGAATGTCTTTGCTGCCACCATGGCTGCCACCATGGCCCGATGTATCTTTGTGTTCACTGCAGTTGCAGAATCCAACGTTGGTGACGTTAGAACACTGTTTGCAGTTTTCGGTATGGCATTACCCAGGCTTTTTGCGTGATGTCCAGTTAATGTGCGTGATGCATTCACACTTGCACTCGCATTCGCATTCACACTCGCACTCGCATTCGCACTCGCACTCGCATTCGCACTCGCACTCCGATGGGCCTCGATAGGCTTCGATACCTTCACCATCTCCCCATCATTTGCAACGCATACAACCTCATGCGAATCATCTATTTGTTTTATGGTGCATCGAGCCATCTATTCTACCTTTTGAAAAAGACCATATTGGAACCCTATCATTTAGGCACGAGCAACAGACACACGAAAACGGGGGCGAGTCAAGTCGGAGGCATTGTTTTCCACAACAACATATCCTACCACACCCGTTCCCTGCAGAGCGGGTTCAAATGGAAGAGCGACCTGACGAAAGACAAGCATACGCGGGTTGGATGGGATTCCAATGCTGATCTCTTTCCCCATGTCCATCAAGGTGCGCTTATTGTAATTTTGGAGAAAACTGTCACCAAGAACATGTCCAAGAACGTTAGAGCCATTAATCGTGTTAATAAAATTGGCCGCAGAGCTTACAACATACACGCTTCCCACCTGTGTGACCGCCGTAGCATTGGCCGCATACCATGTATCAAAATCTTGTTGGAGATATACGTTTGCCCCCCATCCAGAGGTGTCTACATCAACAACAAAGTTCTTCTTGGGAGCAACTTGGGCGTATCCACGACCGATCGACATTTGTATACTATTGGGATATATTTTTTGTCAGAGGGATGCCGTATGTTTATTTTTAGACGCACCTATGTCATGGATCGAGTGCATACGCGCCTTGATTGCTTGCGTCGCTTGCGTCGTTTACGAGTAGAAGTGATACCGCGGCCACCATTATGTGAAGAGGCATCCATCGCCCCCCTTACCATTGTATGTGCTATACTTCTATTCTCTTTTGCTATACTATGTGCCTCTTCTACCACATTTGATGCAATATGTATTACGCTATATACTATTTCCATTGCAGCTTTTGTTACATTCTCCAGATGTTGTATTGGTTCTTCTGTATGATTTGTTTCTATCATTTTTAAGACATCGGCTGTTTGTTCGTTGACATGCCTATCAGTCTTCTTTACAATATCTTGTATGACGTGTATGGATGCCTGTAATCTTGTATGGAATGCCTCCGCCTGCTTCTTTGCTTTCTCCAAATCCACAATCAATCGATGCGTATCATTCTTATGTTGAACGGCATAATTCACACGTGAATATGCATCGTTTGCTACTTTTGCTACATGGCACGCAAGAATGATCGCCTCTTTCGTGCTCTCTGCTTCATCCAGTGCGATACGCATTTTTTTTCCCTTCATCTTATTCCATGCTTGATCGATTGCCATCTTTGTAGATTCTTTCCTCTCTGCCAACTTCGAGGCCTCCATTCTCTTCTCATACTCTTCCTCCTTTGCTGCCTCTGCGGCCTCCATCATTTGTATATATACTCTCTCTGGCACTCTATTATTTGTTATGATCGCGTTCATCGCCTTGGTGTGTGCTTCTTTTTTCACACCCGCCACCTTCATCCTTCTTTTTTCTGCATCTAACGCCGCGACCAATGCCGTATATGCGTCTTTTTCTGCTACATATGCGTCTTTTTCTGCCTTACTCATGCTCTTTTGTGCATTATGGAGAATCGCAGAATTGAGTTGTTCCATACGTTTCAGACCATGTATGTGTATTTTCGCTGCGTCCATGCCTTTCTTCATTTTTTCTACATTTCTCACGATCTGTTCTGCCGTCTCTAATGCTGATACAGCAGTATCTATATTTAATTCATCAGATCGGGTTGTCTGAACCCTATGATTCAATGACATCTAGTCTATCTGTGGAAAATCATCCTGCGTGTGGTCTGCTTGCGTTTGGTGTGCTTGCGTTTGGTGTGCTTGCGTTTGGTGTGCTTCGTGCGACGACCACCGTGCGCTGTATTTAATAATTGATATATGTCACTTATCACACGTGTTATCTTTTGTTCTATTGACTTTATTTCCTCATTTTGGTCTGAAGATGTGCTCTTTATCATTTGAATCACTATATCACGTTGTCGTTTGATACGTGGATGCCAAACCGTCTTTAGTTCGTCACGTAATGGTTTTATTTCCTCTTTATTTTTATTTTTCATATTTTGTTGAAAATATGCCTGCATCTCAGCAATCATCGCATCTAATGTTCTCTTTTCCTCATCTAGCACATCATGTGGCGGAGGGGCAGATACTGCACTAGATGCAGGATTCGATGCGGGCTGCACTATTGTAAATAGGGGTGTAGGTGGAGCACTTGGTGCAGCAATAGGTTTAGAAACAGATGCACTAGATGCACTCCGTGCACTCGTGTTGGCACTAGATGCACTAGATGCATTCGGTGCACTAGACGCATTCTGTGCACTTGGTGCATTCGTATTGGCCTTATGTTTTGGATTGCATGACACATGATACGTAATCGTGCCACCTGATTTATTTTCAGTTAAAGAGCATGTATGAGACATCTATTCTACCTTTGGAAAATCCGTAAGCCGTAGTGAGTATCTAGGACCTATCTACGCAAGCGTTGCTTACGTGTGGTATGCTTCAGTATCGTTCGCTTGGCACGCTTGCTGTAACCCCCCTTCTTCGCACCATACGCAGCTCTCACCTTATCATATGCAGCCGTCTCAGCATCGAACACACGTTTTGCATCTATATATTTATTAAACACAAGTTCCAACTGTGTTGAACCCGCAATTGCTGCTTGCTTTGCATCCTGCACATCCTGCACTAATTCAACATTTGTATCCTTTATTTTATTTCTATTGGTATCCATGTTTTTTTTAAGAATCTCCATCCTTGCTTGCTTCATTGATATCTTTTTAGTACGTGCCAACTCTTCTGCAAGGTTCCATTCCGCTCTCGCTTTTTTTTCAAAAAACACGGATGATAATCCATTCATGATTTTCAATGTTTTATAATATTCCTTCTCTGCATGTATATATAATAGAGAGGCATCTTGTATACGCGTTCTATGTATATGATACGCTAACTGTCGCAATTCATCTGTTACCTTCATTACATATTCATTTATTTCTTTCTTCTGACGTGATTTTTCTTCATTATTCATAGGTTTCGCATCTATGTTACGATGTAGTTGTTGTATGAGAGGTATTATTGTTTTGTATCGTTCTTTTGACTCTATAAAAATTTGTTGTATATCTTCTATCGTCCGTGCATCTGTCAACCTTCTCTTCGCCTCTTCTTTCAACTTATCTACTGTATTCGTCAGCTCTTGTGTGTTTATGGGATGGTTCTGTGGACTAGAAGATACCCCATGATTTGCACGCATTGCAGTCGCAAGGGAGCGACCTGTATTGGCTGGCAGACTCGCGGGCGAATGTATCTCACTATCTAGTATCTTAAATGTTTCAACTATTGTAGTATAGTCATTATCTAATAGAGTAAGTTCAGATTCTTTTTTAGATTCATGCAATGCACTGTTTTCGATTGCAATTCGTAGACGATTCCACGCTGCTTGCATCCCATCCCATAGTGCGGTGATTTGTTCCTCTGTATCTGTATGTTTCATTCTAGCGACTCTCTCTCTTGCATCCTTCCACTCTTCCCGTGCAATACGTATTTCATCTTCAAGCATAGCATTATCATGTCCCGTCCCATCTGATGCAGCGCGAATCGAACGATGTCTCCCAGGCAGAACACACCGTACACGATATGTGCCCTTATGTATTCGTTTGACGTTACACGGAGCCATCTATGATGTCCCTGGAAAAACATCACGTGATACGTATGATTCGGACCCGTTGCGTCACAAGCACCGCTAGTCCGCCTACCAGGACGCCGCACCAAAAAGAGGAGTGCCATGAGCGCATCCATCTTGTAAGATGTCTCGGACTGACAAGATCTGCATCCTCGGACAGTTCGGACAAGAGAGAAAGATCGAGCGGAACAGGTGACATATCTGTTCTGCGCGTCATGTCTTTGGGTTCTTTTAAAAGACTGTCGGGCCATATTGTTAGGCCTATTTGTTTTTACGATGTGTGCGTTTGCGATTGCGTTTGGTTTGTTTGCGATTGCGATTGCGCTTGCACTTGGTTTGTTTGCGATTGCGCTTGGTTTGTTTGCGTGTGCGCTTGGTTTGCTTGCGATTGGTTTGTTTGCGCTTGGTGCGGCGACCACCTTGTGAGGATATGGTGTTTATTGCTGCAGGTGGGCGTGGCATCGATGGAGGGTGTGTACTACTGGGAGTTGGCGCTGAAACTGCTTTTGCTAAGCTGGTTGGTTTGACGATTGGAAACGAACCAGGAATGCTCGCATGAGACGCATTAACAAGAGCCGCAGGAGATGCAGAAGCCACAGGCATTGCCGTCGTGCTATGCGCATTCGCAGCAGCCGCAGAAGCCGCAGAAGCCGCAACAGGCGCATTTGCAGAAGCCGCAAGACCCGCATTCGCAGAAGCCGCAGAAGCTGCAGCAGCCGCAGGCATTGCAGGAGCAGCAGCATCCGCAACAGACGCATTCGCAACAGGCATTGTCATAAAATTCGCAGGCACTTTATCAACAACAATAGATCCTACAGATTTCGCATTCACACCCGTTAATGTAGAAGCCTGACCCTTAACAATATCATGTAATGCTATTAATCTCTCTCTTGCTGTATTCAATTTGGATATATTCATGGGAGTGTTAGATGTATTTGAAGAGTTTAGTATTGTATCCGCCAAGCCCTGCACGCTAGCTACGATTTGCCTCAATAGAGTTAGATTCTCTTGAAAATTTTTATTGGGATATTTATAGTCTTGTATACTGATTGATACGTTCTTTGCCAGAACAAGAGCATCCTGTGCCGTCGCATGTTTTGTATTCATAGGAGCCGCATCGGCATGTTCCGCTTTTACCCTTTTTTCCCCTTTAAACGTCTGCACCGCCTGTTCTAATATGGCAAACTTCTCAGGTTTTATAGAAGTATTATTCTTAGCGTGTATCATCGCATTCGCCAATTTCTGCACTTCCATTGCCGCCATTATAATTGGTGCGATCTCAGGAGGATATGTCCCGTTTGTTAATTTAGTGCGTTCTAGTTCATGTATCTCTGCAGTCGCCTCATTTAGATAAGTATGTGCGGATGCAATAAGGGCACTCTTTGTTTCTGAGTGTAGGGGCTCACTATTCGTAGTTGCATTTCTCCTCTTGCATATCACATCATATGTGGCTATGCTACTCGAAGAAGATGAATTACTCGGCTTAGCAGTCACAGTGCAGTCCGACATCTATTCTATCTTTGGAAAAAACATCATGCCGTAATAATAGACAGCACCTTTTCACAGATCCACACGCCTTATGCGTGCCCCGCCAAGAACTGCTGGTATTCGCGAATCGCCGCCTCATCCGCATTCGCATTCTTCCGCAAACTCTGCATCAGCGGATTATTATCCGCCGCCGATACCGAATCATACGTATTGCGTTCACGACTGACATCTAGATTGAGCGGAACACGGTATTCCACACGACCAATGTCGCCCACACCAGGCGTAATATCCAGAGAGCGATTCACCGCAAGGGCACGATCGTTCATAATATCCACATCCAGTTTCTTGGAGAGCTGCCGACCGGGATCGCCATTGAACGTCGCCGTGCCACCCGAACCCGCAATCGGCTTGCGTCCCTTCGCAATCTGCTCCTTGTTCGGATTGGTCCGCATGTTATACGCAAACGAGTTGTCCATCGCATCGCTCCATGCACCATTGCCACCAGGACCCGTCCATGACAAGCCCGACGACAACTGCGCCTTCTGCGTGGATCGCGCGACATCCTCAGGATCATACACCTTCAACCGATTCGGCATGGACGATCCATCACCACCCGCAATACCAGGACGATCCAGATAAATCGTCGTCTCCTTCACCGTCGTGCGCGCAATATCCTTCGGATCCCACACCGTAATCGCAGGGGCCATGTCGCCATAATTCGCCATGCCCGCGATCCGAATGTTCCCCACGGTTTCACTGCGACGGGTTGGACGCGCATCATCGGTATAATGGGCCGATACGAGACGATTGTCCGCAGGGGCCGCATTCAGCGCCATCACGCGCTCGGACGTCTCATTGCGCTCGTTGGGGCGAATCTCGATCGAGGATTTGCCATAGTCGGACTCGTCCCCCACATCCTTTGTGTAATAGCTCGTCATGTCCGCATTGCGGTATCCCGCGCCGCCGTATTGGTGACCCTGGGGCATGCGATACGAACCCGCCACATAGCTCTCTCCAAAGTCCTGTGACGCCGCCGATCCGCTGTATTCCACAGAGGTCTCAGGGCGCGTGGTGTGATTCAAGATCTGCGTCGAGCGCACGGTCTCTTTCACGAGATCACCCGTGGTCACAAAAAACCGCTCACCCGTGTGATCAATGTAAAAGGTGTCAGGCTTATACTTACGGACTTCACCCAGATCCGTCGTATCCGCGCTGGTTCCCACATAATGCGCACCAGGCACGACGGGCTGATCAAACGTGACTTTCGGTTTGGAGAGCACACGGAGATCGTTGGTATCCTTCGGGCGCATGATTTCGTTAATTTCCAATTGCTGGAATCCGCCCTTTCCCGTCACACCATAGCGCTCTCCGATACCGGATCCCACTTTGGTCTGCTCAAAGGGGCGCTCACCGTTTCGCACGACAGGGGCCTGTGATTCAATGCGTGATTGAAAGAACTCCGTATTGTCCTCCATTCCGTTGGGGTTTCCATAGGGGGCACGGGAGCTCTCGAACATGTTTTCCACCTCTTTCTTCCTCATTTGAGTGGATCCGTTGCCAGTATACATGTCGAGCACGCTGGTATTGGCCTGGGGGGCCATGTTTTGTTTGATGCGGCCGCCAAAGAAGGGCTGCATGTTGCTGTGTTTGTATTCGGCGGAGGGGATGCGTTGACCCGAGAGGGGACTGATGACGTAATCGCTGTCCACGTATTGAGGGGATGCTTCGGTGCGATCCGAGCGGAATTCTACCATGGGAATGTTGGAATCCGTGGGAGAGGGGGCAGGCCGTGTGCCCGGGACCCGACCAGGCGCATAGGGTGGTTGGTTAGAGGCGTAGCCGAGCGCCGTTCCGTAGGGACCATTGCTGGGCTCGGAGGGGTAGGTGTGTCCATTGGACGTCTGATACATCATATCCAACTCAGGACCGAATCCTGTGGCGGATGCACCTTTTGGTGCTATTGTGAGAGGGTCAGAGTTGGGGCCTCGTGCGGCAGGAACAAATCCTTCGCGTAGATCTCGGTCGGCGCGTAGATCTCGGTCGGATGGAGGAAGGGTCTGAGAGGAGGGGCGAGCTTGCGCTTGAGCCTGGGCCTGTTGACCCGCTTTGGTTTTTTCTGGACCACTGGCTCGCGAAATGGCATAGCCTAATCCAAGAAGACTTGCGAGAGCCGCGATCTCCATACTACAGGTTTCCTCCTTTAATTTTTTGAAAACATTCGCCACCACTAGATGAAGCATATCATCGTGGGGAATCGTGTCCCCTATGAATACTTTGTAACTAGCGGAACAGGAGAATCCGATGCAGGATGCGATGGATTGCCGTATGAAACGGGATCCTATGATCAAGCCCTTACCAATGCAGGAATCGAGAATGCCAATATTGTGGAATATACCAGTGTCATTCCCACCATTGCTCATGAAATCACAAAAGAAGAGGGACTTGCGCGTATCCAATGGGGAGAGGTGATCGAATGCATTAAAGCACAATCGAATGGCCCTAAAGGGTCCTTTGTCAGTGCGGCGGTCATTACTACATCGGTCTATGACCCGTCTGGCACGTATCTGGGAGGGTTTGCATGTGAGTATGCGGGCAAAGAGAACAAACAAGATGCGGAAAAGAGCCTTGCCGCATCCATCACGGGTATCATTGAGCGCCGAGGTCTGGGCACGGTTCCCCTCTTACGTTTGTATCAGGACAATACGACCGATAAGGGGTATCGGATTCATCCAGGAACCCATTTTGTCTATGAATCCCTGAAAGTGAAGGCGCATCATGGAACGGCGCTGGCATGTATTTGTTTTGTGTCCTATCAGACTCCCCTTTTGTCGGCCCGTATTCATAAAAAGAAGCATCCCTCTTATCCTAATACGCGTCGACGCCAACGGACACAACGTCGATCTAAACGTCGACGAACATAACTACACTAATGTCGCGTCTCATCGATACGGATCTCTCTCCCTATCAGGACACGACGATCCTTACCACCATTACAAATTATGGATATCTCCTGTATACGCTCAATATGCTCAAGAGTCTTGCCCCATTCGGTCTAGATCGCCGTGTGCTGATTCTTACGCTGGACCAAAAGAGCGAACATGTCCTGCGGCGTCGTGGGTATCAGGTTGTCCCCATGAAGGGTGAATCGATGGAGAGATTCTGTCCGTGGAATACGAAGGGATATGATCGTATTTGCTATTGTAAAATGGAATGGATTCATTGTTTACTGTCCCATGGTAAAAACGTTCTTCTGATGGATGGGGACATCGTGTTTCGAAAGAATCCTATGGAGGATCTTCAGCGATGGGAAGCCGATTCACAAACGGATGTCTGGATTCAGAATGATGGACGGAAGGACAGTGATCAGACCAATCTATGCACAGGATACATGTATGTTCGCTCTTGTCCTACCATGATTTCTCTTTACGATTGTGTGTCGGTAGAGGGTCAGGAGAAATACAAAAAGTGTGCATTCGATAACAATGATCAGACATATTATAATGAGTTTGTGAAACCATATTGTCGGATGAAGGCGCTCCCATTGGTTCAGTATCCGAACGGGGGTGTCTTTTATGAGAATCCTGAGATGGCTTCATCAGCAGTGTTGGTGCATTTTAATTGGGTGAAAGGTCATCTGAAAATGGCGAAAATGAAAGAGCATCGGATGTGGCTCTTGGAGCCTGAGGAAGAGGGTGGGGACACTTAACCCACCCCCCTCTCCCGTGAGGACGTTCCGCCCCCACTTAGTCCCTAGCAGACAGTTCCACCATCGATGCATGAATATCCGTGAGCTGTCTGACACTATCATTCAGATAGGTGGTGTCAGGTATCTTCCCCGTATCTCCCTTAGGACCCATTGGACCGATTAGACCCATAGGACCCATTGGGCCCACAGGACCTGCCGCACCCGTTGCCCCCCTCGCTCCCACTGCTCCTGCGGGGCCAGCCAATCCTCCAGGTCCCATTGGACCCGCATTGCCCGCAACACCTTTGGCGCCGTCTGCGCCTTTAGGTCCGATGGGTCCGAGAAGACCTTGGATACCTTGTGCTCCTTGGGCCCCTTGAGGTCCTCGCTCTCCTTGAGGTCCGCGTGGACCTGACACATCATTCACACTACAGCACTTGTAATTATAGCGAGAGTGCATCCAGCCACTTTGTTGAAGTTGAAACTGAGAGATCATCTCATTGGGTCCACATGCCACATTAAGACGATCCAAGTAGGCGGTATGTCCTCCTCCACTTAGTTGCCAAGATGTGCTAACATCACGACATGTCAGTGTTGCCGCAAAGCCTTCTCGAACGTGATAGGCGCACACAAGGAGGAATAAAACAATTCCTATCCCAATGATCACATACAGACGATTCATCTATTCAGGGTCCACAAATCAGCGCATATGCTGTTCATGGTTCAGTTCACGAATAGCGGGCTGTTGAAAGGGCACATAACACGACGACTCCTTATGCGTATTGTATTTCTCCTTGTCCACGTCACGAGACGGAATAAAGAAGTCGAAGGGGGTCTCAAAGGTCTCCTGGGGATTGTGAAAGAGCGTATCCCACCGATTCCAGCCGGTCGCACGTAGGGTGCAGGGTGGATTGGACAGACGCGCAAAGGTCTGTGGCACATTCTCATCGGCCGCATGGGCCAAAGGCTTACTGTCGGGGTAGTCGGAGATGCAACGAATCTTGGATCCGAGACGGGAAATCCCTTTGAGGTCCGATTCCACATCCGTTTTCCATTCGCCTTCCACCCATGACGCACCGCTTTTCTGAAGACGTGTCGTGGCGTTCACGGGAAAGGTGGTCGGGCAATTCATAGCGGGAGGATTCAAATAGTATCGGGCAGAATAGGAGGTGATGCGCATGTCATCTACTTGATGGAACGGATCATGGCGCAAACGTGTCATGGATTGCTGAGTGGTATGACACGACATTCTATCTAGTAGGAGGATGAGAATGATAGAAGGAACTCGCGATTAGTATTTTTCGGGTTTCATACAGACTTCGCTGACCATCGGTAGAGGCGCAATGACCGCAGGATAGGCAATCATCTGATACGACGGCAAATGTGCCTTTTCGATATTAATCTGAACCGAGCCTTTCACGTTGTCTCGCACAATCTCATTCTGCTGTTGGGGAGGCTGATACTGTCTCCACGGCGCAAAGGTATGCGGGATGTTGATGCCTTTCAAATCCGATTCCAAATCCACGAGATTGCCCTTGATGGGACTGACATCATTTCCACCTACGAGACCGAGGATGTGGCGGTGAGGGTTTGGGCTCGCCCACAACAAAGGGAGATCATTGTAATGTTGGGGGTTCTCTTTTTTCTCCCAATGGCTTGTCACCAGTGGACCGTAGGCTTCTGAGAGGTTACTTAGATACACTGCCATGAACTACCTATCTCCTTTTTAAAAAATTGACACAAATGATCCCCTCTCAAAAAGGCATACCACTCCAGTGTCCCGTCATGTCCACTCCCACTGCTCCAAACGTCATCATCCTCTCGCTGGACGGCAACATCGGATCAGGAAAAACGACGCTCCTCCATCACATCCGCAATGAATTCCATGATCTCCATGTGGTGGACGAACCCGTAGGACAATGGACGACGATGTTTGACAAGGACGGAAAGAGCCTGCTGGAGTTATTCTACGAGGACAAGAAGCGGTGGTCCTATACGTTCCAGACGTGTGCGCTTCGGATGCGTCTCCGTAACATTCAGGACGCCGTCGCCGCATTGGATCCCACCGTGAAGGGGCCGCATGTCATCCTGACGGAGCGCTCTATGCTCACGGACAAGAACGTCTTTGCGGAAATGCTCTATGATGCAGGAGACATGAACCAGATCGAATGGGACCTCTATCAGGAATGGTTCAATACGTTTGGACGATCCTATCCCATTCATGGGATCATCTATCTGTCGACCAGTTCAACCACCTCCAAAGAGCGCATTGGAATCCGGAATCGTCAGGGAGAAGATCGAATCGGTCTGGCGTATTTGGATGCACTGGATGCGCAACATAAGAAATGGATTCAGGGAACGAATCTTCCCGTCTTGACGCTTTCTACGGAACCGGATCAATCTGTGAAGGATCTTCTTTCACAGATTCACTCGTTTATCCAAGAGCGCCGTCTTGCCTAGTCTAGAGTCTACTAGTTACACTTAGACTGCCCAGTCATTCGTCATGACATACGGGTTCTTTTTTTGTAGTCGGCGTCGGGTGGCAGTGTTCAACTGAAACCGCTTGAGCATGGCCTTGCGGCGCTCCTCTCCTTGGCTAGGAAGCTGAGCCATCCACGCATTCGCGGCGGGTTTCAGTCCTTCCTGTGCTTGGGCACGAAGAGCATTGGCCTTGGCTTTCCGTGTGGCAGCGGCCTTCGCACGCGACGCCTCCTTCTTTCGCTCCTTGAAGCTCTCTGTCTGGTTCGCAGCCTTGGCTTTCCGTGTGGCCGCCGCCTTGGCTCGCCCCTCTTCCAGCTTTCGCAGTTTCATGCTATTGGTCTGCGTGGCCCGCTTGGCCTCTCGTGCGGCCGCGGCCTTGATACGGGCCTCTTCGCGCTTTTGAGCCTTTGTGGCCTCGTCCATGGTATTCTGACGCGCCTTGCGCGCAAGAGCGGCCTTCGCTCGTGAATTCGCCAGCTTTCGTAGCTTGAAGCTCTCGGACATCGCTGCAGCCTTGGCCTGTCGGGTGGCCGCCGCTTTCTCCCTTGCCTCCGCCAGTTTTCGCAGCTTGAAGCTCTCGGTCTGGTCCGCCGCCTTGGCCAGTCTTGTAGCGGCTGCTTTCTCCCGTGCCGCCTCTCGCTTTCGCTGCTTGAGGCTCTCGGACTGGGTAGCCGCCTTTGCCTTTCGTGTGGCCGCGGCCTTGGCTCGCGACTCTTCCAGTCTTCGCAGTTTGAAGCTTTCTGTCTGGGCATTGGCCTTGGCTTTCCGTGTGGCAGCGGCCTTCTCCCGCGCGGCCTCCTTCTTTCGCTCCTTAAAGCTCTCGGTTTCTGACCCGCGCTTGGCCGCAGCCCTCTCCCGTGCTGCCTCTTTCTTTCTCTCCTTAAAGCTCTCCGTTTCTGATTCTTTCTTCGCTTGTCGTGTGGCCGCGGCTCTCGCTCGCGACGCCTCCAGTTTTCGCAGCTTGAAGCTGTTGGACTCTGCCTCCTTCTTGGCTTTCCGTGTGGCCGCGGCTTTATTACGTGCCGCCTGTTTCTTCTGAGCACTCTGTGAAAGAGCCTCGTGAAGACTCGCTGGTGCTTCTACCGACACATGCTCAGGCTCGTCCATCTTCTATTTCTATCTGTGAAAAAAGGGATTAGCAATTGATATCACGTAGATACGATCGGGAAGGGATTCCACCATGAATCCACCCAGGAGCAGCGACTTCCGAGATGATGTTCTTCGGGTTCTGAATGTTATCCTTCAGGATCGGGATCATCGGAGTGTATTGTTGAGAGAAGAACTGTTCTGAGACCGTTCCGCATTCCTTCCCCATACGCACTTGCTCCGAGTGAAGAAGCAGGCTCTCCACATCACGTGAAGGGCTTCCACCTGCCATGAAGGGGATTGTTAGAAAGGGGCGCGATTGGGGGCGGATCTGGCAACGGTGGTTCGTAAATCCTATCTGATTACGAAGAGCAGAGTCGGCATCAATGGCAGCATTGTTGAATCCAAAGCCCTCGCGGGGGTACATGAGAAGTTGATCGGATGCCACGGGATTCACGCCGGTAGCCTTGGGGTTTAGATTGGTTGTGGTGTAGCGACCCGGTCCGACGGACTGAGAATAGTAGGATTGAATGCCACACAGGTCATCGCGTGAATGGGTAAGACGATTGATCTCCATGATCTCTAATAAGACATAAAAAATATCACGAACCGAAAGAATGCCACGTGGAGACGCAAGCGCGTGCTTCACAAACACACCCCTCTCCCGCGGGGACACTTCACGCACCCCTCTCCATAGAAAAGGACCACATGCCAAGAAGTCACAACGTCTCGCCGCCAAACTATGTCGATGTATCAAACGGGTGCGTGCCACAGTTCGTGCTACCAAAAAAGAGAAAGAGAAAGCAGCGATTGGAATCTGTATCACCTCTGTTCTTCATTCCAGAGGTAAAACAGTAAAACGGTTTCATTGTCGACCCTCGCCGTATCTTCGAACACAGTCTAGGAAGAATGGCTGAGCCAAGGAAGCACGCCTCCATCAGAGCCCGATTGGCATGCAGCGCGTCCTCCCTCTTTACACGTCTTTCCAGGGATTTTATAGAGCCAATCCGCAAACGACCCTTGATCATTCGGCACAGTGGTAGATGGCTGCGTGATAAATTGCCGTTGGCCCTGATTCTTTCCAAAGACATCGGTGGGATCCGAAAACCACTGAATCCGAAAATAGTCATCCATGGTTTGCGCTACGTCAGGCTGATCCACAGGGGATGCTGCAGGGCGTTGAGGGTGATACTTAATGTCGTCTAGGAGAATGTTCATGAACGGATTCCGTGACGTGGGGGGGGTATGGTCGGGAAGGGGGCATCCTGAATAGGGGAAGGCATCGATGGACATACCAATCGGCGACGCTGTCGGCTGAACACTACGAGGATCTGCTCCGCCATTGACAAAGTGCTCTGTGACTTTCTGTTGTGCCTGCTGTGCCTGCTGTGCCATTTGTTTCTCATGGTGAGGGTGCTTTTTGACATGCGTAGAGGGGTTGACAACCGCTTGAAAGGGAAGAGTATGCCATTTTTCTTCTGGTTCACGATCTTCACGATCTTCACGATCTTCGCGATTACCACGTTTCTCATACGCCATCGGTGTCGTCATGATAATCACCATGGCCGTAAGAAGACCAAAGACAAGTCCCACCATGAGAAGGGAGAGCCCTCCCCATAGACTTCCAATGATTCCCACGAAAAGAGACAGTATGACGAGTCGTGCCGTAAAATTAAAGGGAGAATGAGAGCATGTCGGACGATATTCAAGCGTAAATTGACGAAAAAGAATCATAGGATCCCTCCAAAATGGTAGTTCACAGTGATCTGTATGCATGTGATCCTATCCTATCTGTCTTTTATTTCTTACTTTTGCCTTTTGCTCCTGCCTGTGCTCCTGCTTGTGCCTGTGCCTGGGCTTGGGCCTCTTTCTTCTTTTCCAATTTTTTGCGTAACCGGTCACGTGCCAACGACAACCGAGCACTTCCCTCATTCCCCGTTTTCCGAGCGATGTCCATGTCCTCCATACCAAATGCCCGCTTGATGTTCTCCATCATGTCCACAAAGCTGGAATTCTCCGAGAACTCCTTCATCATCTCCTCTGCCTCTCTTGCAATCTCTTGGGGACGAATGGAACCCGATGCGACTTTTTGCTGGAGACGCTTTCCAATCTTCGTCACCACTTTCTGAATGACATCAGGGCGCTCGGTAAAGGTAGAAAAGAGGATATGAATGGCCCGGGACGGGTCCTTCTCACATTCCTGTAGCTGTTCCGCAGTGATCCCCAAATCCGCAGGGGTAATGTCTTTCACAATCTCTTGTGCCAATCGGGCCAGGTGACCCTTCATGAATTTCTCGGGTAGCGAAGGAAAGCCATTCTCAAAGAGACCCTTCTTGGGTTCTTTGGGTTTTTTGGGTTCTTTGGCCTCTTTGGAATCTGATTCATTGGTATCGTCTGTATCGTCCGTATCGTCTGTCCCTTTCATAGACTGGAAATACGTCATAAACGTCTTGAGCACACCCTCGAGATCAGTGCTTTTCATTTTATCCTGAACATCCTTCATGGCCTGACTAAAAGCATCCTCTACCCACTTGGGCTGTGTGTCCTGACTGAAACCCGCCTCCATCAAACAGCAAATGGACAAGACACGGGTATGCTCCCAAATGGCCTTCTGCGTATTCTCTGAGAGTCCCGCCCAGATGGCATCGGTCAGTTCGACTCCTGGAAGGATGCGTCGTGGGTTGATCTCATGCACCTCTTTATTATTGTGCTGGTGCTCATGAAACATATTGGCGGTTTTCACCTCTTGCTGAAAGCGCGTCAAACGATCCTCTGCGCTCAACACGAGTGCCGCCGACAGAGCATCCTCATATTCAGGAAGGGTGCCTCGCAGATCTTCCACAAATTCATTATACTTCTGTTGAAACATAGAGACGTCTGGTGATGCGGCTGCCATTTCTTCTTAGGGAATATGAAATCACATTCCGTAAGGGACGCACAGCGATGAGACCCGCGATCCGCCGTATGCGTGGATACTTGTATGTCATTGGAGGATCCTGTTTCTCTCCATTGTCTGTGGGGTTTGTGGGAAGGGCATCTCGCATATCCCTTACAAATCTGCGATAGGTGGGATCTGTCATTTTTAACAGAGAACAATGACACTATGAAGCCCGCGCCTTTTCAGAAAGGATCGACAACACTTTAAGATATTGCCAAATGACCTCCTGATTTTGTGTTCCCATCGTATCCCAATGCTTGTCAAACATGGACAGTGCGGATAGCATCTCATTAAACTGATTGGCAATCTTTGCTTGCGCAATGGACCGAAAAAGGTGCGCATCGCGATTCAAGATGGCCGTGGAGCAATCATTGTAGACATGAGTGATAAACAAGTCTAGCACAAGTCGGGGGTTGATCTTTTTGGCACCTTTAATGGCCTCCGTTGCCATATGGAGTTCTTTCTCTTCCGGAAAGGTGGCACACAATTCATCGAAAAAGGCCACCAAATGTGCTGTAAAGGCGCTCAATGCAGACATCCTTACTCTGTTCTGTTATGCAGAGATGTCTTTAGATTGCGACATCCTATCGAGAGACACTACTGCCGAACTACAGGAGAGGCACTACTGCCGAGCCACGCGCTTAGGGACTCCATCATCTCGTGATTTCATATACATTTCCATTTGTTGATCCAGCATCTCCTCTTTTTTATTACGCTTCTGATTGCTATTCGTGGTTTGAAAGGAGGAGGCCTCTCGTGTGCTAACGGAATCATTCCCTTGAAGAGATGTAAAATTATGCATCATGGACATTCCGCCATCTCCCTGTGCGGACGTATCGACCCCCAAAAAGGAATAACTATCTCCAAAGCCTCCTCCCATCTCCGTATCCAAATAGGGTTCGGGTTCTCCGATAGCACTAGCGGGTGCTGCGCCTCCTGTTCCTACGGTCGCCTTGGCACGAGACCCGTCTTTCATTTTCGTTTCATAGAGCCAGTTCATGACCTCGCTATTGGTCCGTGGTTCCGGTTCTCCTGAAATAACAAGTGTCGGAGTCTGCTTCAGCCAAGAGGGAAGAGCGGGACGGTTGGGACCAGGGTCCACACAGATAAAACGAAAGTCACGGGCATAGGGTGTTCTAGAGATTTCTTCTACGAAGGCTTTGGACCAGTCGCATCGGTTGGAATAAAAGCAAATATGAATGGGAGCAGGTCGGCTCATCCTTTTCTATCCAAGGAACGAATCCAAAATACTCTAAACGCGTCCTCATAAAATTTGATTCATTTGTTCATTCGGAAGATAAGATAGGACCCATGATGAAGATTAGCAAACCCATTATCAGCGAGGACGAGCGGACGTATCGGTTTACCCTCTCTCCCATCCAGGTCAGTTATGCCAACACTCTACGTCGTCTCATTCTGACGGGAGTGGAAACGATCGCCTTTCGGTCGGACATGACCCCCACGGGCTCCACGTCGGATGTGAAGGTGGAACAAAATGACACCCCCATGACCAATGAGATGTTGGCAGACCGTATTGGTCTTCTTCCCCTCTGTATCCCTGAACCCCTCTTATGGAAAGAGGATGAATACCTCTTCGTTCTGAATGCGACAGGAAACAAAGACCAGATGACGCATGTGACTGCAAGTGATTTCACTGTCAAACAGTTCATTTCCGATGATTCCAAAGAGGCTGAAAAGCAAGAGCTTGCCGTGCAGAGCGCCCCCTTCTTTCCACCGAATCCTCTGACGGGGCAGACATGCCTCATTGCGACCCTTCCTCGTGTGGTAGGATCGGCTCTCCAAGGAATTCATATTGTGGCCAAGGCGACGAAGGGAACCGGGCGGGAGCATGCCCGTTTCAGCCCTGTCTCGCAATGCTCCTATGAGTATACGTTGGATACCACTCCCTCGCGCCAAGAGACAATGTTCACGGAATGGCTTGTCTCTGCGAAAAAGATTACTGCGCTGGAGAAGGACTCGGAGCGTTACAAGGAGCTGAGGCGTGAATTCAACACCATGCAGATCAAGCGCTGTTTCAAGGTGAATGACAAGGGAGAACCCTACAGTTTCGACTTTACGATCGAAACGGTGGGATGTCTGCCCGTTCACTATATTGTGAAACGGGCATGTGAAGTGGGAGAGAACATGTGTAGCCGTTATGTCAATCTCCAGCAAGGAGATGTCCCCCCCGAGATCACGATTTCCTCCTCAGATTCACGTATTATCGGATACGATTTCCTCGTTCGCGGGCATGACCATACGCTGGGCAATCTCCTTCAAACCTGGCTTGTGGAGAACCACATTGAAGGAACGGCGGAGCCGAAGATCACCTATGCAGGCTATTGTGTCCCCCACCCACTTCGCGATGAGATGGTTCTTCGGATTGGCGTGGAAGACGGTGAGATCACGACGGCGCGAAAGGCGTTTGCGGAAGCGGCCAAGGGATGCGTTCAGCTCTTTCAGAATCTTCGTCAGGCCTGGCGTGCGGCGATCCTAGGACCCGCAGAAGACAAACAGGTTTCTGTGCCTGCGCAAAAAGAACTTGTTCAAAAAGCGGCGCCTGCGCTGAAGAGCGCCATGAAGAAGCCGTAATCAGGACTATTTGCTATTTTTTATAGGGCACAAGGAAGAGATGGATTCGTATATAAAATACACACCAATGATTCCATCATAACATACAGAAATAGCAAATAGAGGCAATCATATGAAGACATCGTTGAAACACATCACACAGAACATGATATATTTCTTCATAGATGTATTGGAGAATAGCATGAAGATGAACGGCGATTGTCACGAGCACTTTCGATAAAATGGGAATGGATGTCATGAGTGCTGTTACATCTTGACGCACAAAAGCGGTATGTTCTTCGTTGCTAGACGCAGTGGCAGATAGTGCGCCATTGGCATACAATAGTTTCTCTACAAATGCCTCACAGTTATTGATTTCCATATGATAACTGAAAAACTCGTCGCCATATCGCTCCATTCCCTTTTCCAGAAAGGAGGAGAGTGTCGGCGGTTCTGAAGGCTTCCACGGAATAGGAAGTTTCTCTGATCCAGGAGGAAGAGACATATCGTATTTGATAATTGGAATGGCCGTTTTTTCTAGTAGATACTTTTCATTGATAATAATGAAATAATGGAACATCACTTGGAAGCCATGTGTTTTCTTGATGCTTTCCCATTGTCCAAAGAGAAGAACATTAAATACACGATGGGTTAGATCGGAAATGGGACATCGATATACTGCAAGCGAGGTAATGGTTTCCTGTCCGTGCCGTTTGATAAATTCTTGAAAGGAAGGAGACAACCGTTTCCCTGATCGATGGAGCAAGGAACTCATTAGTAGGGAGGCGTAAAAGAATTCTCTGCCTCGTCACACATTCACACATTCACACACAGAGAATGCGCCCATCTTCTCCAAAACAGCATTCCACCCCCAGTGTCTGAATCTCTTGAATTCGAGGGAGAGTGCGGCGAACATACGTTGCGAAGGCCACTTCCGCAGAGGTGCGGATCATAGAGAGAGGAAACCATGAAAGATACATCGCCCGCATCGCATAACATCCCAGAATACAATCATAGGGATCCCATCGGAGATGATATGCTCCATAGAATTTCATCCACACATCATGTGCATCGGCTTCTTGAATGACTTGGGTAAAGAAAGATGCATTCATGACACGATAGCGCCCCGTCACTTTGATGACGATGTCGGTATCCTGGATCCCTACGAGCTGGATAACCTCTTTAAGGTCGATGAATTCATTCATCCCTTTTTCCCTAGGAGGATTACGATTCGTATCAGTATACACCACAGGAATACGATTTCCATCATGAACATAGTGATCTAGCATGGTGGATCGCTTACCATTATTTTCTACTAGCACGGGAATGATGGACGCGGGGAGATGCGACAGGGTTTCGGTAAGGGCCATATGATAGCGTGCTTCTCTCTCCTCATTGGGTCCAAACCGATTGAGTAGAGAGGCAGTTAGAATCAAATAGATCATGATGAAATGATGGCGCGGCGGTTTTAGATGCGCGCAATGATCTTTTTGAATTCATAGCATGCATACCGATTACATAGGAGAGCAGTGGGTAGATGCTGATACAGCTCCTCTTTCGTAGAGAAGTGACAGAGACATGTTCTACATGAATAGGTATCCTGTCCCACAATGGCCATCTCCAGACAGTTATGAATCAAAAGAGGGAGGGATCCTCGAAGAGTGCGACACTGATCGTGGGCCGTAAAAGCAAGCCATCTTTTACAAAGGGGTGATTGTTCGACATGATCCATAAGAGACTCGCGGTTTTCAAAGGGTGCATGGCATGCCTCACATTCTTCTGCCATTTCTTTCTTCATGGCCTCCCACAGGTCCCGTTTGGAGATCTGACGAGCCTCCGCCATACGAAGGAGATCATGAACCATATGTTGGGCGGGGTCGCGATCTTCGCGAAGGGTGTCTTCTACTACAACGGTTTTCCCTATAGCCTGTTTCTTCTTTCTCTTTCGGAAATCATGAGAATCTTGGGAGGCTTGTGATTGTGACTGTGATTGCACTTGTGCTTGTGGTTGCACTTGTGCTTGTGGTTGTGCCTGTGCCTGTGCCTGTTGTAGCACTTGTGCCTGTAGCTGGAGATGAACAGAAGGATGCCTTTTGCGTGTCATGGAAGACCCTTTCATGACATGTTTTAGTTCTTCAGAGGAGACGGGCTTTCCCTTTTGGGCCAACGACGTAAGCACATGATACAGCTGATCAAACTCCGCCTTTTCCTTCTCCTTCTCTGTGCTCATCCCCCCCTCTTATGTGTATCTTCGTATACTGCGTTTAGATCTTATATCCTAGTCGATATCCTCCGCACCAGGTGCCCCCGCCTCCTGATACAGTTTCGCCATGATAGGACGGATCTTCTCTTCCACCTCCTTCTGTTTCGCCTGAAACGCCTCCTTCTCCTCCTCTCCATGATCCTCTAGCCACTGAATCCCCTCTTGAACCCATTCCTCGATCTTCTTTGCATCTCCACCAAGGGTCGTCTTCACCTTCTCCTCCTGAAGGGCATTGCGCGTATTGTAGAGATACGCCTCCAGACTGTTCTTCGCCTCCACACGTTCCATACGAATCTTATCCTCTGCGGCATGCTTCTCCGCCTCTGCGATCATCCGCTCAATGTCATCACGACTCAAACGCCCCTTATCATTGGTGATCGTAATCTTCTGCGACTTCCCCGTGGACTTCTCGGAAGCACTCACATTCAAAATGCCGTTGGAATCCATGTCAAACGAGACTTCAATCTGTGGAACACCGCGGGGCATCGGCGGGAGACCGTCCAGTTTAAACGTGCCGAGCGAGTTACAGTCCCGCGTAAATTGGCGCTCTCCTTCATACACCTGAATCAGCACGCCTGGCTGGTTGTCCGCATACGTGGAGAAGGTCTGCCCCTTTTTACACGGGATGGTCGTGTTTCGCTTAATCAGCGGTGTCATCACCCCGCCCGCCGTCTCTAGACCAATGGACAGTGGGGTCACATCCAACAGGATGATGTCGGCCGTTCGATCATTTCCACTCTTTCCCGCGGTCAGAATGTGCGCCTGAATGGCCGCGCCATAGGCCACTGCCTCATCGGGATGAACGGAATCGTTCAACTTCTTTCCATGAAAAAACTGGCTGACCATCTCACGGATTTTCGGAATGCGGGTGGAGCCGCCGACCATGACCACTTCATGGATGTCCGTTTTGGACATATTCGCATCACGCAGGACCTGCTCCAACGGCGCGATGGTGCGGCGAAAGGTCGCATCGCAGAGCGACTCAAACTTCGCGCGCGTGATGAGCAAATTCATGTCCAGGCCTTGGACAAGGGAATCAATCTCGATGTTCGCCTGCGTCATGGTGCTCAGACTTCGCTTGGCTTTCTCACAGGCCGTCCGCAGACGGGAGAGGGCACGCTGATTCTCTTGGATGGCACTTCCACTCACCCCTGAACTCTTATTTTTCTTTTCAAATTCTTGGATACACCAATTGACAAGGGTCGTATCAAAGTCAGAGCCACCTAAGTGCACATCGCCACCTGTGGCTTTGACTTCAAAAATACCGTCATCAATGGTGATCAAACTGACGTCATGCGTTCCCAGTTATTGTTATCGTATAGGTATTTATCCTATACTTCTCATCATTTCTGATGAGCTCAGACTATATCTTATAGAGATGTTAAAATGGAATCTTTCATTTTTTGTAATGTCTTTGGAAAGACAACGTGATATGTATAATGATGCCGAGCACACCATTCTTGAGCAGCTCGCTCTTTTTCTCCAAACTTTCCCGATTGCACCTGCCCTATATGCCAACAGTGATTGTCTTTGATCTCAATCAAACACTGCTGGTTAGGAAGTTCAAAATCAACCATATACTTGTGTGTTACATCATGAAACACATATTCAATGGTAGGCCCATTCTTCACTAGAATGTTGTGTTCTTCACACCACTCAATAAACCTTCTTTCAGGAATACTTTGCCACATGATTGTGCTACCATTGCGAAGAGTGATCTGTCTACGCCGAAAGACTCGATTTGTCAAGGTGCATGTTTGACATAGAATTCGGTGTTTATTCTTCACGCTCTCGAGATCACGATGAATGAATTCACTATCACAATTTTCGCATTTGAACTTTACATAGAGGGGTTTCTCTGAACATGTGTGACCAGTATGAATCAGCATGGGAGTGAACTGTGACTGATTGTAGACGCGATAGGTAGGGAAATATACCCATTCCGATATGTCTACTAATTTGTCATGGTTCACGCTAATGATCTTATTGCGAATTCGTTCAAACTCTTCTATGGTCAAATGACGTAGAAAGTAGTTCTCTTTGAATTCGTGCTGATCACATGCCTCCCAATCGTGATGCGATTTCTCAATATGTTGTTCAAACGTCATTGACTTCACTTTCGTTCGTGGAGATAATTTGACGTATGTTCCTGCGATAATCGTAGACATGTGTTCTTTCATAAAGGTGCTCTGTGCAACACATTTCTCCTCTCTCTTGTTTTTACATACATCACAACGGGTGGTTCCTTTGTTGACCTTGCGCATATACAAGTTCAGCGTAATTTCACGCCGAGAATCACATGTTTGACATTCGTAGCAAATCGTGTAGGTATTGTTTCTAGAGACGGCTAGATCATCTACTACTAATTTGAAGAGAGGTGTTTTTGTGTTAGAAGAGGGTGCTGTAACTTTTTGAATAGAACATCTGTGTTTATCAATGAAAAGTTGGGTTTTTTTATCACGTATGTGTTGTATGTTTGTAAAATATTCAGATTCCATTTTATCCTATCATAGGTACATCATTCGGTTGTTTAAGTGCCGGCAGGCGGAACCTATGATGTCTTCTCTATCCATGTACTCGTGGGTATTCCTACCTAGTCGTTGAACCTTTCCTTGCGGACTCGGCTGCTGATTGCCCAATTTCATTATTTTTCAAACCTTCACGCTCACATCCACGAGGGACATCACGTTGTGGTATAATGAACTCTAAGGGGTTTCCAGCAGTTCACATGGCTGTTTTATGTGGAGGCAGATTACGCAGCATGAGCGTCTTGTTTACCACCACAATCGAATATCACCACATTCTGTTCCCCCGCCTTCTTCTTGTCCAGACCATACGCCAGGGCCGCCGCGGTGGGCTCATTAATGATGCGCAGCACATTGAGACCCGCGATCAGCCCCGCGTCTTTCGTGGCTTGTCGCTGGGAATCATTGAAATACGCAGGAACCGTGATGACCGCATCGGTCACCGTCTCGCCCAGATAGGCCTCCGCGGTCTGCTTCATTTTCGTCAGCACCATCGCGGAAATCTCCTCAGGCAGATACGTCTTGGTCTCCCCCTTACACTCCGCCACAATCTGGGTCTTTCCATTGGCGCTCTCGACAACCTGAAACGGCCAATGGGCGCGATCCTCCGTCACGGCCGCATCCGAAAAGGCGCGACCGATGAGGCGCTTGGCATCAAACACGGTGTTCTTGGGATTGGCAGACACCTGATTCTTGGCGGCGTCACCGATCAGGCGCTCGGTATCCGTGAAGGCGACAAAGGACGGCGTGGTGCGGTTACCATGTTCGTTCGCGATGATCTCTACACGGTCATTCTGCCACACACCCACACAGCTCGTTGTCGTTCCCAAATCGATTCCGATGGCGGGCATCTTCTACAAGGGGAATACTCACGCGATCTTAAGTCCCTTTACTGACTGTCCCACAGAGGATGCTGACGAAGCAAGAAGGAAATCCGTTGCCACGGAAGGGAATACAGATACTTCTGTAGGGTCACACTGTTCATTCGACCGTCCGTCGGGCGAAGCTGGGTCCGATAGATGTGATGAAGCTGATAAAGATGGGGGTGATAGAGATCGAGGACGTTGTCACGGGTAATGTTCCGATAGACATGGACATCCATGTAGGCCTGAAAGATCTCTTTGCTGATGCGTTGAAGAAGCGCGCGAAAGAAAGAGAAGGGGACGGAATCTTCAAAGAAATACTGTAGATACATTTGTGTCAGATTCTGTGTGTAGAGTTGTGCATAGCGATCCACGGTCGACGCATGGTTTCCGCGAAGGGATCGAACGAGTTCATAGGCGGGGGAGCGATACCGCCAACGGCGCCCCTCCCGATCCTTCCAGACGATTCCCTGATTCTCCCACGACAAAGCGTTTATATGGGTCGCATTCCATGAAGCGAGAGATGTTTCGGGATCCACACATGCCGCAGGCGGCAATCCCATGACGGAGAGGGGGTCATCTACGATCGTGACCTTCCCCGTTGCATGAACGATTCCTTTATGAATGAGAAAGGCGCGATTTTCTTTGATGGAAGACACTACACGATGATCCTTGTGCTGAACAAGAAAACTATAGAACACCGCGGTTTCTCCCTTTTCGACACAAGGGGTCTCAAAGAACGGATCCGCCTGAAGGGTCTCTTCGGTGCCCGTTGCACCAAGATAGGATTCTAGGAAGAGTTCACGAAAGGAACGAGGGGAATAGAAGGTTCCGGTGGCATGAAGGTGGGAACGAGAGGTAAGATAGAGGGTGGGATCTCCTGCACGGCGAAACGCCTGGATCATCCATCCGTCCATCATCTCTTGGCATACTGCTCCCGCCTCCATGGCCTCCCCCATCGTAGCATATGGAATCGCCTCATCACATGCCTTAGGAGGGGCAATGGACACGGGAAGATGAGTGGTCCGATCCCACAGAATGGAGCGACACCATGGAGCATGAGGGAGCGCCATAGAGGAGACCCCTTTCTCGTAGCGAAGGAGACAGAGTCCTGAGGGGTGCTCTTCTATGATGCGAAATCGTCCTCCTTCTTCTGATTCCATATAGGCTCGAAGGGCATCCCATGTGGGATAGGTCTCACGCAACGTAGAAAAAACGGAAAGATCATAGGAGAATGCCATGGAGTTCTAAAAAGGAGAGATGGATTCTCTTTATATGATTCATGTGATTTTCATCATAATAGATTCTCTAGAAGAGGATAGGGAGTATGGAGCGCTCTTCTGAACAGATTCCAGAAGAAATAGAACCTGTAAGGGATGGTATCGATACGGGTGAGATACAAGACCTAGTGCAAATAGAAGAGATAGATGATATTGATGTCGCCCCACCCGTGGACGCAGACGCAGAGCAAGAGCAAGAGCAAGAGCAAGAGCAAGAGCAAGAGCACTCGCTCTCCGTGGAACAGATGGATGGCGCAATGTCATTTGATCCCATGTTGTTTGTTCAGTTGGGTGATGATGTTGTCGTCGAGTCCACTACCTATGGACGAATCATTGGAACCGTTTATTATCGAAGTGAAGATCGCATTTCGGTCAAGCCAGTGGGTGTCTCCAATACGGTTTATACCTTTGATACTCATGAGGAGGACGGACGAGAGGCGTATGACGAGAAAGACGGTGTCCGTGCCATCTATATTGTGAAGAAGCGCGTCGTGGAATCGTTTGTAGAACAACAGGACTTTCGTAAAGATCATCAGATTGATACCTTTGACGCACAGGGAGATGCCTATCATTCCTATGACATTGTCGACGTCAAAAAAGAGGAAGATGCGATCGTCATTCGGCAGATCGGTGAAACAGAGACGTATCTCTTAACATTTAACTATATTGGTATTTCATCGGATGAACCCTTTGCGGTTATTAGTCATCGCCCTCTGATAAAAAGGGAGCAGGAGCAAGAGCAAGAAGAGCAAGAAGAGCAAGAGCAAGAAGAGCAAGAGCAAGAAGAGCAGTCGCAAGAACAACAAGAACAAGAAGAACAAGAGGAAGATGAGATTCAGATAATGGGAGAAATCGAAATCACACGCCCCACGATCTATGTGAAGGCCGAATCCTATGAACAAAACATTCCTGATGCGATCCAAAAAACGGACGCGCTGAATGATCACCTCTACAGTTTAACCGATGCAGAACGAAAAGATCCGCGCGCTCTTCGGACCACACGTATGTTGGTAGAAACACTTTTTGAGTTAAAGCAGGCCACTGTTTCCTATCAACCTGACGGATCAGTTCAGGGACCCAAAGACGTATCTGCTTCCACTCTCTCTGAATTATTGGATCGCACCTCCATTCCACTAGGACGACCTGTTCTTCATGTGACCAAAACCCTCTATTCTCCTGAGGAGGATCTTGAAGAAGCGGAGTATAACACGGATCAGATTCAAATGATCGACTTCGAGGAGGAGTTCAGGCGTATGATTTCTCCCGCACAGAAAGTCGGAACAACAGGGACAGGTGCCGTGCAAGGAATCAGTAAAGAATGGTATGATCAACAGCAATTTATGACGCAATATATGTCTCCATGGATATCTCATGAAAAGGGAGAGCCCCTTTGGAGTGCCAAAGGAGATTCTGAATTTTTTCGGAATACGCCTCCTGTTTGTCGCTCTACATCCCCCTGTCGCCTTGCAGATACCATTTCAGGATATCGTCACTCACAGAATAAAAAGGATCCCCATCCCATTCTGGATGAGATTCCCTTTGGAATAGAACGCGCTCTGGGTATCACATATCGTAAGGGACGAGATCGCAGAAAACAGCTTCATCTGTCAGAAGAAAGTGCCACTCTCCAATCCTATCTTCTGTTTCCCATGAGTGCTGTGGCAGAGATGGGATCCACACGCACCTACCATCTTGCCACGGATAGTGGACGTAGTCACCTCCTGCGTCGCACAATGACCCACCTTCTGGAAACCCTCGGTGATCCGCAAGAGGCTGGCACCACTCGTGATATTTTACTGTTTGATGTAACAGGAAACACACTCGGAAATATCCCTCTTGCAGACTATATAGAGGGTCTTACGATCCCTTCGCTGGGAGTAGGGGATGCCTTCTCTGTCCTCCAACATATTGGAATGGATCAAATGGAACTTCATGCGGATACCCTTCATGTGCTGGAACTTCATATGTCATCCTATCAATCCACATTGCTCTCTACCCTATCTACTCTTCGCACCATGCTGTCTGACATGCCCGCCACCGTTCCTGAAACATACCTCTTGATCGATAACCCTGCCGTGTTTGACATCCTTCGCAGCGAACTCCTTCTGGTGAATGCCATGGAGGAATATGAGCGGACGAACCCTTCTTTGGCGGAATCCGACATTGGTAAAATGGCCTATTTGTTAAAGCATCATTCGAATTATGTTCAAGTGGTGGCGGGAAAAAATAACATGGAAATCGTAAAAGCCATTCGGAACGCGAACCACGATACCTATATGAAAGATCGTCAGACGAACGCGATTCTTCAAGAGAATGAGGAGCGTGCGGCGCGGCCCATCCGAAATGCATGTTCGCATGTGTCCGATCTGGTGCGAATCCGACGAGAGAAAGAGGATGTCGATCGTTTCGCGCTTCTGATGAAATTTGTGAAACGATACCAAGGCACGCACGACGAGCAGTGGGTGAACTGTAAAGAGTGTAAAGAGCATCTGATTTGCGTCCACGAGCGTCTTCAACTTCAGGCCTATCTTCATACCACTGAGAAGCATGTGATTGAAAAGAAGATTTTGCTCACGTGTTCAGGGGGACAATTTCAGGGGAAATACATTTGTCGTATTTGTGGTCAGACGATCCGCGAGTTGGAGTTGGATACGAGTCTCACATTTGACGGAGAGGGAAAGCCAATCGCGGGCCGTGCTGTTCTCGTAGACGATGAAGCTACCATGGAAGACATGCTCGATCTACTTGTCACAGCTCCCGTGGAAGCCGCTCCTGTCATCCATCTTTCACCTGAAGAATTACCGTGTTATCATATTCTCCGTGATATGGTGGAATACATTGGAATCCCTGTCACAGAGGATGCCTACATGAAAATGATATGGGCCGTGATAGACTATCTTCATGTGTATGAAGTGGAGGAAAAGGCCACCCGCACCCCTGTGACCGATGCGCGTCATTTGATCATGTCTGCCGCGGTCATTCTTCTTATCGAGATTCAAACCCATATCCCCTCCTATGTCATCCGAACGGTCCTACCTGATTGTCCTGTCCCAGAGAAGGGTTCGCCCTTTCACGGCTATCCCCTGGTAGAAGACAAATCACATCGACAGGGTATGGAATACATGGCATGTGCCATCTCCTCCATGAAAAACAATACCACCGTCTGGAGCCGCACGGGATTTCTTACGATGGACATCAAGAAGCGACGAAAGGGCACGCTCAATTTTATGGATCAGATCCTTGAAAAGATCCTTCCTGATGTGGTGATTCAAGCACGACTCTATGAGAAGAGACAGGAGAAGGTGGAACTCCACACACATGATAAGATTTCGTCTACGTTTTTACCTGAACAACTCATTCTGTCTCCTGAAGATGCGGCGCAAGATGCGATCACACCTGAAGTGGCGAGCATGACAGGGAATGCGGGAAAGCGCGCCCTAGTGACCCTGTGGATTCGTCAGGCCCATCATCATGCGAGAGAGTCGGCGCTCTTGATTCGTGGGTCCGCCTTTTCAGAAACGTCCTGTTGTGTGGCCCCCCTTTTTCAGCCAGGAGAGGGGTGGAAATCGGGAGCCTTTCACGGAGATCTCCCTGTGCGCACCCTTCAACCCCTTCAACAGGGTCAGATGCTATTAACGCATTTTATCCCTCGCCCATTGGATAATGATGTGGTGGACCCTGACGCGGATCTGTATTATCGGTTGTTCTTGAAATACTGTTTTCAGGGCCCCAAGATGGGACATGCCCATGAGGTGAATCTTCTGAATGTGTGCACGTGGTGTGGATTTGAGTTTCCCAAACACCCATCTATCATGGATACTGATACAGAGGGAAAAGCCGCGCTGTCCGCCAAGGACGTTGTGACGGGTCCCGCAGAGTTTACAGCGCTATTGGACACGATCCATCGTGTGAATCATGTGACACCCCCCTCTTATTCTATGGGATGGAAGACCATTTTGCTACACATGGCAAACAAGATAAGCACCCTTGAGGTTCAGGCTTCGCGTGACGAGATCATTCGAGCGATGACGGCGCATCTGGAGCGAAGCAACATGCCCTCTCCTTTTCCTGATTATGATAGTGGAGATTGGAAGGGTATCCTGGCAGAGGCCATGAACCAGATCACATCGCAGGATATTCGTGTGTCGCGATCGGATATTATTTCGGTCGTGGAAACCATTCTGATCATGAATCAATTCGGCGCCGTCCAGCCACCCCCCTTAATGGAATGGCAGAGTGTGTTGTCTGAAACGACTACGCGAATGTTACGACTTCCCCCTGATGCCGAGCGAGACGACATTGTCGTGGCCATGGGCCCTCTCTCCGATTTGTCCGTTGCGTCAGAAGCCCTTGTCACGAGACAGATCCAGACGTTTCGCCTTCAGCAGGCCCTCCCTCTCCTTAAGAATATTGCGGGACTTCCATGGGTCGCCTTCTTCCAGGTGATTCAGTCTTATTTGATTGTGCCTCTTCAGCGCATGCTCTCGGGATTTACAGATGATGCTCTCTTTTTCTCCTATGAGCTTCGTCAAGAGTTGTCTTTGGTTCATGTCATAGAGGACCTAGAGCCCATTTTGGTGCGCGAACGGAAACTTCAATCCCAATTGCGAGATGAATTGCCTGAGGTGACCGTCGATAAGATTCAGTATCTTGTTCACCAATTACGTGCGATGCTCTCGTATTCGTCTACGATTCGTCCGATGAGCGTTCCAGGTCGAGAACAGACTCTCACCTATCTTCAACGTGCCATTCTGTATGGACCATTGGCCATGCTCCTTTCTCCGTCTCTCCAGGATGCGATTCAGTCCGCTACGGATTCGTCTTCGGAACATCTCGCACGCATCGTCGCCTACTTGTTAGCAAAATACAACAAGGAGCGCATCAGTTACAATGATCAGGAACTTAAAAACAAGATTGCGATCCGTGATGAAAAAGAGCGTGTCAATATCATTGCGGAATTCAATTCCCTCAGTGACGAAGAGCGTGCCATGGAGCTGATGAACAAGAGGAAAGGCTTAGGAAAATGGGCAGTGGGTGGAACAAAGCTCATTTATGCATATGACAAGGAGTATTATGATCAGGAGAGAGATAAACGCATTCACGCAGGAATCATGGATGACATGGATGACATGGGATACATGGATGATAGGGGAGACATGGGAGATGAACCCTTTGAGGAAGAAGGGTATGACAATAATCAGCATGCAGATGATGACTATGAATAGGCACCATGAGTCTGCGCCCCCCATTTTTTCTATGAAGAACAAGAAGAAGAAGGAATGTCCCTTCTCATCTATGCGGGATTGTTGTATTTACTCGGCATCTCGATTGTCTTACTGATCAAGCCTGCACTCATGTTTTCAGAAAAGGGCATCTGGAAAGAATTTGGTATGGGTCGCCCCTCTGCCACCTATACGTGGCTACCCTTCTGGCTCTTCTCCATGATCTGGGCGATTCTCTCTTATCTCATTGTCCTACTCATTGCGAGTCATACCGGTCTTGCGGGAGTACATACGCCTACGGATGTATCCATTACGACAGAAACACTGGATCCTGAATATGTGTCTCAAAAGACCAGTTCGTCTAGTTCGTCTTCGGGTCACTCCGTTTCGAAAAAGAAAATGGCTCCATCGGACATGAAAACCGGATACTACATGTTGGATAGTAACGAAACGGCGAAACGAGGCGTTCCAAGATACATTTATGTGGGGCCTGAGGCACCTCATATGATTTATCATCAGATGGACGAGGACTAGCATGCCGAAGAAATACCTGAACCAATCACTACTCCAAACATCATTGCGAAAAAGGTGTAAAAGCCATACGATGCCGCCATGATGTTTGGATGCGCCCTTTCCACCTCTTTTAAAGAGAGAGAGGGCGCACAACAGGATGTCGCAGGTGGTTTCGCCACCCATGGCGCTACCACAGATGCAACAGGTATACGGCAAAAGGGAATGGATGCAATCCCCATACCAACGAGGGTCGTCACGATCGTAGGCAGTCCACTATATAAAATGGTTTTCCCATGAAGAGAAGGGCACATCATAAGCTGCGATTGGGTATGAATCAGTGCAGAGAGAAGAAACCCAGCGAGAGGGACGATGGTAAATAAGGCAACATACAGAGGAGTGCCTGTAAAATAGAAAAAGATTCCTCCAATGATCATCACCATCACGATGCTTCCTAGGACACCAAGGCCAATAGAAAAGGAGCTTGTCGTATCCGGACGCGACATCTCTCTCTTTCCTCTCTAGGAAAAAGGGGACATACTGTGTCCGCGGAAACCGTCAAATTCATTGGATGTAGTAGGAATGTCAAGCGACGTAGCACGCTTTTATAAAGATCGTGCAAAGACCTTCAAAACAGATGAAAAACGATTTGATTATGATGAGGATGGGCACATGGTAGAGCGGACCAAAAACGACGATGGACAGTATGTTGTTTCTAAAACCATAGCGCTCCCTTCCTATCGCCCTTTACACCAGGTGGAGCGTGATACCATGGAACAGGAGCGACAGACGGCGATTGCGGAAGCCACTCACACCTTTGAAACGGCCCGTCGTGCCCTTTATGAAGTGTCTCGAACCAGTGATGGGAATGAGGAGACGATCATAAAGATGAATCGTGAAGTTCAAGATGCAGAGTATGCATTACATCGCATACGCTTTCCGCTGTATGGGGCACTTAAAGAAAAGAACATTCAAATTCGGAAACTGGACCCCTCCCAAAGCGATCAACGGACTCTCCCCTATTCTGTTCTGGTGGCAACGGCGTTTCCCTTTGCTCTACAGGACTACTATGTGCGAGAGGGAGAGGTGGTTGCTCCGCTTCAAAGCGTTGCTGAACTTCAGCAGCAAGAACAACAAGAACAACAAGAACAAAAAGAGCCAGTCGTGTCTGAACCTTCTGCTGCGGTAGAACCTCGTCGTATCATCTCACGACCCAAACGTGTTGTAAATGCGGTTCCCTCGATGGCCATTTCAGCCCCAGCAGCGCCAGCAGCCCTAGTAGCAGCGCCAGCTGCACCAGTAGCACCAGCAGCACCAGTCGCCCCAGCAAAACGCGTCATTCGTCGTCCTGGGCCTGTTCCTGTTCCAATTCCAAGTGTCTCCGCTCCTAGTGGCTCAGAGGGAACTCTTTGAGCCGAGACTCATTCTGATCACAGTTCACAGCAGATACATCGTATTGGTAACAGACATCATTTTTATCCTTATAAATGATCTTTTTTGCCGTATCGGGGGTAGGATAGGTATAGATCACTTTCTGTTCAGGCTTGATACAAAAAATAGCAATGGCACCAATGACAAGGCCACACAATAATGGGACCAACTTGATATGCTGGATCATCTTATGAAGGGGGTAGAAAATATAAGAGGGTTAATCAGTATGGGAATTTTACACTTCCTACAAGATAAACGGTTTGACATCTTTTTTAGTGTCATTCTTGGCATTGGCATCATTTGTATGATTCGTCCTGTATGCGAAGGAAATGATTGCACCCTACGAAAAGCACCACAAGAGAAAGACTTTGACAAGTTTGTCTATCGAATGGGGAAAAAATGCTATCAATTTAAAACAAAGATCGTCTCTTGTCCTGCATCGGGTGCAGTAGAAGCGTTTCAACCGCATGATACACTCTCGAAAGAGGAGAAACCCGATGCGTTTTCCCGTCGCCCCACTCCCATTGTGTGAATAGTTGACAAGAAAGGATTTCTTTTCGTGATAGAGAAATGGCATCCGCAGGGACACTATTAAGTGATCTGGATGGAAAGGCTCCGGTCTTGAATCACAAGGATGACGATCTTGTTAACAAAATTCTAGCCGATATGAATCTTCCCAGTTCCTCTAATCCAGTCATGAATGCGCCGTCCGGTCGCATGATTCAGGATCCAAATCCCAATACGACCTATCCCGTTTCGATGGATCCGGCCACTGCAACCGCCCATATGATTGGAAAGGACTATCCATCTCCTGCGGACTTTGCAAATATGATGCACTCTCCGAGTTACCGCCCTGGGGATTCTTCCTATGCCCCTATCATGTCACAGCAGGCCCCTCCTACCCTTATGGAGCCCGCCAAGAGCAACATGTATGCGGAGATCCTCACGCAGATCAAACAGCCCCTTATCGTCTCTCTCATTGTCTTTCTTCTGAGTCTCCCCATTGTCCATGTGCTCATTGGACATTATGTCCCGTCTCTCTTGCGCATTGGAGGCGATCTAACTACGGCGGGTCTTGTGGTAAAATCCCTTCTAGGTGGATTCCTCTTTTGGTTTATTCAAAAGGTGCTCGTCCCTCTCATGGTGGTCTCATAAAAGTTTCTCCCACCGCAAATAGAGGAAATGAGGTTCAATCAAATGACCTATCACATTTCATTGGTCCTTCTCGGTCTTACCGCAGTGTATCTCCTGATGTATTCAGGAATGACTGGTATTCTACTGGTGGCAGCGGCAACCATGATTTCTGCCGCATTTTTGGAGAGCGTGGAGATGGTGACTGCCGTCTGTGTTGTAGCGGCACTGTTGTATGTTCTCGTCTTTAAACGGTATATCAAGCATCTAGAGCCATTCCAGGATTCGGCGGCCTCGATTAAGAGCCGCATCGGTTCCATTCAGCAGAAGTATTCACAGAAGGGGAACCAGCCCCAACAACAGCAGCAACAGCCCCAAGGAGTCTATCATAAGAGTGTGGAGGGGTTTGCGGATGTAAGCTCGGAAAAGAAAGAGGGCGCCCCCTCGGAGAGCTCCTCGGCCACCCAGATTGTTCCCCAAGTGGATTCGGAAGAGGTGAAGCGTGTCACAGAGGCCATGGAGAATGAAGAGAAAGACCATAACAAAGAGGAGAAGGACAAAAAGATCGCAAAGGAGGATTTCCAATCAGCGACCAACGGACTCTTTAAATTGGGGCAAATGCCCTCGGAGAACACGGGAGGACCTCATTTGGATGCGGGAAGCACCATTATGAAGGCGATGTCTTCCTTTGACAAGAATACGGTGAGCGCGATGACGGCAGACACAAAGAAACTGCTAGAAACCCAGAAGGGCCTCATGAGCATGTTGAATGAGATGCGCCCCGTGCTGAAGGATGGAAAGGAGCTTCTGGAGACCTTCTCAGGCATGTTTGGCGGCAATTCAGGTGCGGCAAATATGTTGTTTAGTATGTAACAATTCACGATCATATCCCTATCGTATCCCATCGTATCCCCATAATATCCTACAAGAATAGAGCGGACATGCGCTATCCTCGTAGTTGTCCACCAGGTGTATTTTGTTTATCTACAGATCTCATGATGACACTGGGTATCATGATTCTTCTTGTTGGTGCGGGCCTTTTGTATGTTCAGATTCTGTTGCGACCTTCTGCGTCTGTCCCTTCTTTAGGACCGATGCCGTCTCCCACCGTGGTGGCACTAGCATCCTCTATGCCTCCGCCATCAGGAGATTCCCGATATGATCGTGCACCTCAGCCCCTTCGGGACTGGAGGTCCACCCCTGAATTTCCCCCACGAGGAGCTACCGCCCTTCCATTTAATATTCCGACACAGGGTCTTCCTGAATCGTTTCAGTCCGTCGGTGTCATTAATGTGAATGATCAAATGCTCCCCCTATACGGTCGTCGAACGACGGGAGGAAGCGATCGATGGAATTATTATACGCGCACGGATACCTACAATCCGGTTCCTCTCCCTGTGACCTTTCAAAAGCGAAACTGTATGGATGGAGTTGGTTGTTCCGAAATGATGTCAGGAGAGTCCGTCGTTGTCGATGGTCTTCAGAAAGAGGGGAAGGCGCAACTGTATCGCATGGATGGCCCCACCTATCTTCCAGGAATAGTGTAGAGATGAGATCTGCCCTTCGTTCACGTTCGATTGTCATATTGTCCACTGTGGTAGCAATGGGTATGATCGTCTATGCCTTTTATGAATCGGTCCCTTCCTGGAACCCCTCCCTTCGCGTGACCCCGCAGGAAGCCCGTGCTCGACGATACGGGCGCATCTTTGATGTGCGATCTCCCGTGGAGCGCGATCGTCTTGGATATTTTCCCCATTCCCTCCCATTGTCGATGGAGAACCTAGAGAAGGGTATTCCTCTCGATCTCCCAACGAATGCCCATATTCTGGTGTATTCCAATGGAGATGATCGGGCCCAGCGTGCTGCCGAACAGATCTTACGCATGGGTTATCCGCATGTTCGCTATCTTCAAGAGACGTATCAGGCGTTGATGCCAGGAGCATAGAGCGGTAGCCCCACAAAATAATTACGTCCTAATGGGATAGAGGAATCATGACGTGTCCCATTAATGATTCATCAGGTCTTATTACTTTAATGGGGGGGATAACGACTCTTCAACTCAACCGTATCATTCCACAAGCGAATGTATCCCCTATGAAGTTACTGACCCTTCCTACATTACGCACCCCACCAACACGACGAGGAACATTTATCGAGGAAGTGAACCTAGAAAATAATACATGTATCGTCGACGGGAACAAGGGGGAACTCGTAGGGATTCAGATCTGTAAAAAAACCCATACAGGATATCAATTGCCTGGGAACACACGACAACCTCTTGCAGAACTTATCCTCTCTTTTTATGTGAGAACGCGAGAAGATGGAAGCCCTGTCTATCACGGATTTCTTCTATGTCTACCGATTTATGAGGCAATTCCTTCTCAACAGCATCATCACGAATACTTGACGGCTGTCATGACAGGTTCGATGACGGCAGATGCTTCGAATTTTCCCTCGCTCTCCTCCCTGTTTTATTCTTCTAGAACGGATACCTCTCAAGTCTCTCTGTCTTATAAGACCTGTGTGGAGGTGAAGAATGCACAAACATTCTCTACGAGAAGCCTCGTCGTCTTTGTGTTCCCTCACGGCATTCATATCGCATCCAATGTCCTTCAACCATTCTTGGCCCAACAGACATTACAGGATTTCCGTCTTCCCTCTCTGATCCGAGAAGGGAAGGCTACGGCAAAAAGCTATCGTTTTAACAATGGTGTCAAAGAAATAACGGAAACCTCGACGGAAGGTAACTTGTATACGACCACCATAAATAGTTGTAATGACGAGTTCAAGAGTAGGATTCAATATTTTACGCAACCTCCTCCCATTCCATCGGTGTCTTCTTCTACCAAAAAATCGCTTCTTACTACCTCTCAATACAAGTGTGTCCCTTTTGATAAGCTTCAACATGTAACTGCTGGCGAAATCGTAAATACGAGCCTCAAGGATGTCATCACTACACAAGAACAGTTTCAAAAAATACAGGACACCTCGCAAGTGACAGGATTCTCATCAGAACAGATGGAAGGCATCATTGCAGGAACCATCATTGGTGTGGGGATTGTTGCAGGAGTGATCTATGCAGTTCATTATCGCACATCTACGTAGATGTGGGAAATCGGTGTTCTTCTCGTGATGATTGTTGCACTTTTGATTATCATTTCTTATACTGGGCAGGGTAATATGACACTCGAACCATTTAACGCCTATTTATCAGAATGCCCTGCAGGATATAACACCTTTTATGCGCCGAGTGGGGATGTGATGTGCTGTCCAGGAGAGGTGATCGGCAATCAATGTCTCTCCGATCAGGTATGCACGCTAGGCGCAGAAACGTCGACCATTCCACGATGCATCGATGCTGTCAAGCAGGCACAAGAAGAGAAAATGAAAAGCACATGCCCTCCCTCTATGAAGTCCTATTTTGAGGATAAAGGAAAGAAGAGTGGGTGCACCGATGGACCTCTGTTGGATAATATGACGGGTCCGAGACAAACCTCTCAGCCCACGTGCTATGTGTATGCAACTCAGAAGGAAAATGATAACGCCGCGAACAGCTGTTCCAATCTCAAAGAAATGGAGGAATTTCCCTGTTTTGGGACGGATTGTAAAAAATCATTAACACAATTTGGTCCATCCACTAGGCCACAAATTGTTCAAGTTGCGTTTCGGGATCCTGCAGGATTACCCCATGTATCTTATACACGCGCATCTGTTACACGCGACATGCTTTCACGCTCAGATAAAAATATGCTTGATGAGAGAGACAAAGAATTATTAGCAAAACATGTTCTTACAGCAGAAGTGGCGAAAGCCTATTTTGTGGATAAAACGCTACAAGACTCGGAGGTCATGCTAGGACGTTGATTCCTGATGGGTATTGTAACAAACGATATCAATCATGAATATTCAGACCACTTAAAGAGCCCCGAGTGTCTCCACGCCCGCCACATGACCCATTCCCAATTGTTCAAAGAGATCCGCCGCACCCGATCCCTTCGCATTATTAGAAAGTGGATAGACCCCCTCGAGCACCTGTTTTTGCTGAATGCTTTCGCCGACTGGTTCAAAGACCGACACGTCCATCTCCTCCTCAGGAAGGAACGCAGATTCACGACCGTCAGGCCTATCAAACGATGCTACAGGGACCGTCCGTTGTGGCGTGGAGGCCTCTTCCACGGTCGCCTGAGGAGGCTGATGGACATCCATCGCATCCCATTTCTTCGCCGCAATCTCCACCTTGCGACGATTGCGTTCCATATACAGCACTCCCACCACAAGGAGACCCATGATGCCCACCGTAGATCCCACGTGAATGAGATACAAGAGCAATAGAATGACACCCATTCGCATCAACATATGATCGAGAAGCAAGAGGGCGTCCGTGGGAAGAAAGGAGGAGGCTAATAGAGGAATCGTCAGGACAATAAAATAGACGACTTCGCGCGGATTCATCTCTCTGTGTAGAGTATTCTTTTTACAAAAAATTTGACAGCGCCCCTTTTTCTCCTTTTACTAGACCTTCTTAGATGTCCGTTCAAGAAAAGAATCGAGTGCTGACGACGAAAGGATATGCCATCACAAAATCCTGGCTGACGTCCCTTCAAACCAATGAACTTCGCTCCGAGCTGACAGTGTCTCCCAAGACATCCGACCGATACCAGAAAACGCACTTCCCCATTTACTATGAATCCAAAACGCGCTTCTATGTTCCACGACACTGGGGAAAAAAGAAATTTGGTGAACCGGAAGCGAACATTGTTCCTGAGGGACTCGCGCTTCCTCCCACTGTCACCTTCCGCACAGCCTTTCCCCCTCATGATTTTCAGGAAGAGATCATTCGCACCTTCTTGGACAAAGGAGGAAATGGACTAATCTGTGTTCCCTGTGGATATGGAAAGACCTATATGGCGCTGAACATTGCGGTGCGTCTTCGTCGCCGCTTCCTCATCATTGTGGACAAGGAGTTCCTCATGAACCAATGGAAATCGGAGATCGAGAATTTTACGGAGGGGACACGGGTTGGCATTCTTCAGGCCCATACGGTCCAAATGGATGCTGACAAATACGACGTCACAATTTGTATGATTCAAACGATTTGCCGTCGAGAGTTTCCAGACGGTTTCTTTGATCAATATGGTCTGACCATCTTTGATGAATGCCATCACTTGGGAGCGGCCTACTTTTCCCGTGCGCTTCGCACGATTCAAACGGCCTACATGCTGGGTCTCTCGGCCACCCCTGATCGAGAAGACGGCTTGTCCTGCGTCTTTGAATATCATTTAGGGGAGGCTGTCTACAAAAACACAAAGCGCGCACCGGATCAAGAGGCGGTTGTGAAGGCCATCTGGTTTGATTCCGAGGACCCTGCCTATCATGAGGTCCCCGTGAACTGGAAAGGAGAAACCGTGACGGCGACTCTCTTGAATCAAGTGGCCGCCTGTGAATCGCGAAATCAGCGGATCTTTCAGACGATATGTGAATATGCATCTGATCCAAACCGATTCCTTCTTATTCTAAGTGACCGCATTGCTCAACTGGAATGGTTCGAGAAGGCCCTCGGGGCTTCGTATGTGCACGGATATTACATTGGAGGCATGAAGCAGTCTCTTCTGGATCAGAATGCGACCACCTGTCAGATCCTGCTGGCCACGTATCAGATGGCGAGCGAGGCCTTTTCTGTGAAGAAGCTGAATACTGTGTTTCTGGCGACCCCACGAAAGCATGTGGAACAGTCCACAGGACGCATCTTCAGACAACGGGTGGAGGAACGGGCAGTCGCCCCGCACATCATTGATATCATCGATTCTCACGACTGTCACAAGCGCAGATGGTATGTCAGACAGAAATTCTATAAAGAATGCCAGTATACGATTGTTCACATGGATCGCCCTGCACATGGTTCACAAGGTGATAGACGAGAGGATACACCGATTCAGGAGTTTGCCTTTCGATTTACGCTAGCAGACCACGCACAAGGAAATACGACACATATGGGAGTTCCTACGATGGGACAAGCGAAGCGAGAGGAAAAAGAGTGATATTGGAATTCTGTGGGTATAGTAACATGAACTCTTTCCTTCTCTCCAGCATCTCTCTCTCTCATGGAAAAACGAGTGTCATATTGGAACCCCTCCAGTCCATGATACAACTGGCCCTTCTCAGTCTATGCCCCATTGGCACGAAACTCACGATCCATGACAATATCGTCTCTCTTCACTATCCGACACTGATTCAGCCATTGGCGCGATGGTATCACTCCGATCGAAAGGACGATCTCTATTTTTTATATGCGGTCCTTCGACGATTCATCAAATGGTATGATCCGAACACTAACAAAAAAAGCCCTCTTCCCGTGGAGATGTATCAGCTCATTATGTCCATGAGCATGGAGGGACTCACCCAGTTGCTCAAGACCTATCACTCCTCCGAATGCAATACGGTGATCCAGGTGATTCATATGTATCGCCATATGTTGGAGCATCCTACCCATACATTCCAGGAGGAATCGGGAGAACAGGGGATGGAGGCGGTGTTCGAGACGATTCGTAGTCTATATGATCCGACACTCTTACAAGTGATCTATCATACATTATTGTTTGTGCGTAAAGAGCCGCTTGCCATCCATCAGCAAACCATGATGGACGGTTTATTTCTTCTGATGCAAAAAAGTCACCAGGATATCAAGGAGTGGATTCACCTTCATCTTTCCGTCTAGATGGGGGCACGCAGTGCCCCCATACCCCCTTCCATTGGAGAGGACGCATATCTACCCCTCTCTCATGGAGATAGTATGTATTCATTTGCGATGGGACCGCTTCGACCGCTTGCTACGCTTATTGCGCTTAGAACGCTTTCCACCCGTCGTCAGACAGGCGCTGTTCATCGATCCCGCCGCATAAGGGAGCTGCGTCATCATTCCTGCAACCGCACCTCCAGAAGGAAAGGGGACCATTTGGTTAGAATATCCCGCATTCTGAGCCTCATACCGCATCATATCCGCGGCACCCACCTGGACGGCAGGGAATGCCCCGCCGTGCTGATTCAAAGGGTTCATCGTGCTTTGTTCGCAAGGAATGCGGGCCGCCATACCCATGCCACGCATTCCAACATCGCTTCCTGCAACAAGAGGGCCCATCGTCATCTCATAGCGTCCACCACGCTGTGCCATGTGGGCGCCTGGAGGGGTACCAGGAGTGCTTCGCATAATCAGATTATCATATTCCATTGCGGAAGCCGCTCCACCACGTGACTTGCGAGATCGCAGACGACGCGCACTATGATGGCGTGCACTGCGCTTTCCACTGCGACCACGATGTGCCTTGTGACTGCGCTTTCCACTGCGCTTTCCGCGCTTTCCACCGGACGCGCGATAGGGAAGGCCCCCACTCGGCACGCTTTGAAGGAATCCTGGGGGCACAGGGGTTCCTGCACAATCCGTTCCAGCCCCCGTGTATTTCGCATACTCATAAGAACCAGGTGTGATCATGCTACCCATGGACCAACCGCCTCCACGAACGCGACGGGATTTCACACGCCCCCCATTAAACCACGAAACAGGGTTTAACTTTGCGAAAATGGATGATTCCTCTTCACGAGGAGCATTGCTGCCTACTGTTTCCTCTTCAACGCTCATTCTACTAGACCCTGTGTTTATGTGCGGTGAAAAAAGAAGGAAGCCGTCGTGATCGGTGTGTGTTCCGGAAGGATACGCGTCACTTGATACTTCTGAAAAGCGGGCTTCCACGTCACTTCCACAGGAATTCCCTTCGTCACCATCTTCCCACGAAGTTCCAGGGACATCGCCATATTCGGAAGGGATGCCATACCCAACGCGGTCCCCTCTTGGGACACGAGGGAATACGTATCAGGAAGGCTCATGTTTGCATAGGGGAGACACAATGCGCACAACACACTGATGATCTCTGCGCTCCGTTTCATGACAGGTGCAATGAACTCCACGGGCTTGTGCTCCACAACGGTCACCACATCCCTCCAATACCAACGGGGCTGTCGGGCCTGATCCGTTTGAATGATCCAATAGACCGCCGAATGATAATGAAGATGCCATTCGGACAAGGGAATCGGGGTTACCACACGGGGCTGAAAGGCAAGAAGGGGCTGATCGGGCGGAAGAGAGTGCCAAAACTGGCGTAGGGAGCCCCATCGCTCCGAAAACGTCTGATGCGACCAAAGATCCCGTCCTTCATACACAATGATATCCTCCATTTGGAGAACGGACTCGCCCGCTAACAGATTGGCCAGACAGATCGTCGCGCCCTGTTGGGAGAACGAGGGAGGGAGGAGCCATCGGAAGGTCATTCCCTCTTGGCGCTCGGGATACCAGATACAGGGTGAGAATCCCTCTAGAAAGATCAAATAGCCCACGGGGCGCTTATCAAACTTGGGCCAGAGCCAGAGGGAACCCGAGGAAAAGGTAGAACGGGCACGTGAGAAGGGCATATGAATTTCCATGCGTTGGCGGAGAAAGGGGAAGGTGGTATAAAGAGCTTCAATTGCCGAGATGTGAGCCACATCTAAGCGATGGAATCGCGGGATTTTTGCCTTTTCAAAGCGAGGGGTCGTGTTGTGAATACTCATGGTCTCTAAGAAGATAGGTTGCTGAATCTTTAGATGGGTCGCAGAAGAATTAACCACCTCCCGTATACGCCCCCAAGATTACGGAAAGAGCAGGGACTCCCATCCATCCTGCAGGTCCCGAAGAGGACACCTCAAACACTTCGCCATTGCTTTTGTAAGTAAGATTGGGGGTCGCGTTTCGGCCTAGATACGGAGGAAAGGGTGGTGATACAATATAAGGCATAGGGGGTGCCTCCTCCATTAATGAGGCATCGGACATGATTCCAATCGTTACAAACGGAAACGTGGTAGAAAAGGACTCGAGGAATGGCATGTTTTTAAAAGAGAGGGGGCATTCTAGTCCAGGATAGATCGCTGCAACAGTATCGATCTCTACCACAAATACAATAATAGGAATGGTTCTATCTGGCGTAATGATGGATTCGAAGACACCGCTGAAATCAAGCGCATTTCCAGCGGCGTCGGGGGCACTCAAATCGACACAATAACTACCGCCGACGTAGTGCGCCTTATTGATACGCAGTGTGTAGATCGCGGCGCCTGTGATGTTATTAAAGGTGAGGGGTTCTGGAAATCGCTCTGGAACGATGGTCGTAACGTTGTTGTTACGTTGCGCAAAAGATCGGTGAATGGACATTCTATAAGGGATTCATAATCTTTTATAGAATGGGCATAGAATGAGAATATCTCACGGAAATCGTGTGTTACCCAGAGCGTTTAGCGATTGCGGCGGGTGCGCTTCGCCTTCTTTGCACGGGTGCGCTTCGCACGCTTCGAACGACCTCCCCAACGAAAGAATGAGGATTCTGATTTTTTAGCCTTAGCCTGTTCTGCTGCAGCGATGTGTGTGTCAGCAAACTGTATATCAGATGCGTTACCAATTTGTTTAATACCCTTATATCTCTGAATGATGACATCCAGCTGTTCAGGAGTTTTACTAGCATACGCAGCAGCAAGTACATCACGTTTCACATTAATAGAATTCGACATCTCTATTCATCACCAACAAAATACGCACTAAAACGATGAGAAACTGCGATCATCCGCCATATCATTCGCAAAAATACCAGGCATAAACTCCCCACCCCCCTGGATGATCTCCGTAGAGAAGCTCTGTGCGCCACTCGCCGTCACCTGTTGTGTCGTGCTGGCAATACCTGATGATTCCGCAATGGAAGTGTTGTCATTCAACGGGGGAGGGCGGAAGGATCGCTCGGGGTGACGGAGATTCTCAGGGTGCTCTGAGCTCTCTTGGGGATGGGAGTAGGGGTCCGTTGCCTGAGGGGGGGCATAGTGAACGACCTCCTCCTGCGGGGCCTGATTTGGTGAGTTTGGGCCGGAAGGGGATACCGTGCGCTCAGGATACAATGGTGCCTGACGGATTTCGATAGAAGCAGGGGCAGGTGTGGAGGCAAATGCCTGGAAGGCGTCCATCGCGACCTCCTCACCAAACAGGCGGTCTCGAAGAAACCAATAGGCCACAAACCCGACGAGTAGGATCATGCCCAGATAGATCGCAGGGGTCATTGTATCTCTTTTTGGTCTCTTGAAAATCATCGTCCGCACACAACAGCAGCCCATAGAAAACCGGAGGACATAAAAATTGATTACATCTTGTTCTCTTTTGCTTTTTACAGAACACCATGCCCGTTCCTACAATCCTTCTTACCACCAAGGGAGATCTCCGAAAGGCGAATCTCCCTCTTGCAGAGGATGGAACGCTCACGATGGAGGGTCTTCAGCACTATATGAAAAAGAAGGATGCTCCTGAAATCATTCATCAGTATGAACATGGAAAGCAAGTATGGACCGTATTGGGTTACAAAAAAGGAAAAAAAGGAACGGAAAACAAAACGGAACTGCCTGCGTGTGCCACAGTCCTGTTTGGTGATGCGTTACTCATTCTATCTGTCACAAAGGACTGGTCCAATCCTCTACCGTGTATTGTGGAACAATGGACGACCTTCTGCCAAGAAGCCCAAGAAACCCAAGAAGAAGAGGAGGAAGAAGAGGAAGAAGAGGAATCCATCAAGGATCCCTTTGAAGAGAGTGATGATGAAAAAGACCCTCATGTAGACAAAGTAGAGGAGGAAGAGGAAGAGGAAGAGGAAGAGGAAGAGGAAGCGCCCGTTGCTGCCAAGCGACGCGCCCCCATCTATACCAAAGTGGACACACATGCCCTGAAAGAGGAAATCCCTATTACGTCGGAACCCTCCTCCTCTCCGCTTCGCCTTCGCTGTCTCTCTCATCTTCAGTTCTTAACGGCCTTTTTCCCTGAAGAGCAGATCCATTCCTTGGAGAAGGCGATCTTTGAGGCATCGCACCACTATGCGCAGGCGCATTACATTGCACGGAATTGGAAGGCGGACTCTTTCTCGGAGGTCTACCGTCAGCGGATGATGTCCATTCTGAGCAATCTTCATCCTGAGAGCCCTGTTCAGAATACACGTCTGTTGCACCGTGTCCAAGAGGGCGAGTTTACCCTTGCATCGCTTGCTACCATGACGGCGTATGAGATGTTTCCTGAGAAGTGGTTCGCGTTGAAAGATAAGCTCCTTCAACGTGAGCAAAAGATCCTGGAAGGAAATAAGAGCCGTGCGACGGATCAGTTCAAGTGTCGCCGCTGTCAAAAAAGAGAGTGCACCTACTATGAACTACAAACGCGTTCGGCGGATGAGCCGATGACGATCTTTATCACGTGCCTCAATTGTGGAAAGGAGTGGCGCCAGGGTGGCTAATGACAGGGTGCTAAAAGAAGAGATACTCCCAAGTGACGCTGAATATGGCTCTGCTGCTCTCCTGAGGGGACCATCAGATGGGACTCTATTTTATTAAAGGTGTTTCGTGGAAAGGAACAGAGATGATCGGCCTCTTGTTGAGTCAGACCATGATGTAATCGTGTGCGAATGAGCGCCTGAAGAGATTCAGGGGTGACTCTTTTTTTGGGAAATGGAGTGATCGTAGAAAGCGCCTCTTTGAAAAGAGGCCGTTTTTTGAGAGTGACCAGGGTCCAGTCAGAAGAGGTGGTCATGGGATAAAAAGTCTATCTGGATCAAAGAAAGAGAATTTCATCAATTTTATACAAGAAGGATAGATGCGTGTTGTGGTCCCCCTGGTCTCAAGTCTTCCAAAAAATATTCCTATTTCGTTCTCTTTACTTCATGAACTAGAATATCGCAATCAATGCCGACAAGGAGACAAGCGTGGAAGACAACGGGCGTGCAGCGAATATCAGAAGAAGACTACAAGAGAAGTAGGTCAGCCACGCGCCAGTATTCAAATGTGCCGTTCGGCAGTGGACGTTTAATAATAAAGGGCAGACGTTTCTGTTCCAATTCTAGGCGGGCAATGTCGCGCACATCCGTAATGTGTTTGGGGATCGCAACAAACGGCACGGATCCTTTGCTTAACTGATTAGCACGCAGTCCAATGATTTTGGTTCGTTCAAAGACCGTCATAAACGGGTATGTCCGGTGATTGGCATCCGCTTTATCTCCATGGGGAAGAATGATCTGGAGAGGGACCTTGGGCATCACCTGTTCCATATAGTCTAAGAGACATTCAGGGTGCTGCTGATAGAGTTTCTTGAGTTCGGGTTTCATATCCGCTACGAGATCTTCCGCATCGGGCTCTTGGTATTCCTCCCACTCGGCTTCTTCATACTCTTCTTCTTCTACGGCGGGGTCCATCTATGTCTCTTCTTTTATTCTTCTTTTATTATTCTTTAATTGTTTTGGCCTCGTCAAATTTACTCTCTTTTCGTTCCGTGGAGGAGTAGAAGATGAATGCTCTCTATCATCATGGGATCATCACACCTCTTCCTGATCAGGTGGACTCTTATTTGACATTATATGGCTTTCGTATGACGGAACAATATGATGATATCATTACATTCATACGTGATCCTGTGATACTGTCTGAATCCTCTACTGGATTAACCTGGAATCTAGATCATTATCCTACAACACACGAGGGCACAAGACAATTAGAGCGTGATCTCAAGCAATGGGGGGTATCGGATCATGATCGTATGGTTCTGCTTCTGACGCATCAAGAGCGCTATGGGGCGGTGGTGGCACATCTATGGGCGGGGGACACTTCGTTTCCCCCGTGCCCCCTCTCTATAGGGGCATGTTATCCCCACCCTTTTTCTTTAGAGATGGGATAAGTGTTAATATGGAATGAATACCTAGTCTGTTTCATGAGAGATTGGGTAGATATCACGTCATCTCCACGGGAGAGGGGTGTGGGGAAACGCCCGCCTGCGGCGGGCAGTGTCCCCACTATATAAAGATCGCCCGCATCATCTCTCAATAGAGGATGACCGATATCACATCCTATGACACCTTTGATGCCATGGGTCTCCCCGACCCATTGATTCGCGGGATCTATGGCTATGGATTTGAGCGTCCTTCCATGATCCAGCAACTCGCCATTGTCCCCATGAGTGGTTCCACCGACATCCTGGCGCAGGCCCAGTCGGGCACGGGAAAAACAGGTGCCTTCAGTATCGGCGCACTGAGTGTGGTGGATATGGCTGTTCAGGCACCCCAAGTGCTCATCTTGTGCCCCACCCGCGAACTGTCCCAGCAGACCGAGCGCGTGATTCGCTCTATCGGCTCCTTTATGAATCTGAAAGTGCTCTCGGCCACAGGAGGAAACAAACTCCATCAGGACATTCGCATTCTTCAGGCGGGCGTTCATGCAGTGGTCGGAACCCCAGGTCGCGTGTTTGATCTGATTCGCCGCGGAGAGCTCCATGTCGAGCAGATGAAATATATCATTTTGGATGAAGCCGATCAGATGCTGGAAGAACTGTTTTCCGAGCAAATCAGGGCCATTTTGGACAGCCCCTTTCCGCCTTCCACGAAACTGGCACTGTTCAGTGCGACAATGCCCCAACATGTGTTGGACATTGCGGAGACGTATTTGACGAATCCTGTTCGTATTCTGTTGCCTCCCGAGGAAGTCACGTTGGACGGGATCAAACAGTATTTTGTGCCGTTGGAGCGTGAGGAGTGGAAACTGAGCGTCCTGTTGGACCTCTATCAGAATCTCACGGTCAATCAGGCGCTGATCTATGTGAACAAGCGCCATAAAGCGGAATGGTTGGCGAAGCAATTGGCGTCCCAGGGATTTACATTGGAATACATTCATGGAGAGATGGAGGTGGAAGACCGTAAGAAGAAGATGGACGATTTTCGTTCGGGTGCGGTTCGTGTCATGATCAGCACTGATTTGTTGGCGCGTGGCATCGATGTTCAACAGGTGTCCCTTGTCATCAATTATGACATGCCGATTCAGCGTGAAAATTATGTTCACCGTATTGGTCGATCGGGCCGATATGGTAAAAAGGGAGTGGCCATTAATCTGATTTGTGGGGACGAGCATCATGCGATCAAGGATCTAGAGACGCATTATTCGACGACGATTGCGGAGCTTCCTGAGGATTTATCACTTCTAAGTGCCTAGACCGCATAAGCCTCTTACAACATGCTACGACGCATGGACATCGGAAAGCTGTGTCCAAACAGAAGCATATAGATGAGCACAACGGCACCGATCATCATGCTGCGCGCCTGAGCACGTTCATCGGCCTGGTGAAGGCCATACACCATCACAAGATACAAACTCGCGGCAATCAAGAGAGCATGAACGAGCATAAGCAATGGAGTCTCCATATACCTCTCTCACAGAAATTAGGTAAGCCGATGGCGACAGGTCGGACATGTTGCATGGGTTTGAAACCATACATCGATACACGTTTGATGAAAGACGTGGTGACAATGAAGAATCGTGCGAAGAGATTGTCCCTCTGTCATATGATCCTGACAAATCGCACACTGGTCCTCTTGAGTCTGCTGAGCAGTCTCCAGATGAGTAGAACGAGTAATGATGTCGGTGGTAAGGCCCACAGCACTAGATGACGCGCTTGATGCACCGATAGGAGCCTCTATGTTCTGAAAGACACTTCCAAGGCTTCCAAGAAATTGGATCAACTGAGGGTCCATGGAAGACGGAATACCCTCTGAGAAGATATCAAATACCATGTGAGAAAGGACAGATGGCACAGCGGGGACAGATGGCGCAGGTGCCGATGGCACAGGTGCTGATGGAACAGGTGCCAAAGGAGCAGACGGCATGGTAGGAGCAGGAAACGGCATAAAAGAGGGAGATCGAACAGGTATCTCTTCGAAAGAGCTCATAAACTGCTGGCGCCCCCTGCGATAAGGAGACTGGTTCGCCACACGGATCACATACTGAAGCACATCGGAGACACTGCGAAATCGTTCAGGGCGATACAACAAATCGGGAAAGTGGTCATGAAGATCGCGAAGGAGCGGAATGTGGTAGGACATGCTCTAGCTTAAGCCTTTCTCACACATCTATTTTATATTGTTTCCGCACCATGGATTCTTCTGCGTCACACAAGGGCGTCGTAGGCCTTCAAAACATGGGGAATACATGCTACTGCAATTCCACCCTTCAACTTCTTCGCGCCTGTTCTGATTGGAACGCCTATTGCCTCATGAAGCCGTTTATGGCCCATCTGGATACCCTACCCGCCGATAGCACCCACCGAATCATTCTGCTCGCCTATCAGGATCTACTGACCTCTCTATGGTCGGCCCATTATCCCGCCTATGTCCGTCCCTCTGGGTTTCTGTCGGAGGTGAGCAAGGCCGTCCAGGGCACCGTCTACAGCAGTTTTGGCATGCCCGTTCCCAATGACAGCCATGAGTATCTCGTCTACGTCTTAGATCAAATTCACGAAGCGCTTCGAACGTCGATTCCATGGGCCCCTTCCCCTGTGCCGCCCGAGGCCACTCCCACAGAGAGGATGCGTCACTTGGCCCAACAGGGGTGGAACCAATTTGTGTCCACGAACTCCAGCGAAGTCGTTCGCCAGTTTTTTGGGATGATGCGTAATACGGTCACGTGTTCTCACTGTCAGCAGAGCACCTACAAATGGGAGGTCTTCAACACGATTAAGATTCCGTGTGAGGGAGAGACCTTATACGATTGGATTCGGAATGAAGTTAACCATGTCACGGAGATGGAGGGATACAAGTGTGATGGATGTTCAGGACGTCACACGGCCACGCTCACGTCCCATCTCTGGAGGCTCCCACCGAATCTCTTTCTAACCGTGCGTCGGTTCCACGACAATGGATACAAGAACATGACCCCCTGTCCGTATGAAGGAGAGAATCTGTCTCTGTCTCGGTTCTTTGCACCTGAATCAGAACATCAGGATCAGGTGTATGAACTACGAGGGGTATCGGATCATCATGGAACCCACATGGGGGGTCATTACACGGCGCAATTCAAGCATCCGCTCTCTGACGAGTGGTGGTGGTTTGATGATCAAACGGCGCATTCGCTTCCTGCTCCTCGATTTTCATCGTCGAACTATATGTTTGTGTTCAAACGCATCTCGCAGCGTGGGTAAGGCTAACTAATACAGTCTTGCCGCGTGCATGTTTGCGTCTCCATAGAACGGCTCCTCCATCCCCTCGGGATCATGCTGGACCATGTCCACCGTCTGGACACGGCCCATCCACCCTGAGGCACCACACACGCGATAGTGAACATGGGGCTCTAGCTTTCCCTTGAAAGGGACGCGATAGGATTGGGGATCACGAACCTTGAGGATGGCCACACCGTTCTCGTCTGAGGTGGTCACTCCCGCATTCTCGTATCCATCGTAGGCCTCTTTCCAAGTGGAGAGACCCTTCAGGGGCTCCGAGGCGGGCTCCGCGGCCCAATAGATGAGTTTCGTGTTCGGCGCAACAAGCACTGTTACGTCTTTTGTGGCACCCGGGGGAACACGGTGCTGTAAGACGGAGCAGGGTGCTACCATGGGCCCCAAGAAGGGCAGGTAGGTATCGCGGTCGACAAGAACGCCCAGCGCGGAGACTCCGATCAGAACGTAGAGTAGCGTGGCGATGGCACTGTCTCCGAACAGGGAAGACACCAGGTTTAGGTCAAAGACTCCTACGAGAAACCAGTTAATTCCTCCTAGGATTAAGAGAATCATTGCCCACTGAAAGAGGAGTTTCTTGATGTAGAGTGGGGACCACACGGACTGATCGGACATTCTAGGAAGAAAAAAGAAAAAGAACCCCTTGATAGAGTCATGGCATCGGTTAATAATAAGGAGTCGGTATATAATGCGATATATCACTGTCCTTCTAAAAGAACAACTACAGCCTGTTCCAAGGTATTAGCAGAAGAACTACATATGCGGATTATAAAAACAGCCGCGGATGGCAATTGCTTTTTTGATACACTGGCAACCTATGGATGGGCTTATCAACGTCCGTTATTAGAGCATTCCCCTTATGAGTTGCGTCAGATCATGGTGGATTATATATTCAAACATCTGTATAGATACCACGAAAGCATTATTGTTAAGAATGGAGACCTATTTTCTACGATTGAATGGCTGCGAGGAGATGGGAACTATAAGGAGGATATGGGAGATCTCGTCTCTCAAATTGCGGCGGACACATTTAAAGTGAATATCTATATTTATAATGTGGAGCCTCCTATTATTCGTCGCCTTCGTGCGACAGAGGAACCATATCAAGGGAAGCCCATGCATATGTTGCGCGTCGGTGAGCACTATAAACTATTGTTGCCACAAGATGATGCCCCCCATGTGATCGAATCCTACTCTTCGACCTATGAGAACAATTCCAGTTCGTCGAAGGCTGCTGTGTCGAAGGCTGCTGTGTCGAAGGCCGCTAAGTCGAAGACTGCCAAAAAATCTAATAACAATAATTCCAAGAATTCTGTAAACAACCTATCCAAAGCGTTTTCTAATGTCGCGATCTCCAATAAAAAAACTCATAAGAATCATGGAAATCAGATGAACCACCAGCTCCTCATAAATCGAGAATATCCTCAGGAGTATAATAAAATTCCAGTATGGCGTATTCATAATGTTCTGCTGTCATTTGGTGTCTCAGAAAAATATATCAATGATAACATATTGGTTCTCCCCAAGAAAGAACAAAAAACGGCATATCATAAAAAATATGAATCATTCTTCAAGAACGAATAGGCTCACATATACATAAACGGCGGCGGCCCATCGACTTCCTTCTTCTTCAAAAAGAGTTTCACATGATCCTTCTTCACCAGAAAGGGGAGCGCAAAATCCTTCATGTAAAAAGGGAGATCAGGCGAATTATACATTCGCAGCATATTAATTTTCTGCGTAATTTGTTCAATGCTCCGTTTCAATTCACGCACTCCCTTTTCCTCTTTCGCATAGTCCTCAATGAGCGTCATCAGAATCTCATTGGGAACCTCCACTTTATCCACAAGATTCACCTCTCGAAGCGCCGAGGGAAGCAGATAATGTTCCGCAATGGCCGTCTTCTGTTTCAGATCATAGCCCTTGAGTTCAATGACCGTCATGCGATCCAGAAGGACGCGGTCAATCTTGGACAGGTCATTCGCACTGAAGACAAACATCACCTTGCTCAAATCGATGGGGATGCCTGACAGATATTTGTCCTCAAAGTCGCTGTTTTGCACAGGGTCGGTCAAATGAATCATCAGGTTCATCACCTCTTCACCCTTGGGCGTCTGAGAGATCTTGTCCACTTCATCAAACATCAGGACGGTGCTCATGGATTTGGACGCGATCAGAGAGTTCACAATCTTTCCACAGTGCGAGGACTCATAGACCAGCTGATGGCCTGTATAGGTGCTCGCATCCGAATCGCCACCGAGCGAAATGAACTGGAAGGGCCACCCGAGCGCCTTCGCAATGCCGTTCTTAATGAGGGACGTTTTTCCCACACCAGGGGGGCCGACAAGGAGAAGACAGAGACCGCGGCTCTGGGGGTTCGCAATCTTCGTGCTGATGAATTGGAGAATCTGGAGTTTGGATTCGTCTTGGCCGAACACGGCGTCATTCAGACACTGACGGGCCGCTGACATGAATGCTCCACAGCGATCGGGGCCATCCTCCAGGGACACGGGGATCTCCTTATAGGTGCCGAAGGGGATGCTGACAACCTTGTCGAGCCACGCACGGAGTTTGAAATATTCATTGCTGGAGGTGTCGAGGGTTTGAAGGCTGTAATATTTGGCGAGGATCATGGCCTGGATGTCGGCGGGGAGTTTCAGCGTCAAGAGATTGAGCATGAGACCGAGCCCGTTGTTATTCATGATGGGACGATGCTCCAATGCCTGAATCATCTCGTGCTGTTTGTCCTCCATGAGGGACTTGAACTGAGTGATTTGGGTATCAATCGTGTTTTCTTCTACGGGAGTGGTTAGAAGCGTGACAAACCGCTGAACCATTTCGGGCTCCTTCTTCATATTGTATTTTTTAGGGACCATGGCATCAGAGGATTTACGAAGGGCCATGATAAAGGATTGGATATCTGTGGTGAGTTCTTGTTCCTCTTCGTCTTCTTCCGCTTCCTCTTCTTCCTCTTCTTCCTCTTCTTCCTCTGCCTCGTCTTCGTCTTCCTCGTCGTCGTCTTCGTCTTCGTCGTCCTCCTCTTCTTCGGACTCCTCGGACTCCTCGTCCACTTCCTCGGACTCTACTTCCTCGGAGTCCTCGGAGTCCTCGGAGTCCTCTGATTCCTCTGAATCTCCTGGCTGATACTCTTCTTCGCTCTCGACGATCTCATCAGTAACCTTCTCGGACTCTTGTGAATCCATTCCTACTTTTTGTACCTGAGAAGATGGTTCCAGAAGGTCCGTAGAGCCCTTTCGTTTCACCGCAGGATAGTGGATGGTGTTGGGCTGATCCATCTGCTGTTGAATCCGCTCACGGGCAAGAAGTGCTGCACGACGAACAGGCCGTGCATCCTCCATGATTTGATAGAAGAACGCACGCATCGTTTAGATAGGTGGGGGCACGAAACCCACACCCCTCTGTGGAGACGTTCCGTCCCCACACCCCTCTTCCATGGAGTAGAAGTATATACTCTACAAATACACATACCACCTATAAGAATGTGTGTAGCATACGCTTTCTCTCCATGAGAGGGAGTATATGATACTACGTCCTCTCCATGAGAAGGGGGTATGGGGGCGCAAGCGCCCCCATCCACTTAGCGAAACACCCCAGACAGTTTACGATCTGCCTTCCTCGCCGTGTTTCGAACCGTTCGTTTCGCCTTCTTAAAAAAAGAACGACCCTTCTTGGTCGCCGTTCGTGATAGCCGACGCATCGCCCTGCGTGTTTGCGGAAGAATTCTCAATAGCATGTTGTGTGCCATCTCTATGGAGAGATCTTATAATTTTTGAATGGCATCATGGATGTCCATAAAGGTAAATCGCGACTTATTGCTGATGCCCTCCATGACCGGATCACGAAGGGTCAGCGGTTGGATTCGAAGAAGGGCCTCTTGCGTCAGCATGGTGCGAATGCGGTCCGTTGTCTCATCTGCATTGTTTGCGTTGTTTGCGTTCCGAATGGCCTTCACAATCTTCATGAGGCAGTCCGCGAGTTCTTCGTTGAGCTTGGTGGCTTCCTTGAGAGGCGCATTCACTTCCACTTGACGGAGAATGGTCTCCACCACTTTCATAAAGGTCTCCGTCGGGATGACATGGTGGCGCGTCAGTTCCGCCAGAAACTGAGAGTATCCGCGGCGGTATTTCTTCTCGACGTTTCGCTTGCACACCTCGTTGTAGGAGGTCGCACTAGTCTCCACGACCTCCTCGAAGATCTCCATATACTGCGCATAGAGAGTGGCCATTTCGGTCAGAAGAACAGGGTAGCTCGCACTGAGTTCGCTCAGCAGTTTGGCATACAGCGGGCAGAAGATTTCCTCTGCCGCTGCCTTTTCAAAGACGACCTTCATGAAGCAGGTGATCATGTCTGTTTGTCCACTGGAGATGATGTGGGTGATGAATTCCTTGATTTCGGGATAGTTGGATTCACTGAATTTGTTGAGTTTTCCAAGGAGAATCGTGTTCAGAATGGTTTCATCGACATTGTCTGATGCTTTTTTGAATTTGCTGACATATTTGGGGGGCGGACCACGATGTTCGGGGCGCCGAGGTTCAGCGGCAACAGAGGGCACAGACGCCACAGCCACAGACGCCACAGCTACAGAGGGCACAGCCACAGAGGGCACAGACGCCATGGGACGCGCCTGGGGCTTTCCATATCCTGAGCGACCCGTATCACGATGATCTCTGTATCCCCCATGACCCCCATGTCCACCTCCACCTCCATGACCTCCACCTCCATGACCTCCATGTCCACCTCCATGGCCTGCATTGTTGCTTCGCCACTCGACCTTTTTCCATCCGCCTGAATCTCCCACATGTTTCATGGAATGATGGATTCGTTCCACGACAGACCGAACGGTCGCGGAGAGTTTGGGATCCCGGATGTTCTTTCGGAGAGAAAGAACATTCTGGATATCGTGGATAGACATCGTAGGTATTAGAGGTAGAGAAATGTTTAGGTTCGCGGTGTATCGTAGGCCCCCCGCGTCTTCAATTTTTATCCGCGTCTCTGTGAGGCGTCGTGAAACATACTGAAAGAAGAGATGAGTTCCGTAGAATCGGTCATGGATACCGCCTGCGCGGCAGAATGGCTCGGAGTCCACACGGCTGCCTCTAAGAAGTGCCTCGTGGAGCAGTTGTCTCAATGGAAATCGGATCCCCATCAACTCCAGCATCTATGTGGAAAATACACGGCGATGAAGCAGGCGCTCCAGAAACAACCCGATCTCTTTTCGGAATGTGAACAGGTCTTTCAGGAGTTTGCCCATATGGAAACGGAAGTGGAGACGTTGTTGTCCAATTCTGACCTAGAAAAAGAATCCTATAATGAAATCCTCTTTCTAAAACCCATGTTCCAGCCCCTGAATTTTGTCCCCCTCTTTCTGATGATATGGTCGGTGCTGCGTATCTACCTCTTCCCAGGCCTTGCCCTTCTGGTCCCCTTTCTCACCCTTCTTGCCCCCTATTTTCTCCTCACGTTCGTCTTGGAAGTCCCCATCACGTTTCATCGGTATCGTGTTCTCCTTCAAAGCATGCTCTCGGGAAACACGCAGGCTCTTCTGGATCCGCTGGCGCTTGCGGCCTCTTCTCCTGGTTCTGGCTCTTTTGTGCAAACCGCCAAACAATGCGGCATGGCGATCTTTACGATCATCCAGGGCATTCTTCAGCCCTATTGGACCCATCAGCACCTCTCCTCCATCGATCAGATGATTCAAACCAAGGGCGCCCTGTTGATGCGCTGTCGTGAACGATATGAACGCCTTGCGACGCTCTTGGAGGGTGCGGGATGTGTCCCCTTCCGATGCCCTCTTCCGCCCTTTTCATCCGAGAGAGAGGCGGTGGCTCATGCGATTCTCTCTCCGTTCTATGTTAAGATGATGCTGAAGGTGGTAGGATCTCTGGAGGTATTGGTGCGCCTCGCTCATCACCCTGATCTTCATCCTGTCCGATGGGTGTCCTCGGCAACCCCCGTGTTCCGTGCGAAGGATACATTTGATTTCCGTGTCCCTGTCACCCAACGGAAAACCATTTCGGTCCGCATGGATACGAAGCGCCATGCTCTTCTGACAGGCCCTAATAAGGGCGGAAAATCCACCGTCTTGCGCGCTCTTGCCGCCTCTGCTCTCTTTGCACATACGTATGGGTGCGCCATGGGGCACGTGACGATGACTCCTTTTCATGCGATGTATGTCTGTCTGACGCCTGATGACCTCCCTGGATCCAAATCACGGTTTGAACGAGAGATTGAATTTACGGCACGGACCCTTCGTGGAGATCAGCCGCTTCTCGTCTTGATGGATGAGCTGTTTCATTCTACGAACCCTCCTGATGCCCTTCGTAGCTGTGAGATCTATTGTCACAAATTGTGGAACAAGCCGCAGATCGTTAGCATCATTAGCACGCATTTGTTTGACTTTGTGGAGCGCGCGGCACCGACGGTTCAGCGCTTGTGTTGCCCTGCGACGATGGAGAAGGGAGAGGTGCGATTCAGTTATGAGTTGGTGGAGGGGATCTGTAAGGTGAGCAGTGTGGATAGCTTACTGAAGCAGAATGGACTGTAGGTGGGGACACTCGCAGAGCTCGTTTCCCCACACCCCTCTGTGGAGACGCAAGCGTCCCCACACCCCTCTCCATAGGAGAGGAAGCGAATTCACCCGACTTCACAGAGGAGACACGTATAGCTAGTTATCCCTTATGGAAAGGGGTATGAAGGACGCAATCACCTATGGAAGGGGGTATGGGGTTTACGAAGTTCTAAGAATGCCTCCATAGAGGTGTGTGTTTGTAGAGCATACGCTTCCTCTCCATGGGAGAGGGGTGTGGGGAAACGCCCGCCACAGGCGGGCAGTGTCCCCACGCGGGATTTCCTCTCAGGAAAAAACGACGCCCCACGTCAGAATGTCATCCCTGAGTGATACCCTTACGATCGGCGTCGTGCTGGTTCTTCTGTTTGGATCCATTGCGCTCTACCTCTACACTCGTATTCAGCAGGCGGAACAGAAAGTAAACCTCCTCGAATCCATTCTGCTCGATGTCAAGATGAGCGCAGAGATTAAGTCCTATAGCGATCTACCGGCAGACGATCCACAAGAGAGAACACCGTCCAATGGATCCACTGGTCCCATTGCGACTGGTCCCTCTAGCACACCAGACTCTACCGAGTATACCACGCTGGATGATCTGGAGAAGCAGACGACTCCAGAGGGAGAGGACAGTGTCTATCTCCAGATGGAAGATACAGAACAAGAGCAAGAGCAACAGCAGGAGAAAGAGCAAGAGCAAGTGCAAGAAGTAGAAGAGCTAACAGGCGATGCAGATTCCTCCGATCTGTTGCTCCACGCCGCCCCCCTGGAAGTATCCTATGAGAACATGACGCTAAAAGATCTTCAGACCCTCGCCAAATCGCGTCACATCACAGGTGTCAGCACGATGAAGAAGAGCGCCCTGGTGGATGCGCTCAAAGCCGCCCCTGAGGCCCTTGTAGAAGAGATTTTTGCGTGATTTTATAGGCACCATTAGCAGACCATGGACCTCTCTACGTCCTTTCCACTCGCATGGGGCACCGAATATCGCGCGGCCCAACGGTCGCAGCCCCCTATGAAAGACATGTTTCCCGTGAGAGATGCAAGATATCCCGCCTATGCGGGTGTTATGAATGATGGCCGTCAGGTAACGGACTATCGCCCCCAGTGCTCCAAGAATGTGGCCCCCCACGCCCAGTTTCAAACGAAGCGATGGATGATCCAGCATGCGGAGTATTTGATGGAGGAGGCTCGCAGACGTCAAGTGGAATGGTCGGGCGCTTCCCTTCCGATGGCAAACACCGTCCCTCCTCCCGCACGCATCGTCCGATCCACCCCCTTCTCTTCTGTCGCAACGAACACGAATCTGAAGCATGGGCATGGAGTGGAGCGCGCCGATTCGAAGGCCCCGCCTCTGTTTGGAACCTTTTCCTATGAGCCGACCATGAGTGAGATTCAGAACAACCGCAAGAACATTCACGGGACCACGGTTCAGGAGGGCGGGCGGAACTCCAAACGGGGCACCTAAAGACCCTTTAAGCCCCCACGACATCTTTTGATTCACTGTTGTGACTCAAAAGATTGCATCACTCCTCTCGCAGAGATTCTAGCACCATCGGAGTCGGAGGATCTGGGGGACAAAGAGGGCCTCTCACTGGCGTTCCCACAGGCGTTCCCCCAGGAGTCATGGTGAGATGGGCCTCAGGAGAATGATGCAAATAATACCGCGTCACAAGAACAGACACGATAAGATCCGCGACAATTTCCGCGAGAAGCATATCGATTTGCGACAATAAAATATTAAGATAAATGAACCAATCCACCCAAAAATAGACCGCGGTAACCATCGTGATTTCATAGGCGAGAGGGGCGATCCCAGGGGGTTTACAGGCGGTCCGATCCTGAATCCGATGCGTGAGCCATGGGAGAAGAAGATCATGACAGGCCGTTCGGATCATGCTATTAATGATACAATAGCTAATCACTCCCACATAGAGGCCTGCCCGATCAATCACAAATCCCATGATGATCAGGGTGGAGGAGGGACCAAACCGATAAAAAGAGAGATCTGTGGGATTTGCATACCGATATAATAAAGAAATCGTCGTCCCCACCATGATCATCCATGCGATGATGATGCGACTGACGACGCGCTCAATCATTTAGGAGTTTACATCATGGGCCCTTTAGGACATCTTAAACGTGGAGCGCGATATCATAGTAATCATGAAGAGAGTCCTCGCCTTTGACATTGGCATCAAGAATCTCGCGTTTGCGGTGGTGGATCGGACCGAGAAACAGGTGCTCGCCCTTCAGCAGATCAATCTTCTTCCGTCTGTGACAGCCGTCACGTGTTCGGTATGTGCCCTAAAAGCCTCCTATCAGGTGACGCTCCCCTATTGTAAACGGCACATCCCTAAGACGCACACGGTGCTGAAAGAACTGACGAAAAAGCTCCCTACTCTCCCTACTCTGAAGGAGCTCGCGCAGACGCATGGATGTGTCCCTATCGCGCCAGGGAAACAGGGGGTTCTCAATGCGCTAGCAACAAAGTTTGCCTTCCCTTATACGCAACCGAAGCAGGCCAATGCGTCCCATGCGTCTCTGGAGATCATTCATGATGGTTTGCGAGAGATGGTGCGCACTTATTGGGACTTGTTCTCTACCTGCACCCACGTCTTACTGGAGAATCAGCCGGCTTTTACGAATCCCCATATGAAATCGGTTCAAGTCCTGTTGTATGCCACGATACGGGAGGCGTATTTACAAGCGCAGCATCAAGCGCAAGTGCAGATCCGTCTCGTTCATGCAAAAAAGAAAATGACCACGGCACCCAAGGGAGACGCAGGCTACGCCGAGCGCAAACGGGGGTCCGAAGAGCGTCTTGTGAACCTCTTTGAATCAGGGGCAATCACTGGCCCCTTCTACGAGGCATGGAAGCAAGCCCCCAAAAAGGCAGACATGGCCGACGCGCTCTGTATGTGTATGGACCTAGAATAGAATGATGTGGGATACGTTATCGGTGTCTGTTGTTGGCCTCTATGGCATTTCCATCTTCCTGTTCCTATGGACGTATCACATCTTCCATCTGATCGCCTTTCTGGGCCTCCTCCTTGTCAGGACCCTGTCCGAAGGACTCAAAGCACAATGTAAAGGGTCCACCTGCCCTCGCCCCCTTGGAGCAAAAAACTGTAACACGTTCTGTTCTGATGGGAATCAGGAGGGCCGCCCTGGTATGCCTTCGACCCATGCGGCGTTTGTTACGTTCTTTATCACATACTATGCACCCATCCTGTCGGGGCCTCTTCGAGCCCTTGCCACACTCTATGCGGCGATTGTGATCTATTCACGGTATGCTAAGAAATGCCATAGTGTTATTCAGCTGGCGAGTGGATCTGTCTTGGGAGGTGGGGTGGGTATGCTTCTGCTTCCGCTTGCAAATTCGCTTCACAAAGGGGTGCGTCCATGATCGTGCTTAAAAAACCACTGATGTGGAAAGACATATGAGCAGTGTATCCATCTCCGACATGCAAAACTTTGTAGAGAACATGGGAACCATGAGCTCCAGTGTAGGAAACATTATTGAATTGGGTGGGGAGGATCTAGGAGATGACTTGGGTGCGAGCCTTTTTACGAGCACCCGTGTCCCTTCTCGTCCGGCAGGACAAAGCGTAAGTGCCGCCGAACCCATTCAGGACATTGGTATTGGTATTGAGCCACTGGAGTCTATCTCGTTTGATCTCCCTTCGGAGTCTCTCCCTGAGATTACGATTCAGAAGTCATCCGATCCGTTTTCTTCTTCGTCTTCTTCGTCTATGTTTTCCAATTCACAAACTGCATCGGGCCCCTCGATCTCCTTGGCCGCCCCCACTCGTCTCTCGGCAGAGGAGGAGCGAAAAAAGAAGATGGAGTTGATCAACAAACTGAGCCGTCTCGAGTCCAAGGGATACACGATGACGAAGCGGTTCACCATGGACAATACGCTAGAAGAGATTCAGAGCGAGTTCGAGCGTCTGTCGGATGCAAAGAGCCTGGAGGCATCTCTCCGATTTCAGCGCCAGTGTCTAATGGGTGTCGCCACGGGCGCGGAGTTTCTTAACAGTAAATTCAACCCGTTTGACTGGGAGCTGGATGGGTGGTCCGAGTCCGTTCATGAGAACATCGAAGACTTTGACGAAGTCTTTGAGGAACTGTATGACAAATACAAGGGTCGCGGAAACATGCCGCCTGAGGCCAAACTTATGATGTCTCTCGTGGGCAGTGGTTTCATGTTTCACATGAGCAATTCCTTTTTTCGCTCGAAGATGAGCAATGTAGATCCGAGTGACATCTTTCGAAACAACCCTCAACTGGCGAAACAGTTTGCGGCGGCGGCGGCGAATCAGGCGGGCCCTGGCTTTGGCAACTTTATGGGGGCGGCGATGGGTGTTCCACAGCAGGCCCAACAATACCAGCAATATCCTCAACAGCAATACCCTCAACAGCCGCAGCAAAGTCAGTCCACGGGCTCTTTCTATCAGTCCTCTCAGGCACCGATGCCGCAGGTTCCTCAGCCCATGGCCGCCCAACAGCCGGCACCGATCCGCCGTGAGATGAAGGGGCCGACGTCGGTGGATGAGATTCTGAAGACGTTTCAGGAGGTGCGTGCGGCGGACATGGAGGGCCCAACATTTGCGACCCCGCCGATGTTTCAGTCGCCTGCGCGTCAGGCGATGCAGGAGATTAATAGCATTCCTGCGAGCCCGCGATCGGATGACATGGAGAGCGTGTATACGACGACGAGCAACTCGCAGAAGCGGGGTCGTCGCAAGCCGAGCGTACCGGTTGGGAATACGATGACGCTGAACTTGTAAGGTGGAGGGTGGGGACACTTAACCCACACCCCTCTCCAATGGAGAGGACTAGGAATCTACATCCCCGTGGAGACGCACAAAGCAGGCCCGAAGGGACTGCGAGCCTTGTGAGCGTATGCTTCACAAACACACCCCTCTCCCACAAAGATTGTGTAGACACGCTTCCTCTCCACGGGAGAGGGGTGTGGGGAAACGCCCGCCTTTGGCGGGCAGTGTCCCCACTACATATGAAGCAACGTCATATTCGCCGCATAAATATCCTTCGCCGCCACATGATCCTCCTCAGGATCCTCTTTCACAGTATATCGGCTCGCCTTCGAACTCAGGCGATGAAGGATTTCCTTCTCTTCAGGGGTCATCTCCCCCTCTTTCTTATCACAGGTCGACCCTTTTTTACCATTGGTGCCAAAGAGACACAACGCAGAGTTTTCATTAAACAGATAACCGAGAAAGAGAACAACACCCAGCGTCGCCCAGAACGCAACCCAGATGCTACGCGTGGCAACAAACAAAACAGTAAAAATCAGAATCCGCCGAACCCATGGGAGTTGAAGGAATTGTTCCTGTTGTTTCGTCACTTCTAAGCCGATAAAGCGACCTCCCAAATTGAGAATGAGCATCATCAGGCCAATAAAATAGGGGTTGGTATTGAATAAGTGTAGCACGGTATCCAGAGGGCTCATGGCAATCATACTGGTTGCTGCTATGTGGCCCATGCTTGCCGCCACCGGAAGACTCATGGTTCGTCTGATATTCATGCATTTATAATTCAGAGAAGGGCGTCAACAGGGTTTCCATGTCGTTCAAGTAAAAAAAGAGAAGAAGAGCCACCAAGAGGCCCACGGCGGGAGACCATACTGCTGCCGAAAGGAGAAGGCCGACGATCAGGATGCGCCATATGGGGTAAGAATAGAGGTTGGTCAGGACGGGACCATATTCCTGTTCAAATACGGTTCCATAACGAAGAAGAAGACCCGCTGTGAGAAGAATCACGACGGCACAGGCGATGCCATTGGCATTCCGATCCACTGATAGAAACGAAGGCCACATTCTGTTTCTATCCCCTGTTTTTATCTTATGATTGGACGGGCTGCGTGGTCACACGGTCGGTGGAGATCACAGCGGGCGTTTCACCGAGCACTTTCTCGACAAACCAGCGACGACCTGACACTTTCTTTTCGGAGGTTCCTCCATCAAATCCCTCTAGCGAACTCATGGGGTTACGAATGGCACCGTGAAGAATCAAGAGAAATGCCATGGCGGTTAGTAGACCGTAGACCCATCCGAGTCCATGGATCACGCCATAGATGGCGGCAAGGGCGAGCAGTCGACCAAGCATGGAATCGGCAAACATACGAAGATTCATGGGAACGACGTGGGCGTAGACAATCAGAAGAACCATGATGGCACCATAGAGAAGCGAAAAGGGGGAACTTATCGCTCCACCGTGTTGAAGCATGGTGGACATCCTGTTTACATGCCTGTTTTCTTTGTAGCTCGTGATTGCGTATGAAGATTACAGCGAGGTTATACCGAGGTAATCGTAAGATCATAGATTGTCTCCCATGGGTAGTAGGAGAAAGGTCATGAACTATTGTTCGTTAGAAGATGCCTATCAAGAGGCTCCCTCTCCGGGATGCGGAAGCGATCATGCTACCAAGCAAGCACGGAGAGAGGAGCGTCGCAAGGCACGACGATGCAAGGGGCCCGCGGCGACGTATCTAGACTTGGATCCTGATCGACAACATCCTCCCCTTTCCGAAGTGAATGCGATGAATCATGTAACGGGGCTGCGTGAGCATGTGCCCGTGACGTCACAAGAAAACTTTGAATCGGAGCTGATCCGTGTTCAGCCCGCCTCTGTTGGTTCCAAAAAGAAGTTCTTTGGGGCGGATCCGGATGATGGATTTGCCGACTATGAACCGGATCAGGGGGACCGCCCCTCCGATTTTATGGCGGCGTTTCAGCCGTCGGGTGTAACGGGTCCGCTGCCGAGCCCCTCGATGCAACAGGAGTGGAAGCCGCTGACGGCGAGTGGCGCCCAAACGGCATTTATTGAGCATTTGCCGCCACCAGGGGGGCAGTATGCTCCGAGGGCACCGAGGGCGCTGAGGGGGGGCGAGATGTCGATGGAGGATATCATGAAGAAGATGGATCGTATCATGGCGCGGTTGGATGATACGCATACGGCATCTCCTGAGCAGGTGATGTCAGAAATGATGATGTTTATTTCGAGCGGGATTTTTGTGCTGTTTTTGATGGATCTTCTGGTGAAGAAGGGGAGCACACTGCGATTTTAATGGCATTTTTATGGGATAGGAATGGATCGGAGAGGCATGGTGCTTCTCTGATCGATTCTTTTATCACTTTGCTGCGCTTTGCATTTCTACGCGTTGCGTTTCTTCCGTGTGCGACGATTCGCTTTCCGACGGACTCTGGTGGGCATGCGACCTAGATGTTTCTGTAGAGGCGTCTTTCCTCCATGTGATGCTGCCGATGTATGTGTCTGTAATCCTTTTTCAATGTGTGCAACACGTTCCATAACACGATTTTGTTTTTCATTCTGTTCCATAGGTGCACAGGTAATCTGTGTCGCCCCATATTTTGCCATGGTATCCGTAAATTCAATCGTACCGATCGTTGTGATTGCATTGTGGTTAATCAATTGTTGAAGGAGATCCTCTAGATGATAAGAAACATCATCTCCTCCTTTTTTTATGAGAGAAGCCAATCGGGTATACTCCTGCATAAGATTCTGCATGAGAGGAGACTGATCAGACACATTCTGTATGCCTTTATAAACGAGATGGAGTGCATCACTGATCTGTTGTATGCCAGGTTGAGTGGTAAGAGCTAATTCAGGGATAAGAGGTCGTAATGCTTCGCGGATCGTAAGCAAGGGACCAATGTCTAGATAAGGAACGAGTGGAGGATTGTTTGCATCTCGTGAGAGATTAACAACTGTAAAAATACAGAAGGTGTTCTTCTTTCCGTTTCGACTCGTTTCGATCAGTTTCGCCAAGGGACCTCCGTCCTCTTCCTCTTCTTCTAACGAGGCACCCTGTCCAAAGCAATGAAGATGATGGGGATTACATTGTAAAGGGGCACATTCGTCGAGAAAGGGAGGAGTATTTGTATTGTTGTGAAGGCTCTTGCGAACACTTGCACTGATGAAAGAACGAAGGCGTGCAAGACTATTGTTAATAAATGCTCCTTCTTTTACACGCCGGCTGCACATCGAATCAGTAAGATATGCAAGGATTTCGCTCTTTGTCATGACAGTAGGAGCAGCAGAGTTGCAATAGAGTGTCATAAGAGATTGAAAAAGTAATTGATATTTGACACGATTTTGGATATACCATGTGAGAATTCTCAGAAGTTGATGTATGCGTAGCTTATTATCTGTTCGTTTTGCACCAAGTGTAATACCAGAGATTATTCTCATTTCTTCCTCTGAAAAATATAGTACATCATCATTTACATCATCATTTACATAAAAACGATAGATAGCAAGTATTGTATTATAAGTTTCCATCTTGAGAGAAACTTTAAGCATAGATGTTGAGTATCCGTGTCCATATTCAGGGGTAATCTCCTGATAAAAATCATTTGGCACATATACTACTGGTTGATCTCTTAGTGATACTCTTGGCTTTTTCTGCTGTAGCTGGTCTATTGTGTCTAGCGTTCTGAATTTACCGTTGTTTTTATAAATATCAGCAACCTGAATATACATATCCTTACATTCATCTTCAATACGTTTAAAACGTCCAATGATTCTATTTGAATCGATGGCAGTCGATACAGATGGATTTAATTGATCACCAATAAAAAAATATGGGAAGACCCTCTCTGTTAGCACCATATCCCGCTCTTGGATATCAGTTTCTGGTTTATTCAATGATACTGTAGTAAGTCTAGTATATATATTAGATTTCATTGTCTGTATCATGGAGTCTATCAAATTTCTATTACCAATAACTGATTTGACAGAATTATCCTCGCACATGAACGTGTTCTCTACTCCTGCAAAATCACAGACAATAAAAACAGCATTGTCCTGTTCACTACTTTGCTCATCAGATCCTTTTGCCTCTCTTTTTGGATCGCCTTTATTAGAAAAAGTCAGCACACAAATGACATGACTCCGTGAACTGTAAGGATTGTTAGGAGTCGGCGCAGTGTTTCGTTTCGTATCAATATATTCCACAATCTCTCTTTCCATAAGGACCATCATAGGTTGTTGTTCTACGGAAGGCATTGCAGCCGAACTCGATGTAGCAGATGCAGCAGTCGCAGCTTTCGAAGATACTGGACCTTTTATCGGACTCCTTGCACTTATCGAACCTGTCGAACTTGTAGAACTTTTCACACTCGATGCAGTTACAGCAGCCTTCGAGCTCATTACAGCAGTTGTAGCTATAGGCATGTTTGCCATCTTCGATCTTGCCCATATTCTACCTCCTGTCAGTTGGTCTTTTTCTACTGTATAAGAAAAGGACGGAGCAGCATCACAATTTGCTACATGTAGCAAGTAGGATTGTGCCTTTCCCTCTTTGTCTAGAACAACACGTGGCATTGTTATACCCTGTGAATGTGGACTTTCAGGTAGAAAGGCTCTACACTTCCCATCAGGATCTGCATCTGTATCGGTATCCAATTCATAGATAACCACTTTGCATGAAGTAAATCCCTCTTTTGTCTCACTTGGAATCAACCGATTTGCCACACGGGCCAACAATCCAGCCTCTCCGCTATGTTTCGCATAGACCAGTGTCGTCGTTTTGCCACTACCCGATGCACCATATCCAATCACTGTGACAGCCTCCCCCTTACGCAACCGATCTTCGACTGCGTTAATAAAGGTCCCATCTTCCGAAATGGCCTTACTTGTCATAGTAGGATCATAGATCTTGGTAAATGGTCCATAATGATAGGTCATTTTATGTTCTTGCACTTTCTGATCGTCCTCTGTTCCATCCGCTTTATAGAATGCATGAGGGGTAGAATCATAGGTCAGCATCATGCGTTGATGGGATGGTTCATCGATCTTATATTGGAATCGACGATTACCTGGGAATGGCTGTTTGCTGCCTGGAAGAGATTTACCAGACAGATATAAAAAGGTAGGAAGGGGTTGATCCTGACTATGCTCTGTGGCCAGCCTTACTCCACAGGATTTTATTAAATTGGCAAGATGGACCTCATTATCTTGACTCTTATCATATAAAGAGTCTGATTTATTTGTGGGTAGATGTCTCGTAGTAAATGTTCGAATATTACTTAATGTAGCATTAATTGCAATAAATTCATCTGATTGGTTGGTAATAGTTGCATGACGCAACGCATAGATTAGATAATACAAAAGGATATCAATTCGCATTGCGAAACTAGAGCTATTGGCACTGCTCGAGCTACTCGAGCTACTAACGGTAGAACTCTGATTCACAGAAAGATTCACAGAAGGATTCACATAAGGTTTGATATGTGTTACATATTTATTATACATCTTTTCTCCAAGAAGGGTTTTCATTGCCTTCTCATCAGGTAAAGGAGAAAACATTATGATCAGTGAATGACGCCCAATACAATCAAGAAGTTCTTTCTTTTCATTATAACGAGGATCAGAAATATGTAGAGGGGCATGAAGCAAATCAAGAGCTCGAAGAGCAGCCGGCTGACGCAGAAGAGTTCTCCACCGTATAAAATGATCATTCATCAGTTCGGTGACAAGTTCATGTATCCTTGTGCGGCTGACAGATGGAAGGTTTACACTTGCAGCATCTAAAGAGATTGCACTAAATTGTTGTTCTATCTCATGAAGTCTGCTTTGGAGTTTCTCTTTTTCTTGTGTTACTGCATCTAGTGCAGCAGTTTTTGTTTCAAGCGCGGCTGATGTTGTGCGATGGGCTTCCTCTGCTGCTGCGTGTCGTGCCGTTGCATCCGCTAGGTTTTGCCTTTGTGTGCTTATCAAACTTTGTATTTCTATTCTGTGCACACCCACAAGCGTATTAAGTTTCTCATTCAGCACACTTATATTCGTGGTCGATTGGTCGATTGTTCTTTGCAGTTCGCCTATCGTCTCTTCCGCGCTTTGTTGAGCCGTCAATGCCGCATCTTTTTCCACCGTTAATGCTGTAATTTTACTATCTAACACTGTCATGGATGCCTGCAACTGTTCCTTCTCTTGTTTCTCTTGCACATGTGCATTCGCCTGAGCCTGTGCCTGAGCCTGAGCCTTCGTCAGTGCAGCAGCCGCATCTTCCTGAGCCTTGGTCATTGCACTCTCATGCGCGGCGGCCTGTTCATTGAGTTGAGCCTGTAATGCCAACACTTTTTGAGCACTTTCCTCTACAGCCGCAGAGGCACGAGTTGCTGCGAGGCTCAGTTTGTCCTCTCGAGCCTGAAAGGCAGAATGATTTCGTCCACGACCTGCCGCATGTTCTTTGAGCGACTGTTCTAATGTGGCGACTGCCTCTTTGGCACTCTCTTTTTCAGCAGCAGTCTGAGCAAGTGTTGCCCTGAGATGTTCCATGGTCTGATTCATCTCCGTCTGCTGCCGTGTTAGTGCTTCCTTAGCATCTAATGCATTCGCAGTGGCTGCCTGAGCAGCGGTAATCTCTTCTTTCGCCGCTGCTGCCTCTTTGATGGCCATAGCAGCACTCTCAGCAGCTGCATGTGCATGCCCTTTAGCTTCCTCAGCAAGACTGTTAGCAGTAGCAGCTTCCTCTGTTGCCTTCCTTGCTATCTCTTGTGCGTTGAGAGCTTCCCTCTTATTGCTATGACGCAATCTGGATGCTTCGTTGACAGCATGTTGTGCAGCGGCTTTTGTCGCGTTAACCTCTGCAATGGCATGTTGAGCTCTCTCTTCCGCCTCCTCCTTTTCAGCGATGGCAGCGGCAGCACTTCTCTCTGCAGCTTTCTGTGCCCTATGTAACTCAACATTGGCAGCTTCTATCTCTTTGATCGTTACGTTCAGAGCCTCCTTCTGAGCCTCTACCTCTGATCGATACTCTAACATGGAACGGCCTGCCTCCGTCATCGCCTCTGCATAAGCCTGCGTAAGATCCTCTTCCGCAGCAGCCTGTTGCCGTTCAAGTTCTGCTGCATGAACTGTATTTTTTTGTGCAATGGCCTCTGTATGCGCTGTAGAAAGCTGTCCCTGCGCTTCAGAAAGCTCTGTGATCCTTTTTTGTGTAGCGTCTAGCTGTTCTTTACGTGCGGCCAACTCGGCCCGATGCTCTACCAACAGACGTTTACGTTCTTCTTCCGCAGCACGGATTGCAGCATTTCTTGCTGCCACATCATGAGCCATCCTGTCAGTTATGCTGGCGATCTCAGCGCGTGTCTCTTCATTCTTCTCTTTCAGAGCCTGTTCAGTAGCACGACGTTGTTCTTCCAGTTGCCTTTCATAATTCGCTCTTAATATCTGTGAGGCATTCATTTCAGCACGATTGCGTTCTGCTAATGCAGCAGCAGCAGCAGCGGCAGCCTCATTGCGTTCCGCAATCTCACGTTGAAGTGTGGCGATATGTGCCTCTACCTGTTGCTTAGTGTTATTTTCACGAGAGCGTAATTTCTGTGCGACTGCATGTGCCGTCGTCGCAATAGTCCTTTCTTTTGCAATGGCATCCTGATGCTCTTGTTCCCGTGTCTGCAATCTATCCTCAGAAGCGTTCAATGCCGCCTTGATCTCCTCTTCTTTTGCCGCTGCGGCAGCTGCCTGTTTCGCCAATTCCGCCCGAGTAGCGGCAGTTTCATTCATAGATCGTGCAGCGACTTCTGCCGCTCGAAGGGCTTCAGCATGTGCCGCTTGAAGGGCAGCCTCAATACCCCTTACACGGTTTCCCTCCTCTTCAAGAGCGCTTTGTGCTCGTCGAGCCTCCGCCACTGCTTCTTGTCGAGCCGCATGGGCTGCTGCCACATTATTTTGTGCTTGTTGAGCCTCCGCCACTGCCTCTTGTTGAGCCGCCACGGCCGCCGCTCGTTCGCTCTCTGCTCTCTGTTGAGCCGTCTCTGCTTCTTGTCGAGCCGCCACGGCCGCCGCTCGTTCGCTCTCTGCTCTCTGTCGAGTCGTATCTGCCTCTTGTCGAGCCGCCACTGCTTCTTGTTGTGCGGCCTGCGCCTCCTGAATCGCACGCTCGCTCTCTACACGAGTGGTATCCAGATGTTCCTCCGCCTGTGCAGATTTTGCTTGAGCCTCCTCCAGTTGACGTTGAATAGCTGCTAAAGCCTCATTTCGTTTTTGATTCGATCGACCCTTTTCGTTCTGAATGTTTTCCAAATCTTGTTGTAGTCTCTGAACGTTCTCATTAGCCTCTGCGCGGATCCGATCGGCCTGCCGAGTGGCTGCCTCTGCCTCTGCCGCTACTCGTTCCTCTGCCGCTGCTCGTGCCTCTGCTCGTGCGGCAGCGACGGCATCCTGTTGAGATTTTGTAGCTGCGGCTGCAGCAGTCTCTGCCGCTGCTTGTGCCTGCTGATGTGCCTGTTCAAGCTCTCTCTGAGCCGCAGAGGCAGCTGCATTCCGCTGGGCAGAAGCCGTTCGTTCCTCTTCCAACTCACGTTGAATGCGTGCAAGAGCTGCATTCTTATTGCTACGATTCTGTTGGGCCGTCGCGCGTGCCTCCTCTAATTCACGTTGAAGTTCCTCGATGCGCGCTTCTTTCCGAACCTCTTCTGCCTCCTCCGCATGGACCGCTGCGACAGAATGTTCTACAGCGTTTTCCTCCTCTCGAGCCGCTTCGGCCACCTGCGCTCGCATCCGTTGGACCTCTGCCACCGCCGCATTTCGATTGGCACGAGCCGCCTGTAATTCAGCATCTGCTTTCGCCATACTTGCCGTGTATGTCTCACCAATTTGATTACGTTCGAATTCACGATTCCTTGCCTCTCTTTCAGCAGCCTCTGTCGTTGATCGAGCAAGAAGGAGTTCGCCTTCGATTATATCAAGACGTTGTTGCATAGCTGCCAATTGATCCTTCGCGGCGGCCACCTCACCCTCCTTACCCTCACGATGAGCCACATCTAATTCATGTTGTGCCGCTTGTGCAGATGCCTGCACTGCAGCGTGTGTGTTCTCCAACTCTTCGACGCTATGTAGTGAATGTTCTGGATGTAACGAATCCTCTGAATGTCGCGAATGTGGTGAGTCATGATTGTCTTCACTTTCATAATGGGCCAGCGCTGCCACCGCTTCTTCCATGAGCAAGGATCGTCCATCTCTCTCTACGGGATGAGTAAGGTCGGACGTATACGAAACATTTTCCAACCCTTTCAGATCCGCATGAAGATCGCTAGGTATGCCATCTGTCGTAATGATAATATCGTCGCCTACCAGCTGATAATAATAATCGGGAATGCTCCGTGTAGGTGCCCACATCCGAGACCACCAGGATGTTGGAGCACCTGATGCACCTGAGGCATCCAATGCACCTGATAATCTTGAAGCACCAAGTGCACCTGATGAACTTGAAGAACTTGAAGCACTAAAGGAACCTGAGGCATCCGAGGAACCAACGGCATCCGAGGCACCAACGGCATCCGAGGAACCAACGGCATTTGAAGAATTCAGACTATGTATCACGGAGCGTGTCTCTTTCGTAATAAGTCCACTCAACCATCGCATCGCAAGGGTTTGAAGAATGGCTCGAACCGGTTCACACTGAGCCGACTGAAGAATCGTCTGATGTGTTTGACAGGTGCCATGATACAATGCACTCAGCATCTCGCGTTGTTTATTACTAGGCAATCCCTCCATTCCGTAATAGGTTAAAATATCTTGTTGAGTCTTTGTCTCTGCGGCACCTGCGTCACTCATAGGATCATTCCAGTAAACGACTTGTGTTCCAAGGGCCATCTTTTTGGATCCACGAACGACAGGGCCTGCCATGGAGGCGGATTCTGCAGAGGCAGAGGCAGAGACAGAGGCAGAGGCAGAGACAGAGGCAGAGGCAGAGACAGAGTCAGCAGGAGATGTGTGTAGTGCAGAGGCAGCAGGTGCAGAGGCTGCAGGTGTAGGTGCAGCAGGTGCATAGCTAGCAAGAAGTGAAGAGGCAGCAGGTGCAGAGCTAACAGGTGCAGAGCTAACAGGTGCAGAGCTAACAGATGAAGAGCTAGCAAGCAGTGAAGAGGCAGCAGGTGCAGCAGGTTTAGAAGCTGATTTTGCAGGAGGGGGAAGAGGTGCAGAGGCAGCAGAGGCAGCAGGTGCAGCAGGTGCAGAGCTAGTAAGCAGTGCAGAGGCTGATTTTGCAGAGGCAGCAGTAGAAGCAGAGGTAGATGTAGAGGCAGTAAAAGGCAATGTAGGTGCAGGAACAACGCCTGCAGCAGGTGCAGAGGCAGATGTAGAGGTAGCGGTAGAAGCAGGTGCAGAGCTAGCAGAAGATGTATGTAGTGCAGGTATAGGTGCAGAGGTAGACGTAGAGGTAAAGGTAGATGCAGAGGCAGCAGGCAGTGCAGCAGGTGAAGAGGCAACAGAAGCAGGAGATATATGTAGTGCAGATGCAGCAGGCAGTTCAGAGGCTACAGGCAGTGCAGAGGCAGATGCAGCAGGTGCAGAGCCCGCAGCAGGCCGGTTAGCTTCTACGAGTCTACCTGCCTCCGAGTTAGCCGCGGACATTCTACTCTACCTCTTTATTTTTATGGTCCAACCAAACGCCCCTCATAACGTTTGATACGAATGATGACATATTTGCTGGTTTCACGAATATTCGTGGTGGCGGTGATCTCTTTCTTACATGTTTGACCATTCAGTGTATATGTGCTAGCGTTAGATGGATCGGTATAATAGTCTAGAAGACTCTGTAATGTAAGATTAGAAGAAGAAGGAGGAATTGAAAGGGATAGTGATGTTAACGCTTCGTCTTGTCCTTGACTTTGAAGTGGTGGATTATCACATTGTTGTATAGAATATGTAACAATCTTAAAAAGATTGTAAAGTGCAGTCGTTCTTGGATCATCTGTAAATTCCCCTTTCGGATCAACAGGATCAATGATGAATAATAACATATTGATAAACTCCATTGGATCCTGCTGTAAATCAGGAGCATACCCTATAAATAATAATGGATACAACTCTAGATGTTCATCTCTACAGGTAATGGGACCATAACCAATCGCTGTATACTTTTGAAAGATCCGTTGGATGATCATTGTTTTGTCAACAATATCTCGAGGAAGCTGATAGCTTTCAGGCGTAAATGATTCGATATATGTGCGATACTCAGGGATATGATAAAACATCTGAATCGTTGAATTCATCCAACAGGCATTCGTAGCAAGATTCATGATCCCCCTATGTGTTGAATGTTTACCGTCACCATTTTCAAATAAATAGACGTATCCGTCATTCATCCGATCAGGTCGGCCTATTTGGTGGACTAGACTATCATTGTATTCGACCCATCCATACGATGGATCACGATAATAATAGATATAATGCCCTGATGAAAGTGTGGTCCCATCATGATAAATCATTCCTCGTAGGTTATAGTCTTTTCCTCCAATCTGCTGTCTATCTGGAATCTCTACTTTATCTACTATTTTACGTGACACATATTGAGCGGCACGAGCTCTCTTTATTGCATCAACCTCCCTATAAATTTCTTGAGGATCCTCCCTGTGCAATATCTCTAACAGTTTCATGGTTACACTGTTATTTTTACTACTCGTTAGAGCCGATATAAGATACACTCTATCAGCCATATATTTTTTATAAGCATTCGACGTAAGAGAAGTAGTAGAAGCTGCTAAAGAACCAGTAGAAGCAGGTATTGCAACAGAAGCTGCAGAAGCTGCAGAAGCAACAGAAGCTGCAGACGCTACAGAAGAAGGAGAACTCCCAAGAGGAGATCCAGTCAAAGGGGTAGAAGCAGAAGCAGCCATAAGAGCCATAGGAGACATAAACCCTGGAGGATCCATAAGAGTAGCCGCAGAAGGGTTAAATACATTTATTCCCATTCTGTTCGTAGGCAATGGCGCATCATTTGTATCATATAATCGCACGTCACCGCCCGTGTTGACAGCCCATTGCCGTCCTTGTCGGCGTATGCATATGTCAGGAGGAAAGATCCATCCATAGATATTCTTCATATCTGCATCATGCCATTTCGTCTTATATCCATAGAGTTCCATCGCATATCGATAGACGTCTTCCTCAATCACATTCTCTTTATGATAAGAGAGAAACCTACGAAATCCACTGATTGGCAATGGTGTCATCGTGTTCATAAACTTGACAAGATCAAATGGACCAGTCTCAACCACATCGGATCCAATCATCCACTGAAGAAGGCTAGACACAGTATTCTGTAATGGAACACCCCTATATGTGTCATGGTGTGGCTGATAGAGACGTTTACCCTTACGAAACTCTGCGAACGTGCCCGTGAGATCACAACTCAATAGGGTGATCGCGTTACGATGAAAACGGATGGTCAGCTTTTCTCCTTCTCGCTCAATGGTTCCACAACCCATATCGATCTGCCCATTTATAGGAGTAATACGTCCAATACGGGCCACAAGTGCCTGAACACGACGATCCACAAAGGGACGAAGAGATTCACATATTTTTGTTTTATCCCCTGTCAGGGGGCTGCATGGAGGGTTGTGTGGTATCGCTACCTCATTATGAAGTGACTTGATGCCAAAGGATGCGGCATCGACGCCGCCACCGCTCATCACATGAATGTCCGCATCGACAAGAGGCAAGAGACTCGCACCGCCACTCATGGGGGCAATATGTGGAGTGCCGTGGGTGAGGGGCAGGAGAGTCCCACCATCGCTTATCGAACCGCCCATTGAACCGCCACTCATGGGGGCAATATGTGGAGTGCCGTGGGTGAGGGGCAGGAGAGTCCCACCATCGCTTATCGAACCGCCCATTGAACCGCCCATTGAACCGCCCATTGAACCGCCACTCATCGCAAGAATCGGTGCTCCACCATGAACCGCAGGCAATAGACTCGCCATACTACTCTCCCATGGAAAAGAACGGAACCTAAACCGCACATCCTGTTAAGGCACATGGAGCCCTATGTATCGGATCCGCAAACCCGCAGGAAAAAGATGGAATGTAAGCCTGAACTCGTCATCTCGAGTCTTCAGCGTTTCTATGCCCACCAGCCCGACATCGAGAAGGTCCTTCAGTATTTGAATGGCGAGGCGCCGTTGAGTCTTCGTATCATTGACTGGTTTGTCACGAAATACAGTCGGAAGGCCTTTGTTCGGTATACGCTCCACGGCCAGGAGTTCCTCGTCTATCTCAGCTACAAGGGGCAGCTGAAGGCGTATTCCAAACAATATTTCGACCCCAACTGCCGTCGGGAACGGATCATGTTCTCCATTCCGAATCATGAGCCTTTCATGACGACGATTGGAAAGCTGAACTTTTTCCGATGGGCACTGGAAACCAAGATGCTCGAGTATATGGAAGCCCATGAGGAGGAGATCCGCATGGGATACAATACGTATCTGAAAGAAACGACCCTGATCCAGAAGCGAAACAAGACGGACACGGAGTCATCCACGGAGTCTCGCGAGTCAGGCATGAAAACCACGCGGCGTCGCACGAAGCCTGCACCGTCTTCCCTTCACAGCCTCCAGGTGTATACGACGCCTGTGGAGCTGGTTTTTCAATAGTAGGGGGACACTTCGTTTCCCCCTAGCCCCCTCGTGGGGACACTTCGTTTCCCCACACCCCTCTCCATGGGAGCGGACTTGTATTCACCCGATCCCCTATGGAGGCATTATGCCCCTTTTAAGACCGTTTGTCCCCTGTGGAAACCGTGGGTTTAAAGAACATTCGGATGTCGTCCCTCGTTGGACGTAAGGATAGAGCAGCGGCTACCTGTTCTTCCATAAAAGAGGTGGATTTCACGCCTTCTTCACGAGAGAGGGGTGTGGGGAAACGAAGTGTCCCCACATTGCGTTGGAGCAGCGCCTGCGACTCCGTGGTATAGCCCGTTCGTTTGTCTTCATACACGCTTGCACGGAGTTCTCGTGTCGTATTCCGAGCATCCGATGCCGTATCATATTTGTCAAAATAAGCATTTTGCCCGCCTTTAAACGAGTCCGCGTCAAACCGTGGCTGAGAGCGGAAACTCTGGCCGCTCATTCGGCTGTCATTGGGAGCCATGTCAAAGAGGGGCGGGCCTTTGGGATCAGGGCGGTTCATCACGCCATAGGCCCCACGTGTCTGCCAGTTTTCAAAGTGTCGCGCATTGATCGCATCTTTCGGATCCACTTCACGTCGGGTGCGGGTCATAAACTGCGGAAGCGGGAAGGCCTCCACTGCAGAAGCAGTGTGCGCATCATGGTAGACTGGCTGCGTCATTTAAAGTAGACCCAGAACTATTAAGATAAGATGTTTATTCTACCGTATCATTCCTCATCACGCACCTTCCAGGCAATCCATATCACCACCTTTCACTGCTTAACCCTGGGTGGAGTATTATTATGGAAAGAGGACGACTCATTGGACGTGATTCGTGATATTGTAGAGCCCAATGGAATCTATCTTGCCTCGCCCCCTGTCAGGGTAAAGGATATCGTGTTTTGCGAGGTGGATACGAAGCGGACGAATCTGGCGGACCAGTATCAATGGGAAGAAATCCCCCTTACAGATCGTCAGACTTTTTGTTGGAGAACATATTATCTGATGGGGACCAACATGGGCACGGACAAAACGAATTGGCTCCCTCTTCCTGCAGAGGAGCGATTGGAACCCTATTCTCTTCAAGAGGTAGTGAACGTTTTTTCAAAGGCCCAGAGAGTGGACATCTAAACGCTGATCGCGTGATCCTTATAGAATGGATCCACGCCATAAAACACAGAAAAATGCCAGCGCAAGCTCTACTGCCAATCCCATCATTACGTATCAAGAGGAAAAGAATTCATCTCTTAAAACGCTATTAGAAGGAGGGGCACGAGAGGCCTATGCACGACCCTGGCATCGATTGGAGCGAGGTCTCCGTTTGAACCGTCTTCGGCTGTTCTTAGAGGATATTGCTATTACGTATGGAATGACGGAAGAAGAGAAAATCATGTGCTTTGTAACCCTTCAGAAGGCGCTGGATAAGAAATTGTTGAACACCCTCAAGGTAGTCATCTATGATCAAGAGACACAGCGCATTGTCACCATTAAAGGGCTGGATCTTCACCGCACCCCCGAGGGAAAATTAATATGCGATAGTTCGATGAAAGTCTCCTCGTATGAGGGAACGCGAAAGAAGAAAAAGGTCCCTTCGGTGTCTGCTCCGATCGCAACAGACGCATCCGTCGCCGCAGGCACATGATTTCCCTTTTTTGCATAAAATTGAAACACACACTTATCTAGCGAAAACCAACACACAATGTCGCGCCCTTTTCAGCAGAGGCTCACGGAGTTTCTTCAGATCCTGGACCAATGGTTGTCCGACCCTGAGGATTCCGTTCAACAAGAGGAGTGGATGGCCTCCGCGGAATGGATCGCCTACGCCTATGAATTCTCTGAAGTAGAGCAGGACTACGTAGACTATCTGTTGAATATGTTTCGAGAACAACATGAGGCACAACGGGCCCAACAGGCCCAACGGGCACCAATTGCCATGCCCAGTCACGCCCAACTCGACGAGCTTCTCGGACGAAAACAGCTCGAACAGCGAACGCCCGAATGGTATGCGCAAATGTCCACGATCATCTCCGCCAGTGAATTGGGAAATCTCTTTGCCGCACCCCGCCAACGTGCCACCATGGTAGTCTCCAAGACCATCCCTCCCGTCCCTCGTCAGCAGCCTCTTGCCGTCCCCACCGATCACTCGCGTGCGTTTGATTGGGGGATTCGGTTTGAGCCCGTCGTGAAGCAGATTTACGAATGGAAATACGGAGTGACCATGAAGGAGTTGGGTCGTCTCCATCATCCGACGGATCCTCGATGCACGGCGTCGCCTGACGGGCTCATCTACGACTGTCCAAAGAATGAGCGACGGGGTCGTCTGATTGAAATCAAATGTCCCGTGACGCGAGAGATTACAGGGGTGATCCCGAAAGACTATTATGCGCAGATGCAGATGCAGCTTCATGTGACGGGACTGGACATCTGTGATTTTGTGGAGGCGTCCTTTTCCTCCCCGTATCCGCGCATCGAGCGACAAGAGGGTCCGAGCCAATTCGATGGATATATTGCGCTCGTTCGCTATGCAGAGTCGCGTGGGACACAGGACTTTTACTATGTCTATAGTCCGATCCAGGCGGAGGCCGATTGGCAGCCCGAACACGCAGAAGACGAGGAGATTGTGGAGATCATTCCGTGGCGTTTGATGCGATGGAGTGAGCAACAGGTGATGCGAAGTGAAGAGTGGTGGCGGTCTCTTCAGCCGTTCATCGAGACGTTTTGGGAGGATGTGGAGAAGGCCAAGCGGGGTGAATTTACGATCCCTGATTCCACACGAATCGCTAAACGAGCGCTAGATTCGTGTCAGATTGTCTTTCATCGGGAGGATGCCTCAAACATTGTGATACAAGGCCCCTCTGAGCCGTCTGTGTCCAAAGAAGCACCTTCTGTTCAAGAAGCAAGTGACATGAAAATCGTCTTCCTTCGATAGCATCATAACAATCACATGACTGACATCATATCATTTGACATGATACGATATCTCTTATTTTTTAGATATTATAAATGAAAAGGCGTCATCTCATAGAAGTGAAACAGGAGTTCCTTCCACGGGGCCGAGCAACTGTCAGGGCCTGCGCGCCGATAATTGTTGGTGAGCTGACGATGATTTCCCACCTTGGATAGGTGCTGCTCCATATCGGTCGCATAACATCCTGCCGTAGTGACAGTGGACAACTGAGGCCGTGCGTTGGCCCGTTCATCTTGTAGGAGGTGATAGGGTTGATCATTTGCGAGGTTCGCATCCGCCTTGTCATTCGCATTCGCACCCGCACCCAT